ATTACACAATCAATTACACAATCAATTACACAATCAATTACACAATCAATTACACAATCAATTACACAATCAATTACACAATCAATTACACAATCAATTACACAATCAATTAATCAAGATCTTCCATAATTACGTCTGGTTTTTCATCAATGAATACAGTTTTAAAATCTGTATTATAAATCGTGTTTATTTTAAACACTTTTTCAGTAAAATTATCATCATTCATATACAACGTCAAATTATAATCTACTAACCTTAAACTATTCGATTTTTTTATTTCTAAAAAGTCAAATAATTTACCTAATTTAACACGTTTATCAAAATAAAAACAAAATCGTCTTATATCATGTGTTATATCAAATAATATTTCACCGCTATTATCTGTAATACTAGCATGAACTATTAAATTACGCTTATCAAATGTAGTACATCTATTATCTCCTAAATTAATTGAATTACTAAATTCATATACATCAGATTCAGAAAAAAATATTAAACTGTATTGTTTCTCGTTAAAAACAACATCATAATCTGTAAACGTGGTATCTTTTATACTTACACAATGTTTCTTGCTAATATTGTTTATCAGTCGTGACATCCTCTTCAATTTTCTTTCAATTTTCCACTTGCAAATCCGTAAAAATAACGAAAATGTCTTTAAGAATATAATACGTCTATAATAATACAATAATATTGTTGTTAAAAGGGTAATTAAAATTACATAAAACATCTTATTTAAAAAGTATAATTTTTTAGCTTTAAATGGATTTCTTTCAATTTTTACAAAATTCTAAAGATTCTGTTGATATATCAAAAACATCTAATAAAACAGTTAAAAAACCACATGAACAAAATCAACAAACATTTACAAATACAAATATAGACACAAATTTAAATAATCAGGAAGTTGAAGTATATAAAAATATAAATAAAGGAGATTTTGTTAAAATTATTGGTGTAAAAGATAGTGTTTTGAACTTTTATAAAGGATACATAGGTGAAGTAAGAGATTATAAACGTGATAAGGATTCAGCAATGATACTTTTACATCCAATTACATATCAAACTATAATTAAATTCCCCTTACATCATTTTATTAAAATTGATCCGTTTCGTAAGTCTAATTAGTATATAAAAATTTAACAGTCTTACTAGTCTATAAGATTTGTATAAGTAATAATTTTATCTGTTACAAATAATTCTTTTAAGGTTTCATTAACTTGCTGTATGTTATTCAATTTTATTATTTTTTCCTGATCGCTTCTTATATTGACAATGTTTTTATTTATAGTGTAAGAACATGTTTTAATACATGGATTTTTATTGAGTAAAGTAATGAATATGTTTTTATGGATGTCTTTTATATCACCATTTGCTAAATATATGAACCATATATCATTTGTAGTTTTTAATTTTAATCTTCTAAACATTTTGTTGAAAATTAAAAGTCCACGTTTTACAACGTCATCAGTTCCTATCTTGTCAGTAATAATATATTCATTTTTACAATTTACAAAACGATTAATTTGACAATCTTTCATATTAACAACTATATTTACTTGTAAACAACGTTCTAAAAAACGTACATCTGTAAATTTGTCATCAAAATCTAAATAATAATATACATCTAATATTTTTCTTTCCATTTGAGAATTATTTTTATCATTAGTAGAGCAAAAATTAACTGACATTTTATCTACCTTATAATACTAAAAGTTTTTTTATATAAATTTCAAACCTAATTGTTAAACTTTTTTTACTAGTATATATTAATAATGAAATCAAAACCAGATTTACACGACAATACAGATTATTCAAAATATCACGGTACTTCAGGATTATCTACTAAAGCGTGGGGTCCTAATGGATGGTATTTTTTATTCTCTTGTATAATGGGTGGATATCCTGTAAAAATAGATGAAAGAAATAAACAACACAAAGAAATTCAACGTCATTTTAAAAATATGCTATTAAGTTTAGGTTATACAATGCCTTGTATATTTTGTAGACAATCATTTTTAGGTTTTTGTAAAGACCTTCCTATTGATGATTTTATGAAAGGAAGAATAGAACTTATGCGTTGGCTTTATGAAATAAGAAATAAAGTTAACAATAAACTAATAGCACAAGAAGAAAAATGCTATAACGATGAAAAAAAACGCCTTAAAACAATATATCATAATGGGGAAAAGAATGATGATGATAAAAGAATTTACTATAAAAATTTAGAAGAATTTAGACAGAAAACATTTATAACTAAACCAGCACCTAGCTTTCAAGAAGTTTTAGATAAATACGAATCTATAAGAGCAGTATGTTCTACTAAAGCACAAACTTGCGCGTTACCAGATAAAAAATAACTTTTACTATAACATTACATACCAATCTATAATAATATATGTATTGTATATTATTAAGTGTTACAGTATATTATTAAAAGTTGATTTATTTAAACACCAATTTCAAAGAATCTTCTCATTTGAGCAGGACTTTGTTCAAAACTGCTTTGGTTCCATGGTCCTACATTTTCCTTAGGGATAGGAGGTAGAGATCGAATGTCTTGGTATGGGATTTTATTACTTTGCATTACAGTATTAATACCTACATGATATCCACTAATTAAAAAGTTTTGTTCTTTTAAAAGCTTAGAAACAGGATTTTCTTTAGCGAATTCATTTTCAGCTCCATATTTTGGAAGAAGATCTTCAGGTTTGACTTGTTCACTACCTGCTACAATTTTATCAACTTGAATTTTTTGTGGAGATTGCATTACTTCAGCTACTGGTTGCGTTGGTTCTACTGGTGGTTGAGCAATAGGTTTTTCTTCAGCTGTTTGTTCTCCTTCTACATTTTCAAGTTGTTCTGGCATCATACCATAATAATTTTCCATCTTTTCAGATCGAGGTTTTTGCATATAAGATACTAAAAGATAAACACCAAGTAGAATAAGTGCAACTTTAAGCATATCGTTTCGTTGAATAAGTTCTAAAATATTAGCCATAGGATTTGTTTTAATATACTATAATAAAATAAAATAATTTTATATTTTAAAAAATTTAAAAAAAAACCCACGAACCGTTAATTTAAAAATACAATTACTACAAGTTTATGCCCAATAACTCTTAAATCAACTAAATTACAATGGACTTTGATTCAGATGACTTTATAGATGATAATTTTATGCAAATAGATCATCTAGATGAATTTTTATTTAATTATTCCGATAAAATTTATTATTTGTATGAAGATTTAAAACATAGATTCGGTGCTTTCTCACCTTTTTTCATATGTGATATGCAATATCACGATTTAACAAATTTTTTTACAGATTTAGTATTACGAAATCCTAACCTTTATGTTTTTACTAAAACAAATCTTATTACATGTTTTGATACCTTTTATACAAAAGAATTAGATATATCTTATCGTATCGTATTCAATTTTGCAAAACAAACACTGCGATTTAACTTACAATACAATGATTGGTTACAGTTTTGCTACTTATTAACTGATAAATACGAAATGAACAAATAAATGCGCGATCATAATAATTATTTAATATCATTCTTATATACAATGATATTATCTATCGATATTGGTATTAAAAACTTGTCCCTATGTTGCATGGATTATACTGACCATAAAGATTTATCTAGTTATATTATAAAATTATGGGATGTATATGATACATTAGACACAGAAGATCACATTTGTCAATCATCTAAACGTGATGGTACAGCTTGTGGAAAACGTTGCGGATATAAATATAAAAGTGAAACTGATATGATATACTCTTGTAAAACACATTTTCCTAAAGACATTACTATAAAACCACAAAACATATATAAAAAACGTTTAGTTAATGATTATTTACTACAAGATATTGCCAAGATAGTTTTAACACGTTTACAAAAAATATATGATGAAAATGTTGATATTTTTATAAATATAAAGTCTATTGTTATAGAACTTCAACCAAAAATAAATCAAAAAATGAAGTTTATTTCTCATATAATATATGGTAAATTAGTAGAACTTTATTACAATACAACTACCACTATACGTTTTGTAAGAGCTGCTCAAAAATTAAAAGCTTATACTGGACCAGATATTGTATGTAACTTAAAAGGAGCTTATGCTAAACGTAAATGGTTAAGTGTTCAATATACACGTTGGTTTTTAGAACGTTCCCTTACAAATAATGAAATCTGGTTACAACATTTCTTAAATCATAAAAAAAAAGATGATATGGGTGATACGTATTTGATGACAATAAACGCAATATACGGTATTCCCAAAAAACAAAAGACGGATAAACGTGGTAAATGTATAAAATAAGTTTTTATAAATTATCTATATTTAAGGCCTAAAATTTTTGACAATGTTCGTATACAATATTGTACAGTGGAGAATTGTCGTGGTTTATAATCATATATATAACAATCTACATATTCGTAAAAACGAATACGTTTAGGTATATGCGGGTAAGATATATTATGTGAGTTTAGCGGTATTTTGTATACAGATGTTATGATTTTATATTCGGTCATCCTTAATTGTATACGTTATATTATATTTTCGTTTTTAACACGTTTAAAAGATGTAAAAAAATTAGACGTATATATCATTGATGTTAATAAACGAATTTGAAAAGCTATCTTTAAGAAAGTTTAAAATAAAAAGTATTCTTCCAGATGCTACCATATTATGCTTAGGTCGTAGAAGGAGTGGAAAGTGTATTTTACGCGGTACAAAAGTACTGATGTATGATGGTACAATTAAAAATGTAGAGGATATTCGAGTTGGTGATCAAGTTATGGGCGATGACAGCACACCTAGAAATGTTTTAGAAACACATTCGGGAACGGATACAATGTATAAAGTAAGTAACCGTAAGGGAGAAACTTATACAGTAAATAGTCATCACATTTTATCTTTGATTTATACAGGAAAGAAAAATATAAGAGATAGACGTGAACGTCAAAGTTATCAAGTTATCTGGTTTGATAAAAATAAATATAAATTAAATTATAAAACATTTTCTTATAAGAATAAAAGTAAAGATGATGTTTATACTAAAACTAAAGAATTTTTAGATAATTTGGTAGATAATCGTAAAGTTGATATTCCTATTCTTGATTATTTAAAATTGTCTAAGAAATATCGTGATAATTTATTAGGGTATCAAGTTTCGGCATTAACATTTCCAGAACAAATAACATCTTTACCAATAGATCCTTATATGCTTGGCTATTGGTTAGGTGACGGTACATCTCGAGAAGCAGTAATAACATGTCAGGATTCAGCTGTTTTACATTATTTTGCTCACAATCTTCCATTAATAGGTTGTTATTTGAATTATATAAAATCAAGCAAATTTTATTACGAGATAAATGGTATAAAAGAAAGTGGTTGTAAGAATATGACTAATTATTTTTTAAATACGATTAGAGACTTGTGTCTAACAAAAGAAAAACATATTCCTCATATCTATAAATGTAACACTAGAGAGGCTAGATTACGTTTATTAGCTGGATTTATAGATGCGGATGGTCATTTAGGTAATAGAAATGAGTTTGAAATAAAAATAAAACACGAACGTTTAATCGATGATATCATTTATTTAGCTCGTAGTTTAGGGTTTAGTGCTTATAAACATGTTAAAAATACATCGTGGACAAACAATGGAATTAAAAAATATGGAAAAGCATTTAGAATAAATATTAATGGCGTAGGTATACACGAAATACCTACTTTAATTAAGAGGAAACAGGCACAGCCAAGAAAGGAATGTGTTGATACATTAACTAGTCAAATTAAAATAGAAGAAATTGGTAAAGGTGAATATTTTGGAATTGAATTAGATGATAATAACAGATATGTATTAGGAAATTTTATTGTTACTCATAATAGTTGGCTTGTTAGAGATATTTTTTTCCATCACAAAGATACTCCATCAGGGATAGTATTTTCTGGAACAGAGGAAGCATCTCCATTTTTTGGTGATTTTATACCAGATTGCTTTATTCATTCTGAATATGATGCAGAGTTGATTGACAGTATTATGACACGTCAAAAGAAAAAAATTAGGGAAGCAAAGAGTAAAGGTTTGTCAGATACAGGAAAACATCCAAGTAATAATTTATTTATAGTATTAGATGATATGTTACACGATGCTCAAAATTGGAAAAAAGATAAAACTATAAAAAGTATTTTTTTTAACGGAAGACATTTTAATTTCTTATTTATTTTAACAATGCAATATGCACAAGGTATTCCTCCAGAATTAAGGAGCAATATTGATTATATTTTTATTTTTAATGAACCTTCTATTGCAAATAGAAAAAGAATATATGATGCGTATGGTGGGTGTATACCTAGTTTTGATCATTTTTGTAACATATTAGATGCTTGTACAAAAGATCACGAATGTTTAGTAATAAAAACATCTGGAAATACAACTGATTTAAGAGAACAAGTATTTTGGTATAAAGCAGAAGCGCATAGCAACTTTAGAGCAGGACATCCGAAATTTTGGAAATATCATTCGAGTAATTATAATCAAAACTATGAAGAACAGGACGATAAAGACAAGGAACAGTTGGATAAACTTAAAAAGAAATTTGCAAAAACACGAAAACTTAAAGTTATTGTTTCAAGACAAGGTGAAATAGTTGGTTACAAATCCGACGATGATTAATATCAAAATATTTAAAAATGTGATGATTAATATAATACTATTTATTAATCTTCAAACTACAACTATTGAAAAAGATTTTAAAAGACGATTGATTTTAGAAATATCTCTGTTCGTCAACCAATTATCAATCCAACTACTTCCATATTTATATTCTTCCATATCTCTTTTCTTTATTTTTGCTATATACTTTTTAATTTGAAAGTATATTTTATTATCCATTTTAGAAACAATGTTATCCAACTCTTGCAAATTCGTACGCTTGATAAATGTAATCATCTTATTTTAGTATAATAATTACAAATATTTCAATTTTTTACGAATCTTTTTTATTACGAATCTTTTTTTATTATGATATATTAATGAATAACGATTCTTTAATAGAAGACGATCGAATAACTGAATTATTACAAAGTGAGTTTGATAAATATTCAATTAATAGACATATTGATATAAAATATGTAAATCCATACGATCCATATTCGTCTATTTCTCCAAATGATATAGACACTATAATATTACCAGACTTGAGTAATTTTCAATTATCTGATAGATTTTTTTTAGACGATACTACTTTTTCTGAATGTTTGGATAATATATTATTCAACTTTAATATATTTTCTAAATCTTCTGATAGAGTTTGTCATACATTTTTTAATAAAATAGAAGAATATTTTTTAAGAATCAATTTGACAACATTTCAGATATCAATATCTGTAGATACAGTTTCTCAAATTAATACTTGCTTAAATTCTTCAAAATTACCTATAGTAATACTTCCTGTACGGTTAGATTTTCTTAATATACAATCAGAATATGATATGTCATTACAAATGGATGATTCAAAAAATTTATACACTGCCCATTCAAATTTGATTATAATTGATAAATTACACAAAACTATCGAATTTTTTGAACCACATGGTATCATACTTGGTCACGCTTATTCTAATATATTAAATATAGAATCGATAATACAAAAGTTTGTAAAAAATACATTTAGATTAACTGACTATACATTTATAAATATATCAAGTAGATGCCCTATAGGTGCACAAAGCATTCAATCTTTAATAAATCCGGAATCTGGTCATTGTCTTGCCTGGAGTTTATATTTTATAATGGTAAGATTATTAAACATATATTTTGCATACGGTCAAGAAAGTATTTTTGAAACAATTAATAAAATTATTACATCACAAGATCCAACAACTATTGATAAAACAATACGTCAATTCCTATCTTATATAGATTCAATAGTAGTTTTACCAATTAAATTCCTAAATGCTAATAATACATATGATATATCAGCTTATATAGAAAATGAAGTATATATAGAAACAAGATTACGTTATTTGATTAAAGTATATTTTAAAAATGCAATTTTTTACCAGAATGATTTTAGAAAGGTCTTTGAAGAAATCATATCTTATAAAAATATACCAAATTTTGATAAAATATTCATAGAAGAAATGAATACATCATATGACGATTTAAATCGTACCAGAATTTCTCAAATACAACCAAGTTTTTCCACCGATTTTAATCCTTCTTTTAGTTAATGGATTTATCATCCATGTTTCTTGTATATTATCATTAACTGTTGTCAAGAGTTCATAATCATTATCTGACAATTCAGTTCTGCACATAGGACACACATTAGTATTTGTTTCAACGTGTTGTTTAATACAATTTTTATGAAAACTATGTTTGCAATTTTGTAAACCAAATGTTTCAAGACCTGTTTCACTATTTGTTCCAGTAATAACTTCATCACAATCATAACATATACAACATGTATATTCACGATTTACATATTCATCAAACCCAATATTTTCATCTGAATGATTTTCTGAAAAATCAATGTAATTATAATAGTTTTGTATCGTATCAATTAATCTAGGATAATCAACTATAAATCTCTCTATTTCAAAACATCTTGTTTCATAATACCCAGACTGATATATATTTTGTAAATTATACAAATCATTAAAAATGCCATCTATATTAGTCAACATATAATTATGTATAAAGTTACTAAATAATTCTATACGTTCGTTTTGTAAATATCTAATTAAACATGAAATCCAACTTTGATATAAAACATAATCAGTATAACTCTGATCGTCTCTACCACCAGGTTCATACATATATGGATTATTATCTAAAAACGAATGAAATGTTATTAAGATTGTTTCAATACCCATACTAGAAGTCCATTTTTCAAATTTACTATCACCCCAAGTATTTAAAATGGTTGCGCAACATTTCCCACTTTCATACATATTAGGATGTATTCTAACTCCATCATAATTAATAAAGCTTACTTCTGGTGGAGAATGAGGATAATTATCAGGAATCTTGAAATCCAATCTTACAAATTTATGCCTATATACACTATCATTTGGTCCTCGTATAATAGCGTGTAAACGATTCATATTCGTCTCATTATAACTGATTAAATAATCATTGTCTAATAATTCACGTTGTGATTGTTGTATATATAATTGACGAACTTCCTTTAAAAATCTTCTATTAACATTCATTTAAACATTATAGTAAATAGAGTTTAAATCATTTTTTAATTAAATAATTACTAATATAATCCGATTTATCATAAAGTGGTTTATTTTTTAACAGCAAGTCTACCATTTTGATACATTTCGTACAATTTTTCTTTTACTAAACGTTCTTTTTCCTTTTTCTCCCTACGTTCTTCTTCTTTTTGTTTACGTGTCATTTCTTGTTTTCTAGGGTCTTGTATATAAATAATATTATCTTTTAACTGGACACTCCAAGACACATTTTGGTTAGGATTTATCAACATTATATACTCTGGATATCCGGACTTTAACAACAAACCACCTACCCTAAATAATCTTTTTTCAACATTGTAATATCTTATCCAAGTTTTAAATATAGGCAAATCGTTAAGAATGCTTTTTTCCTGCATTGTTTTTAAGGGAATACAATTTTGCAAACGACGCAATATTTCTTCTTTTGTAAAATTATCTTGCATACTACCTTGTGGTGGTTTTTTATATTGTTTACGCGAAACTGTTATGTATTTTTTACCACCAGTTTGAGTAGATGTATCTTCTGTTTCTGAATAGTATTCATCATCTGACTCATATGTTGTTGTTATATCAGTTGCAGTTACCATATCAGTTGTTGTTTCTGTATTTTGTTTTTCTACGATAAGACCTTTACCCTTCATTACTTTTATCTCAGAAAATAAAAGTTTCAATTTTATTTTATTAATATATTATAAAAGATGTTTTATTACATTTATAGTATGATTTATGATTTGGCTTCTACTTTTTTATATGCACAAACTAGCGTTGACGAAATTATACCAAGACTTTGGTTAGGAAATTATAAAGCAGCTATAGATAAGGATTTTTTAAAAACAAACAATATAGATTTTATTTTAAATTGTACTCCAAATATGCCACTTTATAATCAAATTTATAGTCCATCCGAAATAAATAATATAGAAACATATAGAATTCCAGTAAATGATAGTTTATTAGAACGTGATTTTATATTGATGGAAAAGTATTTTAAAATAGTTGTTCCTCTTTTAGTTAAAAAATATACATTACAAAAACGAAGAATACTAATTCATTGTCATGCTGGAAAACAAAGAAGTGCTATAGTAGTTGCTGCACTGTTAAAAGTACTTTTAGACCACGATTATATAAAAATTGATCAAATTCCTAAAACTGAAAGTCAAAATAAACAATTAGATTATATTTATAATTTTATATTATCTAAAAGAAGTAAAGTTTTTACATATGGTTTGCGTATTAACTTTGAACCTACATATCGACGTTTTTTTAAAATTAATTAGATATTACGAATTTATCACAACCACCTCTTTCTGAAAAATGTTTTATTCGATAATCAATTAAAAAACGGTCTATACAATGTTTTTCTAAACGTCTTTTACAATCATCAACGTAAATAATAGTTCCAGGTTTTGACAAAGTTTTAGACCAATAAATAGGAAGTAATCGACCTGGGCGATTATTGGCATACCCAGCAGGACCATCAATTATAATAACATCAAATGGTGCTAATTGCAGAATATCATCTGGAATACTATATGTATTAAGATCTTCTTGTGATATATCAAAACTTTGTTCAACTGTTGTTTTATATTTATATTTTTTTATATTTGATCTAGGAATATCCTTATTCAAATCTATATATTCCTGATTGTCCTCTATAAAAAATGTATTTTTATCAGATAAATTATACCATAAATTAGAATCATAACCCAATCCAAATACTAAAATTTTAAAATTTTTATGTAAACAAGTATCAATTATATCATCAATAACTCCTGTGTGAATTTGTATAGAATTTGTATAATACTTTTTTAAAAGATCTGATTTATTCATATATATTAATATACTATAAAAATTTTCTTATAATATAATATATACAACATATGTCTGATCAAAAGTTAATAGAAAATTATGGATATGTTCCTTTTTATGCATTTCAATGGATAATTTTAGGTTTACAGGTCTATATGATCTATAATTATAAATATGTGAATGATACCCTTGATCAATACTTTGATCCTAAACACCCTGGTAAACAGCAATTAAAAAAAGTTATATTAACAATACCATTTTTATTAATGGTTTATTATGATGTTAGATATAGTAGTTTTTCATTTAAAAATATGGGTGTCGATCCTGCTTACAATGATACAATTAAACAACTCTTAAATATATTAGGTTCATATGCTATTATTCATATTTTTGCACAGGATACTGGTTTAAAAACTGCAATTTTACAAACAGGTTTTGTACAAACTCAAACATTATTTATAGTTATGAGTGTTGGTATGGCTTACAGTATAACACAGAATAGATCACAATCAATATTAGCTCTTATATTATTTTATCACTTGAAATATGTAATCAGTCAAAATGTCACAGATTAAATAAATACTATTATTCTGTTATTCTGTTATTTTTATTCTTTATTATAAATAATGGAAAAGGTGGAATCACGAACAAAGCGATTTAGAGATTGGTTATTTTTTTATAAACGTTTGTCTTTATTAAATGATAAATCTGGCAAACGAGTATATAAAACAACACAATCTTTGTTTTCAAAACGTATTTTATCATCTGGTGTTGAAGGGAAAATTTATAAAACAACATTCGCAAATAAAACCCAGTATAAATATAAACAAATAAGATCTCGAGTAGGTGTTTTTATAACAAAAGCATTATATTTAAAACGTATAGCCGAAAAAAAAATGATAACACAAGAAATGATTGATGCAAATAGCTCAAGTGTACAAAAAATGTTTTATAGTGATAAAGCATTCAATAAACCAAGTTTAATAGAAGTTATAACATTAACATTAACAAACCAACTTGTATTTCAAAAAATATGTCCTCATTTTAACATAAATTACGATTGGAATTATGAAAAGAGTACTATTCGATTATATAACGAATATGCCACATATGGTGATTTTACAAAATGGTCACGAAAACATCATTCTGACAAAGTTTGGTTAAATGCATTATTTCAAATTATGGTAGGTTTACTAGCAATGCGACGTTATTTTAATATGGTTCATACTGATTTACATATAGGAAATATTTTAGTACATCGTGTAAAACCTGGTGGTTATTGGATATATATAATAGATAAACATAAATATTACGTTCCAAATTTGGGATGGGTATTTTTACTATCAGACTTTGGATTTTCATGGATACCAAATAAGATGGCCGTCCCCTGGCATTACACTGCTAGGTTAAAATATATTACAAAATCAGGTTTAGATTTATATGATTTTATTACATTGTTTAAATCATTACAAAACACTAAACGTGTACCTGATACAATTAAAACAGTAATAAAATCAATGTTTGAAATTGGAGATTTTATCGTTTTTAAAAAAGCATTTTATGAAAACTTATATAATGAAAAACGTAACGATAAACGCAATAAACAGATTACTGGAGTTTATAAAATGATTATAAAAAATTATAATAAATTACACAAACGAACTTCAGACAAACTATTACATAAAATATTCAAAAACTTTTACAATAAACCTGGATATACTAAACCACAAGGACAACAATGTATAGAAACTTATTCATTAGATAAAAAATTTTCTAAATCTACGTTGCCAAATATTTTTCGTCAACTTGTAAAGTAAAAGTTATGTAAATTTCCATCCGTCACAATCAGAACAATCAGTTTGTCTAATACATTCTGGAAAGTCATCTTTCCATTTAGAAATTACATTTTTTATAATATATTCTATTCTATGATTAAATATAGATTCGCTGTAACCTAATTTCTTTTTAGCATCATAAGAACATGTAAAACCAGTATGGCATTTTGTATCTATATTATAACCAATAACAGAACAAGTAGACCCACACTTACCTATAAATATAGGATCACCATTATGACCAAAATGATATATCTTATCAGATCCACGATCACTTAATCCAGATACTTGTATATAATGTAAATCACCAGGTGTTTCAAATGTTACTGCTGGTTTATCATATATAATCGAAGCAACACTCGCTAACATCCCACCTAACGAATGCCCTGTAAAATAAACTTCAGTTTTATCAAAATCGTAATCCAAACTTATATTGTCAACTATTTCTTTTACAATATTTATATAATTTTCTTTATAAGATAAACTATTACTATAACATCCTCGACAACATTCTGTTCCTTCAGTCACTCCACAATTATCACACGTTTTAAATAAATTGCTTTGTTTGTAAAAACAACACGAAAAAAATAAATTATCATTATATTTATCATTTGATGAAGATGATAATGTACACATATTTTCATATTTGTTAAAAGTTTTATCAGAAATTGTATTCAAACTTGTCCAATATACACTAGTTCCTTTAAAAGCTATCACAATTTTATCATTTGCAATATTTCTAAAAGTATATGCTTTTACAGTATCTGGTTCTATACTTCTATTTTCAACAATATCTAATGTTGTATTTAACCAATATTTACTCCCTATACTATAATATGCATTATTTGCCATTTTAGAAAATTCATACACTGAATCATAATTTATAAAATTACCAGATGATAATCCAATTATCGTAAACAATATAATTTTGCAAAACATTTACTAATTAACATTAAAATTATGTTGATTAATAAACTTATAATATTTTTATTTTTATTTTTATTTTTATTTTTATTTTTATTTTTATTTTGTTTTTGTTTTTGTTTTAGTTTGTGATTTGTTTACATAAAAAATCTAAATTTACGTTTAAATAAAGATGGTGTCTCAATTGGTGTCTCAGTTGAAGTTTCTGTTGAAGTTTCTGTTGAAGTTTCTGTAGTATTATATCCTGTATAATAATGTGTTGTTTCCGTAGGCTCTGGGATCACAACATCACGAGTTAATTCCGGAGTTGGAGTAACTTCCTCTGGACAAGGTGTTGTTTCTGTAGGCTCTGGAATCACAACATCACGAGTTAATTCCGGAGTTGGAGTAACTTCCTCTGGACAAGGTGTTGTTTCTGTAGGCTCTGGAATTACTACTTCACGAGTTAATTCCGGAGTTGGAGTAACTTCCTCTGGACAAGGTGTCTCAATTGGAGTTTGACACTCAACACAAGGTGTTGTTTCTGTAGGCTCTGGAATCACAACATCACGAGTTAATTCTGGAGTTGGAGTAACTTCCTCTGGACAAGGTGTCTCAATTGGAGTTTGACACTCAACACAAGGTGGTGTTTCTGTAGGTGTTGGTTCAGGAATAGTGATTTCTCTATCTTTTACAGTTGTACAAGGAGCTGTCTCAGTAACTGTAAAGAAAATTTGTTCAGTTAACGTGTCTGTAATGGTCTCCGTAGTAGTAATGGTGTCAGTAGTTGTAACTGTATCAGTAGTTGTAATAGTATCTGTAGTAGTAATAGTGTCTGTAACTGTTTCTGTAGTAGTAATAGTGTCTGTAACTGTATGTGTTTTCCATTTTGTTCTATAACAATTTCTTCCTTTTACAATAGACGTAATTGTTGCTGTACAAATATCAGTTGACGTTGGAAGTAATATAGTTACATCTCTATTTTTTGTAGTAGTTGGAAGAATTTGTACTGTTGTTGTATTATGTCGATGTTTTGCATCACATACTGTAGAGTTTTTTTCATTACAAGCCATTACACTTGATACGAGTGCAAATATTAAAACAGATGCCATTTTAGTCATTTTACAAGTTTATTATCTTAAACTAAGTTATCTTTAAATCAAAAAATAATTTAGTTTTTTTACAAATTAATTTTTATGAAAAAAATCGATATTATATAAATTATCATTATTGTGTTTAATTAAAAATGGTTCGTCACAAATTATCTCATTTTCTACTAAATTATGAAATTCAAAACGATTTCCACCTATGTAACATATTCTCCACCCATGTGAAGCGGCACTCATTATAAACAAATATTTAATCAAAAATTTAATCAACAATTTGTTATAAAACATTATATAAATTACACATTTAAAATAAATAAAGGATATAGCCGTAAACGCACTAATTATTTCATTTAAAAACAAATAATAATAATATTTATCTTATGTAAATGAGGAAAAAAAAAGATACTCCTGGTATACCAACTTATTCTAAAAAGTTTACAAATAATAAACATAAGTCAAAAAGCCAACATTCTATAATGCATAAACATGAAATTCGATTAAAAGACTTCAATAATAAAACAGAAAGGTTGCGTTTGATTGATAATAAAATAAAAACATTAGAAAACACATTAAAGCGTCAAAATGATGAGTTTTTAAGAAAGAGATTAAATAGAGATGATACAAATGGATTAAATGAAACAATTAGAATAAATAAAGTAGATTTAGAAAAGCTAAAATCAGATAGGCAAAACGTAGAATCTGGTGAAGATCAGATAGAATATTTATTAGATTCAAGTCGTATTATATTTGAATATATGAAATTAGATGATAGAGAAATGTCGTTGTTATCTATAAATGAAATGTCACAAGAAAATAATACAGAGTTGGATGAATTGCATTCAAAGAAAACAATATTAATAGAAGAGTATCTTACTAAATTTGAACCAAATCATTATAATCACAAACGCGATTTGTATAGAGATCAAACCAGATGTTTTAAATGTAATGTAAATTTTACAATTGACAAAAGTTTTCTAGTTTGTCCTAGTTGTGGTATTTGTTTACAAACAATTGAACAAGCAACAGAATTGTCTTACAAAGAACTTCAAGACTTTGATTATAGACCTCAGTTTACATATGATAAAATGACTCATTTGGACGATTGGTTAAGAAGATTCCAAGCTAAGGAAAATCGTAGTATACCACAAGAAATATTAGATAAAGTATTATTAGAAGCAAATAAGGAACGTATTCAAGATTTAAATACATTAACAGAGGATAAAATTAAAAGATACCTTAAAAAATTAAACTTGAACGAATATTATGATAATGTTATTGGTATAATAAATAGAATAAACGGTAGACCACCATTTACATTAACATCTGAGATAGAAGATAAAATAAAAACAATGTTTCAGCAAATCCAAGATCCATATGAAAAGTTTAAACCAGCTGGAAGAAAAAATTTTCTTAGTTATAGTTATACACTTCATAAATTTTTTCAAATACTTGGATTACACGAATTTGCCAAATACTTCCCACTTCTTAAAAGTATTGAAAAATTACGTCAACAAGATGATATTTTTAAAAAAATTGTTGTTTTTATGGCAGAAAAAGATCCTATAACAAAATGGGTATTTTACCCAAGTATTTAAAATTTAAACTTATATATGTTATTTTTAGATATATAAATTTATAAAATTGTTATCTTTCTAATCTAAATTTTTATTTTTTTTTAATCTTTTTATAATTTTATCAAATGGATTTTTACTACGTTTACTAATAACACTATCCGATATACTTTTAGTATCTTCTTTGTATAAGCTACTAATATCTATAACACTATCTGATATACTTTTTGCATCTTCTTTATATAAGCTACCAATATCTATATCACTATTAATTTCATCTATTGTCTCTGTAATTTGATCTATCACATTACCTACTGTATCGTTTACTATATCGTTTACTGTATCGTTTACTGTATCGTTTACTGTATCGTTTACTGTATCGTTTACTGTATCGTTTACTGTATCGTTTACTATATCGTTTACTATATCGTTTACTGTATCATTTACGTTTACTACATTTTCTATAATATCATCTATTACACTACTTACTATATTTGTGCTATTTTCGTGATTAATTGTATTTAATATATATTGTACATTTTCAAAGGGTTTAATTAAATTTTGATAGAAAACTTCATTGATTGTATTGTTTACATTTTCTTGTAGTATTTCTTCAATTTCAACTGTTTCTTGTATTTCCCCAATGTCAACTAGATCTGTAATTTGATTTGTTATTTCGACGGGTTCCATGATTTGATTTGTTATTTCAACTGTTTCTTGTATTCCCCCAATGTCAACTGTTTCTGTAATTTGATTTGTTATTTCGACGGGTTCTGTAATTTGATTTGTTATTTCGACGGGTTCTGTAATTTGATTTGTTATTTGGGTGGGGGCTATATTTTCAGGTTCTTGATATATTACCGATGGATTGTTATAATAACTACTATCTTCATTTATATTATCATTTAATTCTAGACGATCTAACAATACGTTGGATTGAAAACTTGAATTATTTGGAGTGGTTATTGCCTGATTATTCTTTTTTTTATCTTGAGTTTTGTTTTTATGTTTACTTTGATCTTTTATATGTTTACTGTTAGATCGTCCGCTGTCCTAATGGTGATGTCTACGGTGGTGGTGGTTATTTTTTAACTCGAAATAAAGACTTTTGTGTTCAGTTGCTCGTAAAACATCACGTAGTCGATCTGATTCTTGTGCTCGTAAAACTTCTTTAATATTAGATTCGGAATCAGAAATTTTGTCTTTAAGACTGCTATATTCGAATGCCATTTGTTTGGCAAGGTCTGATTTATTTTTCAATGCTTCCATTTGAATAGATGCAGTGTTATCACTAGCAGACTTCATCAAATTTGCATATTGTGTAGATGATTGAAGAGACATTGCAGCTTTTGTTTGTAAAATATCTTTTTGAGTTTCATTAAAATTTTTCCAATTTTGATCACTGGTTGATTTTAAATAACCAATAAGCTCATTTGTACTTCGTTGACCATCCATTCTTCCTGAATTAATAAGGTCATTTGTAGTTTCATGAGATCTGTAAATAGATTGGTCAATACCAGCTGCTGTTCTGTAAATATTATCGTCAACGTGAGCTCCTATACGTTCTGTCGCAAGAAGATTATCAGAGGCACCTTTGTTTATATAATCATTGGTAATAGCGGATGTTTTGAAAATAGTGTCCCTAACACTAGAACCTTGATCCTTAATACCATCGTTTAATAATGTAAAATTGCGATTTTGACGGTTTTCATTTGCGTATTGTGCGCGTTCTTGTGTATCAAGAATATTTTGTGTTTGTTGTTGTTGAGATTTTAAACCTTCAATGTTTTGAAAACTCTGAGATTGAAGTAAATCTTTGTCAATACCTGATAGTTTATCAGATAAATAGTTCATTTGGTCATAACTTGCTTTTAATTGAGCTGGGTCCATTTTTTATAACTTGTATTGTTATACTATTTCCAAAGAAAAAAAAAATATAGAAATTTCGCACAAAATGAACAAAAAATACTTTTCAAGTTTATTATTTTTTTTACACTTACTATTTAAAAACAAAAAATACAATAAATTTTACTTAATGTACATTTTGCTTTTTATTGGCTTAAAATATGTTTATTAGACGATAAATATGCGTACTAATATATATATTTTTTTATTTGTTTATATTAACTATTATAACAATGGATAATGAAAATTACATTTCCCCTAATAAAATTACAAAACAATATGATATCACTTCAGGTACTTTAAGAAGATGGGCAGAGGCAGGTAAAATTAGATGTTTACGACCAAATGGAGGAAAAAGAATTTATAATATTGAAGATATTAAAAAAATTTTTAACAATAAAACAACTACTGAACAACAAGTGACTGAACCAATACAGAATACTAAAGAAAACGAAGAACCTGGTCAAAATACAAATAAAGTAGAAACTGAAGAAGATATTAAAAACATCTTGCAAAAATTAAAACAAAATATAGAACAAGAAAAAAATATGAATTCTATAGATGATATTACAAACGAACTTAATGATATTATGGTTCTAATCAATCATATTAAGAAAAACGAAAGTTAAAAATCTTTTAGAAAATATAATTATCGTAAATGTATAAATTAGATTTATGATAAAATTTAGTAGTCAGATATTACGGGCATTGTATCTTCTCTACAAATGACACAATTTGTTTTACCGGATACATTATAAAATCTACACCAACATATAGCATGAACTGCGTTATTACATTGGTATTTACAACATATAGTCATATCATTTTCATAATCTATAATATCTAGGCATATTGGGCAATTTTCATTTCTGCCAACTTTATATTTTAAAGATTCTTCTTTTATCCAACAATCTGCAATTATATTTTTATAAGTATTTATTGACCAATATATAGGATCTATGTTTCCGAATTTTTTAGATCCTAACCAATAAATATGTTTACAATTACGACGTCTCATAGTATAATCCTTACACGAACAAGAACAGTTTATATTATATAATTCTCTCCACACTTGTACCATATAAATTTTACTAGTTGATCCTAATACTTTAAAATCTAACCCTGAGATTTCATCAATATTACTGATTTGTTCACCATTGTAAATAACTGAAGTATCTATTAATAATATTCTTTGTGTTAAACTACGTAATTTTCTTTTATAATCCTCATTTGTATATTCTTGTAACTCAATTGTATCAATGTTATCATCCATCAAATTGTGGAATAAATTATTACTGATACTAGACATATCCAATTATTTTAATACAAATAATGTTTTTATTTAGTTTTTTTTTAAAGATTTCACTTTACCCTATAAACTTGTCTATTTGTGATATAGCACAAACTATAATATTATTAAGATTATTTACTTCTTCTATGGTGTTTCTTATATCATCTTCTAATTTAAGTTGATGTTTTATTACTTCATTTTCAAAATACATAGAATCAAGTTTTTTATCAACATTTGTAAATCTATTACATGTTTCTTGTGTTAATTTGTTTAACAGATTATTTAAATCTGCCAATTTAACATCTATACCTGTTTTATAAATAGAAAACTCGTCTTTTAATTTGTCAATTATAAATGTAGTACAAAATTCAGAATTATCACCTCCTGTAATATTTGATATTGATATATTTGTAATAATAGCCTGTAAATTATTCATTATATCAACTTTATATTTTTCAAAAACATCATCACATATTTTTAATGTTTCCAAGTGCATATTACTATTAATTTCTTTATTGTTATTTAATTCAACCATTATACCAGTTGTTAATTCTGCAAACTTATCTTCAATATAATCTTTTAATTCTTTGTAAACTAAAACTTCCCTACTTTTGCAATCACAACATCCTTGTAATAAGTTTGACTGCGAATCAATTTTAATATTAACAATATCAATCATGTTTTCCAAGTTTACCAAGCGACTCATTAAGTCTGCATTTGACACCTTTCTAAACATATGTTTTATTTATACACAAGTAATTTTATTATACAACTTAACGTAATACCGGAATAAATTCGTATGCAATTCTGATTTTTGCGTTAAATAGAATATAATATTTTATAAATAAATACTAAATGTCAAAAGGCAAAGGAAAAGTTATTGATTATTTGTTTGAAGATCCAGAAATATCTAACCAAAAATACGCTCTAGTTAGTATAGTCGGACCACATATGCCACAAAAATGTGACGTTTGGGGTTTAAAAGTAAGAGGAACGGCTGATTCTTTAGAAAATGCAAAGGCTTTATGTAAACGTCTTTTAAGAATAGATAATCATTATGATATTTATACAGTTGATGTTGGTAAGTTTTTTCCTCTAGCAATTGACCCATTAAAAGTTCAAAATGTAGAATATCAAAATGATCAATTGAATTCTTTAATTCAAAGTTATCTTGAAAATAGAGACAATGCAAATGATTTATGGAATCAAAGAAAAACCGAATTAATTGATGAAGCTATTAAAGAAGGTAAAAATCAAAAGGAATTTGCAAACAAACCAGAACATCCTATATCAGTTTTACACAGAATTAAAAATTATGAAGAAAATATTTCTGATACAGAACGTTCACTAGAAACTCTTAAAGAAGAACTAGAAAAAGCAAGACGTAAATTTGACAATTATACAGAGGAAGAAAGAGAAATTTCACTAAAAGAATTCAAAACAGCATTGGAGGATAATGTAAAACAAATTGAAGACAAACCTATTTCTGTTGATGATATTCGTAAAGAATTAGAATCTGAATTTAAAAATGAATTAACTAGAACTGATGAACCACCAAACATTGAAGATATTATTTCAAAAATTCAATCTTTAGAAGATGAGTTAACTGAACTTGAAACATTTAAATCTTCATTATCTTCAACTGCTTCTCCTAAAGGTTATGATACAATTGTAAAAAGAATTGATAAAATCAAATCGGAAATAGAGACATTTAAATCCAAGTTAAATAATAAAGAATTAGTTAACAATTATATAAATGAAAATTATCCAGATTCAAAATGGCATTTTGATTAAACATTGTATATTTCATTAAATATATTTATAATTTTTTTATAAATATATAATAATAATGGAATCATCCGAAGAAAAACAACGAAAAAACATAATTTTAACTACATTTATCCGTTTAATATTAAAATATGCGTTTGAAGGTTTAATTATTGCCATAGCTGCTTATTATATACCACTTATGTATAAAACATCCTTAAAAACACCTACTTTTAATGAAATATTTTCAATTGGATTAACAGCATCTTTAACAATGATAGTTTTAGACTTTTTTTCTAACAAAACAGCAACTGGTGTAAGATTAGGCGCTGGATTAGGTATTGGTAGAGGTTTAGTAGGTTTATAAACTAAAATCTTGTATTACATATACTTTTATAATGAACTATCATCTGTGTTTTTTTATAATATCTTAGTTGGTTTTGTATATTATGCCAATCAGATTTACTAATTTTATTATAACATTTTAAATACAATGTCGAATCAATTTGCATTCTGTCATATTCATCTCTTGAATACACTGAATAGATTGTATTGTTTTCTAAATTAAAACCAACACTTTTCATTGCACACTAACAATATCATAACCATATATTTTTATTTTTAAATAATAAATATAAAAATAATCAGTTTACTTTCTAAAGATGTTTAGTTGTACATTTTGCATTAAACATCTAAAGATGTTTAGTTGTACATTTTGCATTAAACATCTAAAGATGTTTAGTTGTATTTATAAAATAAGGATTGTTTTTTAATTGTCCGTGTACTAAATCTGGTTGTAACCTATCAGCAACAACTGTATCCATAGCATCATTGTCGTCACGGTGTCTAATAGGAATACCTAATTGATCTTTGTTAGGAATGTGTTTGTAATCATTCATAATTTTTGGTCTGTTGTCTAATTCTTCTTTTAGCAACATATTATCAGTTACTTTTATGTCTGCAAAGGAATCTTTACCAGATGAAATTTGAAAGTTTTGTGGGCCAGAAGGTCTTTGTCCCATTAAAGACTCTTGTTTTTGATCACGAATTGTTACATTATCAAAACGAACTCTAGATTCAGATTCAGATGCGTATTTTGCATTACCTTTATATTCAGGATGAATTGCATTTCTAACCTTTTCAGGATTTGCATACGTACTTTGAATGGTATGATTTTTAACAATTTTATCAGCATTATAAATATAATCTTTACTTGACTCTGTAATAATTTCTTTACCTGTGATTTTAGCTTCGTGTTTATTTACAAGATAACCCATACCATCATTTATATGTGCCTGTCCCTTGTATTTATTATCAACTAACGATTCCTTATGAGTTTGTTTTGCTGTAACATTCGAAATACCTGCATTATAAGGAGCATTAGATCCTACGTTAAATGAAGTATTAATGTTACCTGTATTATCCGCATCCCTTAACGTTTCTCTTATAGTTGTTCTTGTTTCATCTTGTGGTTTAAGTTTTACTCCTGAAGATTGCATATTTACATTTAATAAATGTACTTTATCACCAGTGCTAGCTCTTTCAGATTCAAATACTTGGAATCCAGATTTACCATAATCATGACCAGATTGATTATTTACTATTGTACCACTTAAATTTCTACCAAAATCATTTTTAAAATTGTTTCTTTTTGGATTTTGGAAATAAGATGATAATTCTTCACTATTATCTACATTTGATAAACGTTGTTTAGTAGCTTTATGAATACTATCCTGACCACCATAATATTCCATATTATAACTTTGTCTAGAACTAGCTTTCATATTAACAGAATAATCTTCTCTCACTTTTGGTCCGACAAATTCACCTGGTCCACTAAATCTATAATTATTTTCAAAAAACGTATCTGGACGATTCTTTTTCATTTCCCCAAATACACCACGATTCTCTCCCAATTTACCTGATAAAACTCTGCCTTCGTATGTTTCTTTTGGTTTATTACCTGGACGTAATTCATTTATATCTTTATAACTTGGCCTAATATTATTTTCAAATGTACCAGATATTGGCGCAGATATTTTTTCTGGTTCAACAGGTCTTTCATTTTGTCTATAAAGTGATGGAATATATCTATCCATATTAACTTGTGATGAAAATACAGGATTACCATATATGTTTTCAGGAGTTTTATCATATAAACTTGAAATTTCCTTTTTATGAGCAAAAGTGGATATATTACCAGTATGTTGATCTAACAGTGCTTCATTTGAAAATGTTTCTATATTTTGTTTAGTATTACTTCCAAAGAATGGAACCATATTATTATGAGATTTATCAAATGGTTTACCTGTTAATAAATTAACATCAGTTTGTTTAAATGGTAAACTTGTATCAGAACTCATGTTAATAGAATTAACATCTTGACCAATATATTTTCCAAGAGGCTTAAACATTGGTCTATTGTCTATTACAACTTCTTTTTCAGCTTTAGGGTTTATTACATTTTCTAAACGATTAATATCATTTAACTTACCTAATTGTTGCGAAGTTAATCCAGATATATCAGGAATTAATGCAGGTGTTAACACAGAATCACTCCCAACTACACTATATGTATTAAAAAGAGGTGGAATATATCCACTTTCAGACGGATTCTCTGATTTTTTGTAATTTTGCAAAGATCTTTTTAAAATTTCATCATTAGATTCATTTACAACATTTGATGTATAAATATGCTTACCATTTGGCTTATCAAATTCTTCAATTGTTTCTCTTACAGTTTCTTGCGTTCTAGGATTTCTCCCATCCCTACTGAAAAAATATCCCGCTAAAGTCGTCAACCCAATTAATGGAAATGTTAAATCACTCATAATTATATTACAATTTGTAAAGAAATAAAGTTTAATAAAATAACCATAATAAAAAATCCAAAGACTAATAAAAAAAATGTTTAATATATTTTTTATTAAAGAATAATACACCATATTTTTTCTCACAATATTTTCTTACCATATTTTTCTTACCATATTTTTCTTACCATATTTTTCTTACCATATTTTTCTTACCGTATTTTCTTACCATATTTTATTCCCAAGCTAAAAGTTTTTTAATTACCATTTTATCAAGACTATAAATTTTGTCTTGGACATCTGTAAATCCAATTGGTTTGTTTGTAAGTTTGTATTGAGCATGAAGTTGTCGTAAAGTTCTATAATAAAGATTTTCTTGTGTAACTTGGACTGTATGTTTGATGTGTGATTCAACGTATAGTCTGTATACTGTCTTGACTAGTTTTAGTAGTGCTGCTTTAATGTAAGTAAACATAAAAGTATTTTCTGTATAAAATTTTTCAAGTAATACAAGAGATTCTGGTTTGTTTAAAAGTTCTAGATATCTCATTCTAATTTGAGGAACATTTCCTCTGATAGATTTGATCATCTTATATCTTTCAAAGTCATACTTGTACAATTCCCATGTCTTACTTGCTTTATCAAAAATCTTGATTAAAATTCCTCTTTTAAATTTACAATCAAAGTTATTAACATCAGAACCTAGATTTCTAAAATCTTCAACATCCATCAATTTAGGACGTTTAATTCCATAAACATTTCTAAACTGATTGCTAAAATCTTCAATGTAAGTAGAATTATTGATTCTTGAAACATAAACCAACATATTGACATTATGTTTAACAACAATTCTGTTTTCACGATGAAGCAAAACAAACACATATGTAAAATTTGTATCCATTGTTTCCAACAAATTTTTATCAAATGTTTCCCAAAACATCGTATCAAAATCTTTGTTACCAGTCCAATAACTAGAATTCGCAGTAATACACCTAGTAGTTGCTGTATGCCATTCGCCACCATAATTATACAAACGAATAATAGTACCATCTTCACAATATTCAATTCTTACACCGTGACTGTTATTTTGAACCAAATTAATAACTTCTTCAAAATTATCAATATCATTTAAACGATTTTGACACATACAAATTACTCGTTTAGTATCCTTTTCGAAAATCAATCCATTTGCTTGCTTTTTATAAAGCTCTATCATTTCAGAATTCACAATTGATTCTTGTAGATCTGACACACCTTGAATATCAAGTACAACAGAATCAACTTCCATTGTTGGTGAACTAGGTGCAATATCATTACAAGTCTCTTCAACTAAACCATTCTTAGTATCAATGGTTTCAACAGTTTCTACGTTAACAAAGTTTGTTTTTTGTGTTTTTTTGTTTTTAAAATTATCGTTTGTGTTAGCAAGCAAAAACAAATTTCCTTGACACATTTCCTTTTCCTTTACACAAAGACCAAGTGATTCAGAATTGGTTTTAATTTCTTCAAAAGAAGAATCGTTAACAAATTGACAAATATCAGAAACATTAATAATAGACATCTTAAGTAATTGATCACAAATTTATAATTTACACTATTATATAAAAAAAATTCAATTTTTTCTTAAAGTGAATTTTTCTACACATTATTTAGGTTATTTTTATAAATTTGTCAATAGTATTTCCTAAAGTAATAGTTGTTTTCTCAATTTGAGATAATCTTATTCTAGCATCTTCAATACGTTTGTTGTCCAAGTTAGATACTTTTTGTTGTACATTTTCAGTGAATACATTTTGATTAACACGTTTGATATTTTGCAAATCAACTTCTTCAATATAATCTTTACAAACAAACATTGGATATTCTATCATTTTATAAATACGATTTTCCTTAAAACTGTTTCTAAAATCATCTATTGATAATTCTCCACCAAACATTTTTAATGTACATCTAGGTGGTGCTGGTTCCAAATGCGCATCCAATAAGAAAGTACCAGTTATTTTACTGTATAAATACTTTACCAAATAATCTTTTAATTCACCACGTCTCGTTTCCTTTTTATAAGCCATCATACAAGAAAAACTACAAAAAACTCCCTTTACCTGAAATTTTTTTACAACACTATCATATTTTTCAGGAAGTCCAATTGGAACTGTATCAAAATTATGACAACACCACCAACAACATACATTTGTTTTATGCAACCAATCTTCGTTTTTAACAAATTCTCTTAACAATTCAAAAAATCCTCTTTTTCTATTTTGATCTTGTTGATCATCTGTTTCGATGTTATTTGATACTACCTTTTCATTATCATCTCCGAAAATTTTATCAATTAAATTGGAATCTTTATGAAGTATTTCCAATTTATTTATTAACTGACTATCTTGGTGTTCTCTGTATTCAATTCTCTTTTCATATAATTCCGTCAAATCATTTTCATTATTAATAATTTCACTTATAATAGAATCTTCCTTTTCTAATAATTCATCGTATTCTTTTTGTAACTCATTTAAATTAATATCATTTTCCTTTTGCATTTTGTCAAATATATTATTTATATGATGCACAGTATCAACTACTTCATTTTTAATATCATTATTAGATGGGGAAAAACATAAGGTAGTGTCTACATTGTTTAACTTTTCATTTCCAATATCAGTTTCATCTTGATCGTCCTTCACATCTAAATGTAAAATATAATTATTATTATCTTGCAATACTGTTGTTAATGGTATTTTTTTCCTTATCGATGAACTAAAATACTTAACAGCTGCTTTTCTACCACGCTTTTTCTTTTGTTTAACTTCTTCTACTACCACTTCCTTCTTCTTTCTACCTCTTTTCTTTTTTTCTTCTGGATTTTTTGGTACATTTTGAATAGTAGTATCTTTTCTTGGTCTACCTTTTTTTCTTTTTACAATAGGTTCAACGTTATCAGTTATCTCTATTTTTGAAATACCAGAGTTTAATTCATCCATTTATAGATTGAGTTACTAACTAATATATTTCTAACTTTTTCAATTTTTGTTAATTAACTAAAATTAATTTCTAAAAGAATTGTAATAATGAGTAGTAATAATACAAATTCAGATACAATTGATGAATGTCCAAGTATATTAAATGTTCTAGGGTTTCTTAAATTCCCAGATCTTAAACCAATTTCACTAAGTGATACTGACACCGCATCAATTGCTTCATCTGAAGAAAATCCAACAACTTTATCTTCACTCGCCTCTAAATCAGTTTCACTTTCAGACTTAACCCCACCAACATCTCCCATCAGTTTACAATCAAAATCAAAATCTGAACCATCCCTAAATTCCCCAAGTACCCAAATTGGAAAAGGATACAAACGCAACACCAAAAAACGCTCCACTAAAAGCAAGTCTAAAAAACGCTCCACTAAACGCAAGTCTAAAAAACGCTCCACTAAACGCAAGTCTAAAAAACGCTCCACTAAACGCAAGTCTAAAAAACGCTCCACTAAACGCAAGTCTAAAAAACGTTCTACTAAACGCAAGTCCAAAAAACGTTCTACTAAACGCAAGTCTAAAAAACGCTCAACTAAACGCAAGTCCAAAAAACGCTCCACTAAACGCAAGTCCAAAAAACGCTCCACTAAACGCAAGTCTAAAAAACGTTCAACTAAACGCAAATCCAAAAAACGTTCTGTGAGATCAACAAAAGATGTTTTCGAATAATTTTTTTATTACAACAAAAAATTTCCATATTGTAATTACAAACAACAACATCGAAAGTAAATATTTATGATAATCTTATCCTTTTACACTATATCTATGACAATTCCCTGAACTTACATGTAGTTTCTCCATAGATTCTAAAAATTCATATACTATATCACCATTTTCATCACTATAGTAAACTTTTCTAATACCACGTTGTATTAATTTATCAATACACGAATTACAAGGTCTAGAATTCCTCAATTTATTTGTTTTTGGATTTCCTAATCTAATAATTAAGATATCCATACCTTTTGTTAATTTTAATTTACAAAGTGCATCAATTTCAGCGTGAATAGTATACTTTATATACTTGTCATTTACTCGATCTCTTTTAATATATCTATTATACCCGAATGTATATACCTTACCACCTTTTATTAAACACGCACTGTGCTTATGCGTTAATGAAGAAAAAGTGGCGATTTTTCTTAACAAATGTATGTGCTCCTCAAATTTGCTTGGATCACATTTAATAACAGACATATTCTTATTCCCTTATTCGCTTTACACATTTTTATTTAATTCAATTTTATTATATCCCTGCAATTACACGTTTAAGTTCTATGTTAAACCCGTATTTTTCTCCATTCTTCCATATATTTCTAAATTCTACAGTTATCATATCATAACAACAACCTACTCTAGGTAAATTAAATCTTCCATAATCTGTTTCTATAGAATACTTTCCATTGTAATTTGGTAAATAACATCTTATTAAAAATTTCTCATCATCTTCATTAAATAAATCATATATCTCTTTGTCAAATAATTCACTAAATTTGTTTTTTGTCAAATTTTTCAATGTAATATTCGTATGCCTTAACAACTTTAACAAACTTAAACAACTATATTTTTCAAATTCAAATACAATAAATTTTTTATCCAAAAATTTTACCTTTGATTTATATAGATTAACACCTATATTTGGATTGAAATAATAATTACAATTACCCAATACACGTTGATTTTTTTTTAATATCTTTAAAGATTCAGTTTCTATCATATTGTCTAAAAATTCAGAGTTTAATATAGTTATTGTCATTTATATTAAACTATAATATTATAAATAGTTTTTAACTTAATTCTTCTCTTGTATCCTTTCTACAAACTGGACACGTTACTCTTTCATTACATAACCAATTTTGAATACAATCTTTATGAAAAACATGATTACACGATAATTTTGCTATAACATCTTTAACTTTATATTCATCCATACAAATATTACATTCTGATTGATACTTTTCTTCAATTGATTCAGTTATTGTTTCTGAAAATAATTTATTAAATTGATCATTAGTTAATGTTACTTTTACATCTTCCATATTATCATAATTTGTAGGAATATCTCCCTCTAGTAAAATACTAAATAATCTTGAAACCACACCGTTTCTAAAAAAATTATCACTGCTACCAACTAACCCAGTGTCGCCATTATTAAATAAATTCGATATTATATTATTTTCATTGTTTGTAAAATAATCGACGGAATTAGTATTCGAATTGTTAAAATTACGTGTAGTAGTATAATTTGAATTAGTGTTATTATTAAATGGATTACTAAGTAAATTATTAAAGTTAAAATCATCATCTAATACATCGTCAGACATTTCTAAATGTCTACGTATACCATATATTCTATTTATAATTTGTTGATTTATATTTATCACATCACTTATTTCATCTATACGAGGTGTAGTTAAAGGCTGTGAATTAATATGATCAACCCACTCCTCATATAATTCATTAAAGTCACCATTCATTATGTTAATCTAAACTATTATTTTAAATTAATTTTTTTTTATACACTCACTAATTTAATTAGATATATATTTTTGTAAAAAATCTTTATAGGTCTGACTTTTTGGTAATTCTCCACGTAATGCTTTTTCAACTGTTCCTTTATCATATTGCGCAATATATTTTTTGACTAAAAACTCATCTTGTTTTTCCTTTTCAACCAATTCTCCATAAATTAAATCGTCTATTTTCTTTTGTTTTGAAAAATCACTTTCGTCGCCAATACTATTATATTTTGATTTATAGTCATTTATATCCTTTTGAGTCACCTTTTTAATAGATCTATTTTGTTTTGAAACAATCACTTTACTATTTGGATTTTTTACACCTTTGTATGAATATTTATAATCACTGTAATCAGAACCCCAATAACCTACTCCATTTTCCCCAAGCATATCACCTGTTATCATTAAACCATTAAACGAACTAACTAAAGCACAATTTCCAAAATCAGACGAATTATATCCGCTAAATCCATCTGTAGTTTTATGTATTAATGACTTTTCTATCACTTTGTCATAGTCTTCATCTTTCTTTTTATTATATTCAAATATATCATTAAAATCATCATTTGAAAACTTTTTATCAGTAAATTGATTACAAATATCTATTTCTAAATTATCATAATCTTCCATTTTAGTTAATCTATCATAATTATCCCCATATCCATGACTATTTGGATCTTCTTTTTTAAAAGTTTGATTAAACTCTTTTAAATCATCATTTGTCATAACTTTAGTTTGTTGTTTATCATCTTTTGAATTTTTTTTATATCTAATTACTCCTTTGCTTTGTTCCCTTTTTTTTTTAATATATTGATAAGACTCTGATAATATTTTAAAATATTTTTCATACTTTTTTTTTTTTTCTGTATCTATATATTTATCTGGATGATATCTTTTAACTTTTTCTCTATATGTTTTAGTTATACGTTCACCTGTATCATCCTTTGTAACACCCAATATAAAGTAAGGATCGTATTTTTTACCATCTATATCAATAACATCCATTATTAGTATTATTAGTGTTTTATTTTTTATATATTTTAACGTACTTAGTTACAAAATTAATTCTACTCAAATTTAAATATATATTATTATATAAATGGATTATATTACACGTTTTAAAAATCAAACTCATAATTATTTAGATGCAATCAAAAGTTGTAATCATTCTTTAAATGAAGAAATGATGATAGCTATCCAAATGTTAAATTTACAATCTGGAGATATTTTATTAAACGCCTTTTCTGGAGGAATTCCACTTGATGAATATATAGATAAAAGTTTAAATGTAAAATATTTAAAATATGATACAAACAAGGAGTTTGCAAAAAACAATATAATACATTATACTATCGATAAAATTCCAGTAGAATCAAATTCGGTTGACAAAATAATATGTTTAGCCACATTACATCATTTCAATGATGCAGAAAGATCTATTTTATATAAAGAATTTTATAGAATTCTTAAAAAGGGGGGTATGCTTGTAATAGCAGATGTTATAGAAAATTCACCACAAGCAAATTGGTTAAACACATTTGTAAACAAGTATAATAACAACGGACATAGAGGTATATTTTTTTCGGATAAAGATTCGCAATTATTAAAACATAATTGTTTTAATGTTAATACTTCTATACAAAATTACAATTGGACGTTTGTAGACGATTATGATTTGGTAAAGTTTTACAAGTTACTTTTTGGGTTAGATTTATGCAAAGATGATGAATTTCTATTAAATAATATAAAATATTACTTACCATATAATAATACATGTAATAAGATTACTATTTCTTGGAAATTACTGTACTTTAATTGTACAAAATAATCATGTCCATAATAATCCTTGTTGTATCTCAGTTTCTTCATTAAAAACTTGAAATCCACCATTTGGAGTAAATGTAAACTCGCTAAAATAAATAGTATTATTTTGACCTATATAAAAATCAAGTCTTACAAACTCAAAATTTTCTGATAAGCGTTTACATATTTTTAATAATTTTTCTAAACATTCTGGTTTGGGAATATCAAAATTTATTTTTGAACTTTTTAAATTCCATTCAGTATCATAGCTATTTTGAACTTGTTTATACTTGACACTTATACTAAGTGGTTGCGAATATACACATCTAATCATATAAACTAGTGCTTGTCCAGTATTACCTAGAATAGAATCATTTATCTTTTCTTCAATAAAAAATCTTGGTTTTATATAATCATATTGTTTTTCCCTATTACCAGTATAAGATTTGTTCCAACTATACAACTTGGAAATTATATCATCAAGTTTTACACTTTCATTTATATCAATATTCCAGCCAGAACCGTGAGCACTTTTTATAATATATCTCGAGTCCAAATCATCTTTTGATATATCACCTGGATCTTTTAATATTTTAATGATCCTTGCAACTCTAACATCATCTCCACATAACTGCTTAACTAATCTTTTTGCTTCAATTTTATCAACATATTGCGAATATTCTTTTGTTAATACTCGACCATAATAAAATATTTTCTTATACATTGGAAGATCCATCCAATTATCTGGTTTAATAAATGTTAACATATAACTTTATTACAAATTTATATATTAAAAATAATAAAAAAAACTAAACTGAAACATTTAATTCTATAATAGTTTGCAATATTCTTTAGAATACCACAAGTTGATACCAGTATATTCAAATAAAATATGGAAAACGAATCCTACAACAAATAATAATTCCACATCTGATCTACGTCCTGTAAAATCAGGTATATAATCTACATAACGTTTTAAAATGTACACTAATATTATTAAACACGCACCAACAACAGATGCCTCAATAGCTATTAAATTAACTGGTTTTGCAGATAACATTTATATAATATGTATAGGAAAAAGTATTATACAAATAATTAACATAATTTATTAATGATATATTTTTGATAATTACTTTTGAAATTTTCTGAAAATTTAATGTGTTCAACTCCAACAGAACGTCTTATAATCAATTCTTTATTTTTATCTTTTTCACTATAGAAAATACGTTTTTTAATAACATTTCCTGTTAATAAGTGATAAAATGCATTTTCTACATCTATAGAATTTGTTTTTAAATCATTAACCATTTCTTCAATTTTTACCTTTTCAATAATACATTCTCCATTTAAAAACGACGTAATATTTAAACATTTGTACAATAATGTAATTGTATTTCGTCTACAATCCATTTGTCTCCAAATTAAATAATTTAAAACCTCATAATCAATATCAAATTCAACAAATTGCCCTGTAAAATGCAAATCTATATCAATACCACGTTTATATAAAAGTTTTGAAACTTCTACACTAACAAAACTAGCCAAACTTGTAACAGTTTTCATAATATTACCATTGTACAAATAAATACCATTTTCATTATAATAAAATACAACATTTACTTCATTCTGAAATGTATAAATCAAATGAGGATTAAATTTCTCATATATTTTTTTACCAACCTCAAACAAAACATCTTGAATTAATTCAACTTCCTTAATTTTATCATTTACATTTTTAACATGACTAGTATAATTCAATAACTGCTTTGATTTTAGTGAAACTATAAATGGCTTAAAACCATGATACGTTTTGTCATTGTGTCGTTTTACATTTTTTCTCATTCTTACATCTAAAGATTTATCATCATTTATAAAATTAGAAATATAAATACTTGGTTCAAATTGGGATATTGTGTTTTTCAAATCGTTTAAAAAATCTACGATCATATGTTTGTTAACATATGCTAAGAATTTTATTTTCAATTTTTTACCCATATTCGTAAAAAATAATTATTAACCTATTATAACTAATGAATTCAAAATCAAAACGTCGATACGTTAAAAAGGTCAAATCAACAAAACGGCCATCTGTTAAAAAGGTCAAATCAACAAAACGGCGATCCGTTAAAAAGGTCAAATCAACAAAACGGCGATCCGTTAAAAAGGTCAAATCAACAAAACGGCGATCCGTTAAAAAGGTCAAATCAACAAAACGGCGATCTACAAAAGTAAAACGTATTAATTATAAAAGGTTGAGTAATAAAAAACGTAGTTGTGTTAAAAACAAGGTTGCATTTGTAATGAAAGAATTCAAAAACAAAAGTTTAAAATCATCATCTGGTTATAAAGTTACAAATCCCAAACAAGGTATAGCCATAGCCCTTTCCATTGCCAGAAAAAAATGTCTATAATGAAACCATAAATATAGATTTATACTTGTCAAATCCATTATTGTAGTATTAATATTATTTATATAATTCCTATGAATTGTAGAAATAATTATTATTGTATAATAGTAATGACAAAGTACTGTGCATATATTTTTAAAAGGGGGTCTAAAAAGGGTCAATCTTGTAAAGAATTGTGTCATTTACAGACCGTGTTTTGTAAGAAACATGTAAATAAAAACACTAAAACCCCAGATTCTAAAAAAAATATAGGTGGAAGTGATATACCAAAAACTATTATTCATATTAATAAACTTGTAAACAAAAAACTTCAAGAAGATAGTATAAGGGAAAGGATTTTAGATTTACCTACAAATGATACAAACAAATCTGTAATATTTAAACATTACAATAATATGAAAAGAACAGATTCAAATAGTACAGAATACTATAAAAATCAATTGTTTGTAGATATGAGTTTATCTTACCCTTGGTCAAAATCATATAATATTAATGAAAATATAACTGATGGAAATACAAGTAATTTTTTATCAAATATACAATTACGTTTAGATGAAGAAATTCATGGTATGAACAGTGTTAAAAATGAAATTATAAACGTAGTTTCCAAGTTTATAACAAATCCTTTTAGTAATAGAAATAATATTGCTTTATATGGTGCGGCTGGTGTAGGTAAGAGTAAATTTATTAAGATTTTATCAGAAACACTTAAATTACCAATGAAAGTTATCTCACTTGGTGGAATAAAGGATTCTTCGTTTTTTTTAGGACACGGTTATGTATATGTTGAAAGCGGACCTGGTAAAATTCTACAAAATATAATAGATTCAAAAATAAGTAATCCAATCTTGTACTTTGATGAACTAGATAAAGTTAGCGAAACAGATAATGGTAAAGATATTTTTTCTTTTTTATGTTATTTAACAGATCCAACACAAAATAATAGTTTTACAGATCATTATTTTTATGGTATGGAATTTGATTTATCTAAAGTTTTTTACATATTTACTTTTAATGACATTCACAAAATAGATAAAATTTTATTAGATCGTTTAAATATTATAAAGGTAAATACACCAAATGATAATGATATTGTTAAAATTTTAGAAAATCATTGTATTCCAGAAATAATAGCGAATATAGGTATACAAAAAACAGTAGTTTTTCCAAAATCATCTATAGAATACATTATAGATTTTTGTAAAAACTCTATAGATAAATCAGTAACAAGTGGTATTAGAGAATACTATAGAGTAATAGAAAAATTATTACTAGAACTAAACAAACAAATTTTACTAAATCAAGATACCTATGTATTAGAACAAGAAGTTGTATTAGAAAAACAAAAATTTACAACACTTTTTGATAATATAAGACAACAATTAGAACATACAGAAGAAAATCAAAGACCAAACCATATGTATATATAATTTTATTACATGTATTTTAATATATACTTTATATATATTAAAGATCTGTTTTAGTATTTATTATTTTTAGTCATCTATCATCAAAGAATTATATACATTTCCTCCTGTATTATTTTCTTCTGGTTCATTTGATACTGTTCGTTCAGAGAATTTAAGTTGTACAATTTTCCAAATACTACCGACTTTTCCATTGTAATACCATACTTTCACACATTCAATAATTGTTTTAAAGGTTTTACCTTTACAAAGAATACTTTCAATATTATTTTCATCAATAGGAACTTTTTGTTTGTTTTCATCAAAAATAAAACTTTCAAAATTTCCATTACGATCTCTGCTAACTTGAAGTCTCATTAATTTTGGATATTGACCATTTTCTCTAAGAATTGGGGAATAGTCAAAATCGCTACGTGGGGATTCTGTTTTAGAATTAAATAATGTTAAATTCTGTTTAACAAGATCAGAAATCATACTATCTAAACGTCCAATGCATTCTTTAAAATTTATAGAAATGTCACTTTTTGAGTTATTTAAAAAACAATCTAAATAATATTCAGGATAATTAGTCCATTCTTTAACACTAAACTTTACACCAAAAGGTATATACATAGTAGATGTACATAATTGCAAAGGTTGTTTGTCATATAAAAGTTTTACTGCTCTACCAGACTTTCCTAATTTCAGATTTTTAATATCAAGTGTTTGTAAATCAACAGCCGGCATATTATTAATATAATCTGTTTAAATTTATATTCAATTTTTTTATTATTTCATGTGCAATTTATATTGATTTATGTCAACATAACTACATAAAAAAATTGAAAAGTAATAAATATATTTTATATTTTAAAATGACTTCTCAACAACATTATGATGAAACCGATATTACAACTAAAGAACTTGATAAACTACACAAAACATATAAAAACATTATTGATAGTAAAAAAGAGTCTGATTCAGATAATGGAAATACAGAATCGGATTCTGATTCTGATTCTGATTCTGATATTGAAAAACCTAAATTTACTGTTAAGGCTGTAGAAAAATTATCATCTAAAAAAGAAACAACTATGTTGTATATGTTTAAAAAATACGAAAGACTTCAAAATGAATGCAATGTTTATAAAAACAAATTATTTAAAATGAGAATTCGTGCTAATTCAAATGAACAAACTCAACATTATAAAAATTTAGAGTTTTCAAATTTATTAGTTGAAAAACAAAAGTTACAAGAACAACTAAACAGAAAGCGTTATACTACTTTGAAATACTATATTTCACTTACACTAAATATAATTTTGACTTCAGGAGCGTTTTGGTTATATCACGAAATTAAACACTAAATACTAATCACTAAATATATTAAATAATTTTTGTATAAATACAATTTATATATACAAAAAACTTAAACAATTACATTTATCCAAATGTATTTTCTTTACAAACTGTCATAAACAACATATCTGTATCTTGATCTTTACTTGTAGAATAAATACTCATCAAAAAAGATGATGTAGGTGGGATAGTGTTATTTACAAATAAAAATACAGCTTCTTGTGGCTTTAAATTATCTAATTTTTTTCTTAATATAGACATAAATTGTCCAACTGTTATATCACCTCCTACTAAAAATTTTTGTTTTTTTAAAAAAATTTTATCATCCTTGGCTCTTACTATAATAGGAATATAATGAGGATATTTTTCCTTTATCAAACAAACTTCCCTTTTAATAATTTCCTTTTCAATGTCTGTAAATGATGTTTTTGTAAAATCAACTGTACTTTTTTTACGAAGATTTGCTTGTTGTAAAGTAATCATACTTACATCTGCTTTATCATTGACTGTATTGTCAGTTGTATCATTAGTCATATTATCAGACATATTTATACTTATTATATAGTGATGAAAAAAAATATAAGAATTTCAACTACATATTCTTATATTTTTTTTATTGTTGTAAAGTAATAATGGAAGGACAAAAACTTAAATCGTCAGATTTTAAAATAACAAAAAATGGAGTATATGTAAATAATTCAATCACTGGAGGGAATCCAGGATTGTTACTTATCCATGCTAATTGGTGCGGACATTGTCAAAGATTTAAACCTACATTTAATGAATTGTGTCAACAATTAGGAAAAGATTTCCCTTGTACATCTATTGAAGATGCAAATTTAGATGATGATAATCTAAAACAAAGCTTAAACTTTAAAGGATATCCAACTATTAAATTTTTTGACCAATCTGGTAAAATTATAAGCGAATACCAAGGTAGAGATAGATCAAAGAGTGCTCTTCTTGATCATATTTGCGATTTATACCATCATTGTATAAAGTATCATTAAACATTTATCAAATAATAAGTAACACATAGTTATTTTCGTTTATAAAAAACATTTTATTTATTTAATAATTTTAAATACAATGTTCGTTATATCGCAGTTTGTCTTACATAAATCAAACATGTGTAAATTTGATAATATATCAACATATGCCATTGGATCTGGGTTGATTGTATACGCAGCCATATATTTGTACTTATTATTTTATAATAATGATTACGTATCACTTTTCAACAAATTTATAATTTATATTATAGGTATTGATTTATTACTAGCTACATTTTACTATTTTAATACATCATCTAAAAGTGAACAAAGTTATGATTTAAATAATTATCAACAAATTCCTAACGTAGAATTATTAAATGTCACAAATACCACAAACAATCAAGAATCAGATTCCGATGATGATTCTATTTCAAATGAAGAAGAATCAGACTTTGAAGTAGAAACAGAAGATTGTGAAACAGAACAAAAACTAGAAATGGAAGAAATAATTCCACAACCAGTTAAAACGGAAGAATTAGATGAATTACAAACTATTGAAAGTGAACAAATTCAAACAGTTAACACAGAACAATTACAAGAAACTTTAGAAAAAATAAACTCTGAAGAAAAACAACACGTTGAACATGAAAATATTACTTTATCTGAAACAAAATCGGTAGATGTAGATTCTGAACAGGTTATTAAAAAAAAACGAGGAAGAAAGCCAAATCATTTAAAAATGCAAGTATCATAAATGATTTTAATTATTTAAAAAATATCTAATCATATCATATAATAAAGTTGTATCTAATTTGTTATAATTAACTACATCCTCTGTTTCAGTAAAACAAGATAAACTTTTATATCTATTTTCAAAATTTGTTAACAATACATTATTTTTTATAACTGAACCCATTGCATCTAAACCATTTTTACACTGTGTATCATATACAATATTCAACAAATATTTACAAACATATTTTAATGAATAAGATTGTAAACCGGGAATTGTAGATTTTACTATTTTTAATAAATCAATAAAAACAACACGTGATATTAGGTTTTTATACTTAACTACAAGATTAGGATATCTCTTTAATGTTTTATCAATTATATATTTATCTGCATTACTCCAATGAAATAATGGTATAATGTCTTTTTCTGCAAATTTATTAGATAATATCGATAAAAAATTGTCTAAAATTTTATGTTCTTCTGTTTGTGTAAGATTATCTGTAATAAAATTATAATAATGTGAACAATGATATGCACCTATCATAAACAAAATAGATTCATCAACTGAAATTGGAAATTTTTCAAAGTTATCATATATATCGTTGGTATATTCGACATCTAAATATACACCACTATTTATAATTTTCCGAATTGGTACTTCACAGTTTACTAAATTCTGTAAATTATACAAAAAACGTCTTCTTAAAACACTTTTTGACAATACACTAATATCTAATTTATCAGAAGGTGTATAAGAAATTGTGTCAGAAAGTGTATCAGAAAGCGTGTCATTTAAAATTACTTTATCAATATCATATGTACACATTATACTAAAACAATTATTTGTTTTATTGTTTTTATCACTTATATCTGTATACTTTCTACCAATAATAAAGACTTTATTACTAATACAATTAACACGTTGATACTTTTGAAAAACTATTTTCATGTTTTGTTTACTAACACGATCTAAACGCGCAATGTAATCACTTTCTTTTTTAGAGTAATTTATATTTTTATACAATAAAAATACTATTGTGTATTTTGTTATATCTAAATTACATTTATACCTATCATTTAATACCTTGTTATGAATGATCATATAATTTTTTTGAGAATACAAATTACTAGGAGTTTTTAAACACGTGTGATTTTTTACAGTTCGTAACTTGTATTTTTTAGCGAAATCATTCACTACTAAACGTCTAAATAAAATAGCTCTTTCAATAATTATATCCATATCAAATTTAAAATAACAATAAAATTTTATTATTTCATTTTTTTGTTACCATTAATTTTCAATTGGACGTAACAGAGAGAATTTATTATAATATCCAATTATTGGTAAAATATCTTGTATTTCTTTATACAATTCAGTTTCCAATAAATCACTTTCAATAACTATAAAATTATTTAATAATGTATCATTTTTTAAAAATCCTATATACTGTATTTTAGGAATCATTATTGATAATAACCTTTCGTATAATTCATATATATTCATATCACATGTTTCTACAACAAGAAAAAATCTAGATATTGACATTTTTATAAAGTAATTCCTGTTTATATATTAATTTGTGTTTTTTTAAATTAATTTATTGTTTATTTATAAATGACTGATAAAAAGTATGATATAGTAATCGTTGGAGGTGGCCCTTCAGCATTAGCTTTAGCACAAGCTTGTAGTTCAATTAATAAAAAAATTCTAATTATAGAAAAGGAATCCAGTATTGGTGGGTGTCATAGAGTCCGTAGAGTCCCAATTAAACATAACAATAAAATAGAATATGCATTTACTGAACATGGTCCTAGAGTATATAGTTCTTCTTATAAAGTATTCATCAATTTATTACAAGATATGAATTTGTCATTCAATGACTTATTTACAGAATACAATTTCAATATAACTAATATAGGTGGTAAAACAATATGGTCTACTTTATCTACATCGGAAATAATCAAATTCATAATTGCATTCTTTAATTCTGTTTTTATTACAGATTATGGAAAAAATATATCAGTTTTGGATTTCGTTACATTTAATAATTTTTCTAAAGCATCTATGGATTTTGTGGATAGAATATGCCGTCTAACAGATGGAGCAACATCTAATAATTATACACTGTTTGAATTTTTACAATTGTTTAATCAACAAACTTTTTACAAACTATATCAACCCCGAGTCCCAAATGATATAGCATTATTTAAATTATGGCAAGATCAATTACAACTAAAAGGTGTTGATTTTGTACTAAATACAGAAATAGATGGTATATATCAAAAAGATAACGTTGTATCTTATATTTTGTCTAAAAATGGTATTAAATTTTCAGGTGATAAATTTGTTATAGCAACACCACCTGATAATTTAATGAACATATTAAAACGTTCTGATAAAATTGTACAAGATAGTTTTGGCAAGATAGATTCAATGGAACTTTGGTCTAACAAAACAAAATATATAAATTATATTTCGGCAACCTTTCATTGGGATAGTAATCTAAATTTAGATAAAATATGGGGGTTCCCTAAAACAGAATGGGGTGTAGCATTTATTGTTTTATCAGATTATATGAATTTCAATGAAAAAATATCAAAAACAGTTATAAGTGCAGCCATAACAATAACAGATGTCAAAAGTACAAAAACAAATCGTTTACCAGATGAATGTTCTAAAGAAGAATTATTACAAGAAATTTATACCCAATTAAAACAATCCTATCCATTATTACCACACCCTACTGTAAGTATTTTATCCCCTGGAGTAATCTTTAATGAATCATCAAAACGTTGGATATCAAAAGATACAGCATTTATATCAACCACGCAACAACCATTTTTATCTCCACAAAGTAAAACAATACCAAATTTATATAGCTTAGGAACACATAATGGTAAACACATTTATGATTTTACTTCCCTAGAATCAGCTGTAACTAATGGAATTGGATTAAGTCATTTGTTTTACCCAGAATTACAAAATAAATATCAAATAACCAGATCAATTCATGTTTCGGATACTATTATAATTTGTTCTATTTTATTAATAATATATATCTATTATACTTATACAAAGCGAAAGGATGTTTTCAAATAATAATTCAGACAATATTAATCAAAAAATACTTGAACAACTATACATTATTAATAATAAATTAGATACATTAAATTTAGAAACAACAGGTCTAACACAAAAATTAAACACCTTAGAAAACCAAATAAAAAATTCACAAGACAAAATAAAAAATATAGACGATAAATTAGATATTGTAAATTCTAGTTGTAAAAATATGGATGATCATATTGGATTTGTTGAAAATGTATATGACCTTGTAAAATCACCATTCCAAAAAGTCCTAACTTATTATTATAAAGATTCCAACCCTGATCAATTATCACAAGTTAAACGCATATGTAACCAAAAATAAATTTTAGATGTGTTCTATTCGTAAAATTTATTTTTAATATATTATAAATGAAAACCAGTATTTTCCTTTTATTTGCGACTAGCGTGTATTCTTTAAATATTAGACATTATTCTAAATTATACAAATATAAAAAATACAATGTTATTGACTGTGATGAAAAATCTAACGATATAAATTCATTTCCTGTAGAAAATAGTATTTTACCACCACAGTCAGTTAGTAAACAACCAGCACCTGAACAACAACCTGAACAACAAATACCCGAACAACAACCTGAACAACAACCTGAACAACAATCAGAACAAAAACCAGAACAACAACCAGAACAACAACCAGAACAACAACCAGAACAACAACCAGAACAACAACCTGAACAACAACCAGAACAACAACCTAAACAACAACCAGAACAACAACCTGAACAACAACCTGAAAAACAAAATAAGCCATTTACAAATACAGGTGGTATTACAAGTAAAGCTACTTTTTATTTTAGAGTAGGTGAAGATGTTTCAGGTTGTCCTGCTGTACAAACATTTAATGATGGAAATCGTTATGGTCCTTGTAATGGTGAGGATGGTTTGTCTGGTGTACAATATACATCAACGAGTAAATATTGGGCAGCTATAGCAAATGCAGCTGGTAGGTGTGGGGAGACTATTACAGTTTCATATAATGGTAATAGTATTCAATTAAAGGTTATGGATGAATGTCCTGCTTGTAAAGAAGATAATCACGTTGATATGAGTTTGGATGCATTAATTGAATTAACTGGTTCAAAAGAAGCAGCTTGTTCTATTAATAGACCAATGCCTATGATAACTTGGTCATAAGTTTTATTAATTTTTCCCACAAATAACTTGAATTCTATCTACTAAACCACCAGTGCGTAATTTTAGACCCATAATTTTACCGTCTCCACAATTTAAATCATGTGGACCTTCTCCACCACCTCCACCAAACGCACCTTTTTCTGCATTATCGGTAAAAAATTTAATATTATCTACGAGGGCACCAGATCTTACATGAATTTTATTAAATCCATTATCAGACACTACACTAAAAGGTCCTCCACCTCCTCCACCTCTTGTTCCAAGATCTGTTCCATTTGAACATTTAACACCTACTCGATCAATCAATGCTCCTGCTCCTCCATAAAACTCTTTTACAAATGTTCCATCTGGACAAACAAGTTCACTAGGTTCTCCTCCACCACCACCACAGCAATTAGGATCACTTTCAAATGCACGTCTAAAGACCTTTGCTGGAGGACAACCACCTACATCCCAAGAACCATCTGATCTACATTTTGCATATTGAGTACCACCACCAGGACAAGCTCTTGTAATTTCAGTATTTACATCAACTGGAGTATTAATACTCCAGGTTCCATCTGCTGTACACTTTACATTTGATTGACTAGGAGCAGATGGAGTGTCGGTTTTTACTGGAGTCTTTTTGACTTCTTCCGGCGCTGGTGTGGAATCTGGTGTTTCTTCTGAATTTGTACTCATAAAAAAATAAATACTAGAACTGCAGCACAAAAGTACTACAACTACTATAGCAATAATTATAGTTATATCCATTTATATATTATAAGTATAAATTATATTTACAAAATAAAAATAATTTATTTAGATGTACATTCCAAAAGGTGGGTCACTTTGTAATGTATTATTTGAAATACTGTCAAGCAACAATGTATCAACGTGTTCTCGTAAGATTTTTACTGGTCTACTTGTATTATTAAAATCTTTGTAAAGACTTTTGTATTGTAATCTTACAATATCTTGTTCAGGATCCGTTAACATTAAAGTATTCGCACGCGACACAATTATTTCAAATTTCCTTTTAATATCTCTCATACCCTGATCGGTTTTAGATGATTCTACAATATAATTTATAGCATTCTCATCAAATTGTATATCATCATTTGTAAAACAATATTGGTCAAGGATTGATTTTATCAAATGTGTTTGCGTAATTTCCAACTTTTCTTTAATGGAATAATTATCAACACGAATTTTAAACAAACGATCAGCTAAAATTGGATCAACTTTTGATTCGTCATTATAAGTAAATACAAATAATACTTTTGACAAATCAAATTCCAATCCAGAAAAGTATTTGTCATAATTATACTTGTTATTGGTACTTGAATCTGTCATATGTATTAGATTTCCAATAATCTCTTTGCCGTGGTGTGTTTCAGATACTTTATCTAATTCATCAAACAGAATAATTGGATTTGTACATTTTGTCTCTCGTAGAATCTCTATGATTCTACCTGGACAACTACCAACATACGTAAATCCGTGACCTGTAAGCAAAGAAGAATCAGACTCTCCTCCCAAACTAATTGTCCTATATGGTCTACCTAATGCCTCCGATATACTTTTTACCAAATTAGTTTTACCCGTACCCTTTGGCCCATACAATCCTATAGCATTTACTGTGAAATTAGGATTTCTAGATGTTTGAGTTACAATATTTATAATTTGATCTTTTGCACGTTCTAAAAAAGAAAGACGTCTATCCAATACCTCTCGAACATTTTTTACAATTCTTTTTGACGAATCTAGATCTGTAGAAAAAGTATCACCTACAATTTTGTTATAAGGTATAGATAATAAAATATCCATCCAAGATTTATATTTTGCATATTCTGAAGTATCAGTTGTTTCAAAAGAATCCATTACTTCTAATCTTTTATAAGCAATTACTTTGTTATCAAATGACATTTCAGATCTTAATATTTTTTCTCTATAATTATCACTGTATTGCAAATCATTAGAACTAGATAAAATTTTGCGTTCTAATTCTAACAACTCTGTGTTTTCAAATTGTTTAATTTTATCATTAATTAATTTCAATGTAGATGTATATTCTTGTGTCAACAGTTCAGAATTTGTAAATTTATAAATATTTTCTAATAATTTTTGTTTTTGTGTTATATCAATATCCATATTTAATACATCAACAATACTTGGAGCACTCGTTTTATAGTTTTCTCGTATTAATTCAAGTTCATCATTTAATTGTTTAACTTTTTCTTGTGATACAGTTTCTTTTAATGTTCTTTTTTTTTCATCTATAGGAACTCTTTCAAAAAATTTACCTTCATAAATAGAGTTTACATTTTTAATATATTTATCATATTCATCCTTTTCTTTACTTGTAACTTCTGATTCATCTTGTTTGTTCATAACTTGCTTTATAACATTTTGAATAGTATCCGATAAAACAGATCCTATGTAATTTATTTGTGATATTTTTTCATTTTCATATTCATCTTCATCTTCATTTTCATCTTCACCATTAGAAGATCGAGATTCATCAAGAATTTTTTCTAATTCCTCACTACCATTTGATGTTTGTTCAGTTGTTTCGTCATTTCCTTCTTCATTTTCTTCTATATGTTTAGAAGACTCACTCTCACTAATACCAATTGATTCAGATTCATCATTTATAAAACTATCATCACTTGTTTCTGTGTCTGTTTGAATACATTCTGTTTGAATACATACTGACTTTGTACTTACAGGTTTGGTTACTGTTTTTTTTGTTTTACGTTTTTTCTTTGTTAAACGTATATTTGAAAAATCATCTTGAACTTCAAGATTTTCATCACTAGCGTTGGTTTGTTGCAAATCATCAATCTTGCGTTTTTGGGTTCTAGTAAAAACCATTTCACACAATCAGCTGTATTAATATATAAAAATAAAAATAAATCAGTTTTTTACCAAGGTGTGTTTAATATTTTTTATAAAAATAAACATTTTATATAAAAAATGTCAAGTTATCCAAATATAACAACCATTATTGGTTATGCACTATTCGCATTTTCAGAAATCATTCCACTTTTACCTATACCAGCAAACGGTATATTACACAGTTTAGCAATAGGAATAAAAAATAGTTTTTCAAATTCAAAACCAAATACAGATGCAGAAATAGCTCATACACTTATCGATACAAAACCACAAATGGCAAATGTTGTATCTACATTAGAAGGAAATTTTAGATTAACTGATTCACTTAAATTATTAAATTCAAAACCTCAATTGATACCTTATATAGAAAAATTAGCTTATGATAAAAATTTATTTTTTATTAACACCCTATTAGCCAATAATCCTGATTCAATAAACGAAATAAAACGTTTAATTATAAATTTGTTATCATCTAATCAAAATTTAGCAAATACAGATATAAATATACAACCTACTTTACAACAACTCCCACTAGAAAATACTAACAATGATATCGAAATACAAATTAATTAATTATCAATTACTTTAATCTCATAGGCTTATATGATTTATTGTAGTGTTTATTCAATAAATTTATATTTTTAGATGAATTTACCCATCTAAATGCAGCATCCCCACCCCAAATTAACCAAGCTATAATTCCACGTTTATTATGCCAAGAACTATCCTTTGGTCTTCCTGCCAATCGCCATTTTTTATATGTAGGATAACTAGTAATTATATGTCTAGCAAACCAAGCTCTCATATATTTAAGATCTTGTATTGATATAGAATCCCTTGTAGCTAATTGTTTTGCACGTTTCCACCCTGTTTCAACACCACCTTTAAATTCTAAACGTTTCAATTTGAAAGAATACAATGCCGTACGTTTTACGTTTTCAGGTACCTTAATCATAACACTACTACGTTTACCATAATATTGCGGACCTCCACCCAAAAGAAGAAGTGGAGCCAAACAAACTAAACCTCCACAACCACCCGTTTGACCACACTTACCATTACACGACATACCTTTATCCTTAAATAACCATTCATATTCTTTACCACTAAATGTTTTTGCAAATAATTCACTAGCTTTCTCCATATCTATACCACCGTGTTCACTTAAATTATGTCTATATAAATCAATATTGTCATCCGTAGTATAATCACACTCCTCGCATTTATAATCTCCACGTTTTTTTTTAAATTCATTAACCGATTCTGCAGGTGATTTACGTTTTTCACCTCCTCCAAATTTTATATTTTTAGATCCCCTTACACGACTTTTTTCACGTTTTGCACGTCTAATTTTTGATTTACTTATTTCTTTAAAAGTTCTAGGAGTTCCTGACGTTACACGTTTACTTGGTCTACACAATGGATAACGTTTTGTTTTAATAGAAGATCTTCCACACGATTTATATCCTATAACTTTTCCAGATGAATTTTTAATTGGTCTGTTCAAATCTACCCATTTCTCTTTATACCACCTCTTTAACCCAGGTGATTTAACACTTGGTTTTTTACCACGATATTTACCACCTAAACGTTTATATTCTTTAACTATCCAACTAGATTTATAAATTCCTGTTTTTGAACTAAATTTTTTATTAGCACGAGATTTGACCCTACTATATAAAGATTTATCAACTGGCTCTGACATTATTATTAATATACATATAAAATAATAATACTAAAAAACTTTACAAATTTGAATACAAAGATTCAGCATACCCATCATATTTATTATTTAAATGATATATTCCATTATGTTTATCATACCAGAAATTTTGTGATATATAATCACAATTATCACCTCTATAATGCTGAATATCATTTTTCATATTGGTATGATTATCATTGTTATTTAAACACATCATCTTACCTCTGTATTCTTTATTGATTTCATCATCAATTATATAATTACTATCACTATAATCATCATTTATATAATCACTGTAATCATCGTTATCATTATTTTCATAAAAATAACAATCGTAAACATCATCAATATCTTTATAATCATCTTCGATATCTTTATAATCATCTTCTAAACTACTATATAAACTAGATTGATCACTATACTTACTATATAAACTATTTGCTTTATGTTTGTCTAAAGGATAAGACTTTATCGAAGTATGATTGTTGTATTCTGTATTTGTTACAATATTCAAAGTATCAGGTACATTTGCATAAACGTATTTACCTTTATCTGTACTAAAGTAAATTATAGGTTTTGTTTTAGTTTTTTCATTCTCACCATCATTATTTATATCAATTCCTTTACGCGAACATTTTCCTTTACTATCTTTAGTGATATCACTAAGATGCTTTCGCTTGAATAATTTCCTAAACATAAAATATAATGTTTTTAAATAAAATTCATTTTTTATTTCTTTGTATATATTAATATAAGATGTCAAAACATTTACTTCGCAAATTATTAAAATTAGATACAGAACTAGATACAGAAAAATCACATGAACAATCAGATACAGAAAAATCTAGCAAAAGCAAAATGTATATTAAAGACAATACTAAAGAAGGCGTTTACTATAGTACTGACCTTGGTAAAACTGTTTTTACTAGAATCCCAAAACATATGAAAATATCTTATGAAACTAGTTTACCATATGATGATACTACTGAACAACAGGATACAGATATAACTACAACAGAATATACTCAAAATACAAACAAAAAAACTTTAGAAAACACAAACAAAATGTATATTAAAGACAATACCAAAGACGCACTTTATTATAGTACTGATAAGGGTAGATCTGTTTTTACTAGAATCCCTAAACATATGAAAATATCATACGAAACTAGTTTACCAGAGCAAACAGTTCAAACATATACAGATGACTTGTCTGATGTTTCTTCTAATTTATTAAAAACAATTATACGTCAACAAAACAAAGACCAATTTGGATCTGATCCTAATACTAAATCATTAATTTATTACAGTACCGATAAAAATGATTATACAACAGCTACTGTACCAAGCAGAATGAATGTTATACCAGACTTGCAAAAGTTTAAAGATCATAGTAATATTTATAGCGACGGCGAGTATACTAGTTTTAATTATGCAAAAAAATACCCTAGTATATATTCTGATATAGATATGTCTGACATAACAAGTAAATATTCAGATGACTTTTCAAAACAATCATCATTTGGGTCTGAACAAGATACATCATATAATTCATTCTTTGACATATACAACGACTACATTGATAAAAGACAAGGCAAATCACCTAATTCTGATACTTCATCTTTTAATATATTCAAGGAAAGTCACCGACAAAGACCACAACAAGTAGAACGTGAATCACCTGATTCTGATACTTCATCTTTTAATATATTCAAGGAAAGTCACCGACAAAGACCACAAGTAGAACGTGAATCACCTGATTCTGATACTTCATCTTTTAATATATTTAAAGAAAGTCATAGACAAAGACCACAAGTAGAACGTGAATCACCTGATTCTGATACTTCATCTTTTAATATATTTAAAGAAAGTCATAGACAAAGACCACAAGTAGAACGTGAATCACCTGATTCTGATACTTCATCTTTTAATATATTCAAGGAAAGTCATAGACAAGGATCTGATGATAAATATAGATATTCTGAATCAACATTATAGATAACTAGTAACCGTGTTTTTTACACCAAGTTTTCACATTTTTATCCAAATTACATAACATTTTTCTTTCATTTTTGTTTAATTTTGATAAAGTTTTAACCATTATTTTATCAGATATAATACCTCCTCCTGTAACATCATCTTTTAGTTTGAAATTTTGAAAGATATTCTCTAGTTCGTCAAACTCTTTACTAGAAATTCCCTTTATTTCAGGTATAGTATTTTGAGATTTTATTGTTTTATACATTTCCATGATATTATCATATGTTTGTTTATCACGGACGGATAATTTGATATTTTCTAATTCTTTACCTGTAACTATTTTAATAGGTTGTCTTAATTCATCGCTAACGCGTCTAGCAAATCTTCGCTTTTGTTCATCAATCTTTTTCTTTAAAATTTCTTTTTGTTTATCAGACAAGGTTTTTATATAACGTTTATCTTCATCTGAAATACCACCAGGTTTCATAAAATCTATATCCTTAACATAATATTTATCAACTTTAGATCTTAATTCATCAATTATTCCACCACCAGATTGAGATTTACTAGCAAAATTCATAAAATCAAACATACCGTGTAATCCATGATCGTTTAAAGCATCCAACAAATTTTGATACATTTGTATATCATTACGTGTCTTTAATAATAAAAATTCTTTATTATCTAACATCTTACTAATAATATATAAAAAATAATTATATATTAAAATAAATTTATAAATTAAAATGATGAAGGTTGTTGTTCTTCTACTGGAGGCACAGGAGGTGGAGGAGGGTTTTGAACATCACAAGATTGCCATAATTCTTCAATCAATAATCTAAGAACAGCATAACTTATAGAAAAAACATCTTTGATTTTATTTCTTCTTTCATTTTCTGTAATATCATTACGTTCATATTCAGCTTTCAAGTTATTTAAACCATTATAAAAATCGTAATAATTTCTAATTTTTTGATTAACAGCTAGTAAGTCAGGCATTTCTTCCTTTCTTTTCTTATTAAAATGCTCTTCACTTGTAGCGTTGTAATTTTTATATTCTGGAAGATTCATTGGCATTTTTTCAGTCAAGAGTAAATTGGCATAATATTGCATCAACTCATGTGCATCTCGTAATACATCTATTTTATTGTTAAAATCATCTTTTTGGTATTTACATACTTGTTCAATAATTTGAGGAGTAACCGGAACTGGTGCAGCTGATCCACCCATTGTTATATACTAATCATATAGAAATTAATTTTTAATATAATTTTTACTTTTGATTTCTTGAAAAATAAACAACCTATTATTTTTTATACTTTAATGATACACATTTACCATCACCTACAATCAATGTAAATTTTTTAGTAAATACTGGATTTTTGTCCTTGCTATATAATACTGGATATGTTTCTAAAACACCATTTTCTAAACAATGTTTTATACCAACTCGTTTTTTAAAATCGTTTTTATATGGAATACAATTGAATGCATTTGTACCATTTTCCTTTTTTGTAATAGCATAAAAATCCCTTGACATTTTAACTCTTAAACTTTTATAATCATCATTAAATCTATAAATATGTGGTTCGTGACATTGTTTATAACTATGTGTTGTTTCATCTGATTCATCATAATCATTTGGTATAACTGTCAAATTTATTGTGTAAACATCACCTAGTTCAAATTCAAAACATATATTTTCTTCTACAGTTAAATAATCATCATTGTCATAATACTTTTTATAATTTGTTATTATGTATTTAGAATCATATGATTTCATCTGTCCATCCAAATGTTGATAACTAATTGTATTTTCTACCGGAAAACACCCAGATTCTGTACACTTACTTTCAATCATAATTTTTACATCATCATTAATATTACCAGGAATCATCAAAGTAGGAATACATTTTGCTAAATCATCTAATAATTCTAAATAACGTCCTTTAGTATCCTCATGTTCTTGTTCGTCTTTATTTTTATAAATTATTGTTTCACCCAAAATACTTATACATCCACCTAAATTAACACCTAAATCAATTTTCACCACGTCACCTGGTTTTATCATATTAAATTCATCATTACCATTTTCGTATATATAATTTGAAACACAATTATTTAAACTTATACTTGTAGGAAACGCAATACCCTTTATAATTTCTCGTTTATATATTTTAGAACATTCTTCTTTTATACGATTATCACCATATTCATTTAAAGCCTGTGTATTTAATAATTCACTAGATTGAATTTTACTAACTATTTCAGTCATTATAGTTCCACAAATTTTTGCACAAGTATTATACTTTGTCAAATCTTGTTCCGATATAACATCCGTCAACATTATATTAGTTTATTATTAGTTTTTAAATAATATTACAATTAAAAACGAATAAAATTAAATATATTACACATTTGTAAACTTTTTAAACCACTTTTTGATATCATTTAGATTTAACCAAACGGATTCGGTATTTCTTTTTGTTATTTGTTCTGGATCAAATACTTCAGATGTTATTAAATTGTTTAGGAGTAAATTTTCTACATTATCATTGATAACTTCATTAGAAATATTGTCTAGTACAAAATCTAAATCGTCAACGTTTATAGTTACATAATCTTTTAATATATTACCAATCGACTTTATCTTTTCAAATCTTGTCAAGTTAGGATTTTTATTTATAGATCGTATGGTTTCTTGTACTGTAGTATTTTTTACTAATGATTCTCCTAAATTTTTCTTTACGTCATAAATTTTCATTTTTGTAGCATCAACCTCTTTGTTCCATTCAACTTCAGCATTCACAACGTTTTGTTTACCCGATAAAAACGAGTCCACGTCAGAATAATATTTATTTTGTAAAACAGGAATTGATATAGTAGTATCAACATTAGTTCTTCTTACAGGAATTACTTGCCCAAAATTAGTTAAAATTCCAGTATAAACATTTTTGTCAACTGTCGTACCCAATAATTTCATTTTTGGTTGGAAATCTGCACTACTATTAAATTCATCTAATAATTCTATGACACGATCTATTGGTATAGCTTTTTGTTTAATCACAAAATCATCGAAAGGTATAGTAGGTATTTTATCAAGTACACCAGTTTCCTTTACAGGAATTACTAGTCCCAACTTTGTAACTAACATATTTATTTTATTAAACGCATTCACTAATTGAAACCATATTTCGTGTTCCGTTTTTGATAATTTATGAATTATATATTCTGCTGAATACAATTCTTCATATGGATACTTTTCTGGAAAACGATTTTCTTTAGTGCACGAAGATGAATAATAATCAACAAACAAATTAACTATATTTTTATTGATATTATCACCAAGTCCGTAATTAAAAACAAAATTTATAACAGGTTGTTGTTTATCTAAGATTTGCATTTTTTGAGAAGCTTTATTCCATCGAGCTGAAGAATTTTCAACTATTATTTCAAAAGCATTTTGCTTTTTTATTAGAATTAAAAATGGTTTTGATCTATCTTGTTGAATGTTTAAATTACATACAAGACGCATATCTTCATATTGAAAAATTGTTTTTGATAATGTTTCAGTATATGGTATATCTATAATTAGTATATTACAGCCTAAACCAATTTGAACTAAATCTATTATATCAGACCAATGTATAACATTTTCATCATTTATTGCATCAATATAATCTTGTAAACTATTGTATTTTAAACTAATATTTCCATTATTTAATCTTAAAAAGTCCTGAGGATGTTCTTCTAAATAATTAACTAAAAATCGTTTTAATGCATATGTACTATCTATTTTAAGATCTGTGTTATCACTTACAGATTCAACTATACAATTCAGAAACGATAATTGATTTTGATTAACACCCCATCTTAAAAATGCTGATGATTTAAGATTCAAGTATTCATTTAACAAAGTATTCAATCCTGGTTGTAATACACCCTGCCTTTTGTAACCTAACAATTTATCAGTTGTAATAATATGTTGTTTTATAACACCAGTCTTTTCAGCTTTTTGAGGTCTATAAACAGCTTGAGATTTTTCAAAACAACAAGGGTAAGATTTTATATTGTATCCAAATGTATTTTCCTTATTGTGATGTTTACATGGTTCATTTATATTATCATTTGTACGTTTATGCAAATGGGGGATGTTTAAGCAAGTATTCTTTTTTGGTTTAGAAAGGATTTGATACAATGGGACTTCACTTAACCAAATAGTTTCGTTTTTATCATTTGTTTCATCTTTTTCAATCTGTTTTACTAAAGCATCGTTATGTATATGAACAAGAGGAAATTGGGAATTTGGGTTATCATCTAGATAGAAATATCTAGAACTAGATAAATCAACATTTTCTATATCTTCAGATGTTACACGAATAACAAATGTTGTAAAACTTTTACCAGAAGGATCTATTACTTCAACTTTAAAATTACTAGGCTGAACTTTTATTTCTAAAATATTAGCACTAATTATACTTTCCATACCCTTTCCTGGATATTCAAAACAACAAGGAATATCACCAGATAAACCAGGATATTTATGTTTACCTGTTCCTTCACAAATGTATTTATTACCTCTATAAATCATTACTAATTCAGGATCTTCTATAGTAGTTTCATTATCAATTTTAGGTTGACGTTTTTTTTGACAAGTTATAGAGGACATTTTTCCACCAAGTTCTCTGACCAATTTAACATTTTGTTTTCTTTCCTTTAACACAACTTCTATATCTGAATCATCATCTGAATCTTCAAATATATTACTTTTTAATTTACTTGACATTTCTGATATAACCATTATATTATCAATAATAACCTTTAATTGATTTAAATTATACCCACCATAAATGATAATAGTACTAGAATTTAATTTATAAGGATTATCCTTGACATTTACTGTTATACCCAATCTTTCAGAATCATCATCAGCATCACGTTTACCAAAACGTTTATAATACATTGATACAATATCTTTTATATCCTTTGAATCAAAAATTCTTGAAGCCTCAAATTTTGTTAACATTTTCCTAAACTTTGATTTATTTATAGACTGTAATGTTTCTAAATGAGCATTAACAGAAACTAATTTCACAGACATCTTATCAGATGTATATAAGCGTTTTGATTTTGTAAATACACCATGTAATTCACTAAAAGATTCTACTAAACTATCAATTGAAACACTTATAGCTTTTACAATGTTATCAATTGATCTTTGATTATCATCTTCTTCAAAATTAACTCTAACTGTAATTAACCCCATTTCATTTATTGTAATTGTTATATATTTGTTCTGCGGTTTACTTGTTACTATATCCTTTAATTTGTATTTAATCATTAGACCCTTAACTTTTTTATAACTTGCTTTTTGTAATTTTTTCTTTTCATTTAAAATCCATGACTTTATAGAATTCTCATTTAATGAATCTAATAATCTATTGTAAATCTTAATTTTTGGATCACGACGGGGACTATCATTATATGCTATTAAAGGTATATTATCAGATAATTCTAGTATATTAAATATTTGATACAATTTTATAAATCTACCATTGATACTACTATCATAATCGGGATCACGGAATGTAAATGTAGCTGTTGTATAGATAAAATTAGGAGAATCAGAATCATGTAACGTTTCATAATATTTTTCAGATTTGTAAGAGTATACTTGTTTATAAAAATCAACAAGACGTTCACTTTCTTTTTTGTAGGTTTTTGATTCAGAATCGTATTTGTTTTTTATTTTATTAAAAAACTCTTTAATATCTTCTGTTAAACTTTCACTTTCATCATTACTAATTACCGGTATATCTGACGTTTTATTAAAATTAAACATTTTCATTTTTATTACATTAGACAAATCATCAAGTGTTAATTCAACAAACTCCTCTACTAATTGGTCATATAAATCAGAAATCATATTGTCATCTTGTTTTAATTTCAAATATAATCCATATGTTTCTAAATCAAAATCATTATATGAATCTTGGTTTATAATTGTAAATATGGATTTTACATATACAATTGGTTTTTCTGGTAAACTTGAATAATGAAACAGTAAACAATTACTATCCGTTATGACTTTCTCATCTGATTTGTCAAGTATTTCTAATTTTAATAAATTTGGATAATATGGAACTGTTTCCTTGTAAAAATTATCAGTATTTATAAAAATTTTGGTTTTAATTTCTGACACTGTATCATCTAACAATACACCATACTTTTCCCCATTTTTATTTAAAGAAATATTAGTTTCTTTATCAATGATGTTTACACCTAATGTCATGACTTACAATTTACAAAGAAATAAACTTTTTATAAAAAGTATACTTTTATAAAACACATTATAAATTAATCTGTAAACAATCTTCTTTTAATACTACTCTTCACACTATCACAAATTTTGATAAAATTTTCAGTTGCTCCCTTGATTTGTTCGTTTGTTTTAAAACCTGTAGCTATAACATTACCACTTTGGAATATCAAAAATGTTATATTTATACAAGTACATTTATTTGTACAAGGACATATTCCTTGTTTAAGATTAACACAATCATTGTTCAATGGTATTTTGTATAAAAATTTTATACCAGAATAAGATTCAGGCTTGTATTTGCATATATAATTCATATCTATCAAATGTTCATAAAATCTTTGTCTATTAATTTTGTAATCTATAGTAAAATATACATTCATACAATTTACATTTAAATCTATACCATTTTCTAATTGTTCATCTGTTAATACGTAATTACTATTACTAAACGGATTACAACTATACTCTATTTCACTAATATCTTCATCTGATTCAGTGTTGGTCAATTTAGATTTATCAATTTCATATACTATTTTTCCTATAATTGTGTCATTATTATAATAAATTAAACCATTATCATTATCAAAAAATATATTGTTATTTTTTTTATAAAATTTGTGTCTGTTTTTTAATAATTCTATACGTGTATAACCTATATAATCTCCATCTAAATTATGTAAAAAATGACGTCTTTGAGTTTCCATTTTTTGTGTTATAAACATATTAGTTTTTTGATCTATAATATAATCTTTTTTGTTAATAATATAATGTTTGTTTTGCCAATCTTTACAATAACCAATAATATTTTTAGAACTATAAGAGTAAACTAATTTATCCTTGTCTACCAAAATACCATTAACATCCTTTGTCAATAAAATCGTATCGCGTTTATCAACAAGTGTTTGTAATTTTTCGTAAATCTTACGTGTTACAATCGTACCTTCACCAATATATTTACAACCAGTCAAATGCAAACTACCATTTCCAAACAATTTTACGTTAACATTATTACCATTATTGTTTAAAATTATAGATATCTGATTATAAAATAATGCCTTGTTAATTTTTTCAGTGTCTTTTACTTTTGCCTTTTTATAAATAGTTGTTGAATATTTACCTTTCATAATACTTAAATCAGCATAATTGTATTTAATGCCTATTATATCATTATCTATTTCCAAATATTTACCAATATTAGTCAAATTTAATTGACAATCTGGAAGTTTACACGATAACGTTATAGTAGAAATTTTTATATCCAATGTCATTTTCTATTTCAACTTGCTTATTAATATTCAATTTCTTTAAATAGTTTTTTTATTTAAAGATTTTTTAAAGACAGTTTTTTTATTTGCTAATTATATTATATTATAATATGCAGGTTAACGATTTGATAATATTGACTATTTGTCTATTTGTGTTTTACTTTTTACTAACAAAAACAAAAGAAGGATTGGATGCTGTTATGGTAACAAATGCTTTTTCTGATTTGCGTTGCATTGATGATAATTTACCAATAGTTAGATTGATTGATAATAAATCAGTTCAATGTTTGAGTAAATCTCAAGGTAATACACAAGATTGTATGATGAGGGGTGATCTTGCTATTCCAAATGATGTAAAATGCAATGACATTAATACATATTTAGTTAAAGAAATTCGTAATAAAAATTCACCTGTAAGAACAGTATATGATAAATTAGAACGAGATGTGGACTATAATCTTTTAACTTGTAATCCAGATGGTTTAAATAATACATCACATTGGTGTGGAAAAATATATGACAACATTAAAAAAGAAAAATGCACATCAAATGAAGGTAAATTTGGAGTTTGGGTAAATCCATGCAAGCAAATGCCAGAATATGCAGCTTTACCACCAGCTGGTTCTAGTCTTTTAACAACAAATAGAGCAGAAATTTTACAAGCTAGAGCTGAAGCAAAATTAGATAGTGATATTTCAAGAAACAAAGCATTATGTGGCGGTACACAACCTTGCCGAGATGAATTAACTACAGGATCAGGTAGAGGAGGAGTTCAATGTATATTCAAAAATGAAGGAGATGGTAATGTATCTATATTTGATAAACGCACTAATACAAAAGTGTGGGAATCAAAAACATCTGGAAAAGGTGTATCACCATATAAAGTCGTATTAAATTTAGATGGAAATATGGTTTTACAAGATAAAGATTCAAAGACTATATGGGAATCTGGAGCCCGTGGTACATCTAATTCTAGATTATATAGGGCAAATTTATTAGATAAAAGTGGTAAATGTGTACTAGAAATTACAGATAAAGATGGTAAATTCGTGTGGTCTTCTTAATTCTTTAATTCTTTAATTATTTTTTTATTTTATTTATTATTATAAACAAATGGTACAATCAATAAATAATAATTCTTTACTAATACTCGCAGCTCTAGTTTTTTTCTTCTATTATTTTTATTACAATAAAAAAGAAGGATATAAGGAAGTTCAAAAGGTAACTAGAAGAAAACTTACTAAAATTGTACCCCTACCTGCAAAGGCAGTTACACCTCTAGTACCTGCAGTTGTCCCTGTAGTTGTACCCGCGCCTGCTCCTGTAGTTGTACCCGCGCCTACTCCTGTAGTTGTACCCGCGCCTACTCCTGTAGTTGTACCCGCGCCTGCTCCTGTAGTTGTACCCGCGCCTGCTCCTGTAGTTGTACCTCTAGTTGTACCTATACGATACTATATTAGGAATGTTGACATGGATATTGGAGGTAATGATATAGCTTGTTATACTGATGGAAGTTCAGCTGATTTTTGTAGAGAAAAATGTGACAATGATCCAAGATGTAAAGGTTATAATTATATTCATAAAGATACTGTTTGGGGGGCGGCTAGTGGATGTTGTTATAAATTCAACAATCAGCCATTGATTAGTACAAAAGGTATAGATTTTTATGCGTTAAATTAACTAATAAACATTAAGATACTTATAAAATTTTCATTATTTACATTGTAATGAAAATTAACAAATTAGTTATTGTATGAAAAATGCTCTATAGTTGCATGTAACTGCATTATTAAATTCAAATGATAAACACCTATACTAGATAATACATGCCAAACTGCATGAAGTTGTAAAGGTTGCAATGTCTGACAAAACATATTTTCCAAACACCAAAGTACAATACTACAGCTATACATACAAATACCGACATTTGTTGCAAAATTTAATCTGTGTCTTAAAGTTAAGTAATGTTTAATTCGTGTTTGTACAATATTAATCAAAGCTGAATCACTTAACTGTTTTGGTTTTTTAAATCTACTATATGTATTTATACCAATTGTAGTTTGATAGTCTATTATAGACGTGCTACTTATCATTGGATTCAGTTTTTCTATTTTTCTTTTTTTTTTCAAAAAATCTTGATTTATATAAATTTTCGAATAAACAATACGATTTAACCCAATAGATAATTTATACAAAATATATAAAACACATCCTTCTGATACTTTTAACGTCAAGTGAAAAGTTATAACTTGTAAACTAGGATGTATAAAATAACTCAAAATTATCACCGGTATCATTTTATAACTATATTTTAAATAATTAAGCAATTTAGTATATTTATTTACATTTATTGTTTCGTATGTTGTTTGTAATTTTAATAAAAGACTTAAATATTCGTTAGCCAATAAAATCATTGGAAGTTCATCTAATAATTGAAATGGGTAATATAAAGTACTATGAAATAACATAGTTCCAATACCAACAAAAACTAACAAAGCAGAAATTCTTATAAATGTATATTTATGAAGATGATTTTCATTTATCCAAGAACTATAATTTTTATAATACCAAATACCTGATAAAATTAAACATAATCCAGTTAATGTATTCCAGTACTCTGCTACATATTCTGATAAAATATAATTTTGTTCACACCAATCAACAGTACTTGGTAAATTAACCATATATACCTTTATTAGTTTAGTTTTAGAGTTGATCTATTTTCATTTTTTTATTATAAAAATATATTTTTTGATTAAACTTTTTTTAAATATATATATTATACAATAAGATAATGTCTCATTTCTCATTTACACGTGCATCTTATGACAAATGCGCTATAGAAAAAAAAGATCAAGAAAGTCAAGCCCCTTTTCACTTAATCACAGATAACACAGTTGCAGAATCTAAAGACGTATGTTTTCAAAGCACTTCACCATTCATGCAAAATCCATATCGAAGTATACCATCATATTCAGTTGATGTAGAAAGTGATTTGCGAGGACACCAATTTCAAGTATCTAAATGTCCAACTCATAAATACAATCCAGAACATTCTGAAGTTTTTAAAATAAAACTAAATGAATGTAAAGACAATGGTCTTGTACCAGAATACACAAGATTAAATAAATCTTGTAATATTTTTAGCGGAATTAGCATCAACCGTTTCCATCCGCTTTGCGAAGATGTCCAAGAACTTAACAAAATTCATAGTAATTCTTATATTGGAACAAATACTAGATTACAAATTAAAGACGCATTTAAAACTAAAAAATAAATACTATGTCAGTTAAAGGGCATAATTTTCATATAAACCCATTTACGTTTTTTTATTAGATCAAATTTTTTAATCCAATATTCTATACAATATGTATTTTCTTGACCATATTGTTCCTAATTTAGACAATTTTTTGAATTTATTAAAACTCAATTTTTTAATAAATATTAATAAATTTATACAACAAATATAAACACGTTACTATATTACATATGATTATATTAAATATTATTACAAAATTACATACCATCAAAAATTTTACGAAAATCTCTCTTTGTATTTTTTGATACATTGTTTTCAAAATTTTCTAATACATTTGTAATTTCATCTTGTGTAGATTGACCTTCTGTTTCTGATTCTAGTTCCACTTCATGTAACACAATATCACCAGTCTCAGTTGTTTTTTCTTTACGACCAATTGTTAATGAATTTGTGTTTTTGTTATAAAAATACCAAGTGGCTCCAAGTAGTCCAAATATTGTTACTGCACCTGATGTTTTGCCAATACCTTTGATGAATGACGTGAATAGTTGTTCTCGAATAGACATATTATATAAATCTATTCTAGAAAAATTTCGTGCTTTTTAAACACACTATTTTATTTTTTTTTTTATTCGCAAAAATCGATAATACTTTTTATATAAGTATATTAATGAGCAATTTTGGAGATATATCAACATCATTTAAACAAGTGTTTATATCTCAAAAAAACACAGGGTATTTATTTGATTTAATTGTCTCAAAAATATTAAAACGGAATCCACAATACCAACCTCATTTGTTCAATAATATTAACAAGTACAAAGAAAACATTATTCAATTACAAGAACTTATATACAATGACTCATTTGTAAACATATATAATAATATCCAATCTTATGGAAAAGTGGATTTAGAAGAAGTTTTAATAGAATTAAACAAAATAACAGTATTAAAATTTGAACAATTGTTATTTAATGATCTCAGTGAAAAATTTACTAAGAGTACATCGGAAAAACAAACACCATCAATTATTCAACCAGTATCAACTAACACTACACAAAATAATACCACGCAAAATAATACGATTTCAAACAATTTTAATAAACATTCAGAATTACAAAACTATAATAACCAAGAAAAACATCAAGAAGATACAATATCAAATGTTAGTTCAGACAATAACATACAAATTACATCAACAGAGTTTTTTTCTGAAAATGCAGTATTTGAAGATGGTAAATATACATTTTTACTAAAAAACGAAGATATTTGTGGAATAAATATAAATAATATAAAGATTAAATGTAACTTGTATAATATTACGGAGAATAACAATAAATTTTGTTTAATAGAAAGTGGTGTAAAAACAGATGTAATTATACCGATAGGATATTATGATGTGTCAACTCTTATAGATATAATATCAGAATGTATAAATGAATCATCTATTAATAAAAACAAGGACTATTTTTATAAAGTTTTCATGAATACCTTTAAAAATAAAATATGCTTTTTATGTGATTATGTAGACAAGGAACGTGTTACTAAACCTTTATCCTTTGGTATTACCTTTTACAAATCAAAAAATGCAAATGATCATGATTTATATCAAATGCTAGGATTCTATAAAACAAACTATACAAATAATAATTTATACATAGCTGAAGATTTTTCTACCACGAATATCTATGATGAGTTGTATTGTAAATTGTATTTAGACAATAAAGAGTTACCTAAACATAAAACAAGTGATGCAAATTTTTCTTTTTATGAAAAAATAAACACAGAAATGGATAAATCATTTGGAAAAACAATATCTATTAATTTTGATGATAACTTTTATACATTTGATACTAATATTAAAGCAAGACATTTATCTATAAAATTTTATTGCAATTACTCACGATTAATGTTATCACAAATGTGGTTTAAATGCAAAATAACATTTGAACACGTGTAAATTATTATATTTTACATATATATTTTACGTAAAATAATAATATTAGCATATATTAATGAACATATTAGATATCATAAACAAAATAGAATTTTCAGATACAATATCGGAAGATTACATTTTAAAAAGTGATCTAGATAAAACTTGCTGCGTTTGTTTTACAGATTCCTATTTTATTTACAATACCTCAAATGATTCCATAATGTCCTTATCAGATATAGATAAATCTTGGTTTAAACACAATGAAATCCCTAAGTGTTTATTAATAAAAAGTTGCTGCAATGTACATTATATATGTATAAATTGTATACATCGTTTAATAAACAACTACGAAGCACATCCTATAAATGAATCTAATTCTCACTTTGCTTGTCCGTATCCATTTGATGATTGTGTTACATCTATAGGATTTAAAAACATATTTGACCATAATTTAATACATAAAATATGCAACAATTACGAATGGGAGAATTATAGAATACATGCAGAAAATTTTGCATTTCCAGGATTTACAATTATAAAATGTCCTGTTTATTATTACCGATCAAGTAACAGAATTTTATGTGACACAGAGATTTTACTTGAAAACGAAACAATAAAAAATACACCTATTGGCGAGTTTATAGTTGAATGTACACAGAATGCCGATTGTCTAAAACGATTTTGTTTTAATTGTAATCAAATAATGAGTTACTATCAACAAGTTTGTTACGATTGTAAAACAAATCATGAAAATGAAAATCCTAATCTGCTAAACTATTATTTTAATAAAAACAAATCAGAAATTTTGTCGTCAATAGTATTGTCATCAAGTTCATCTGATGATAATGAAGAGTTAAACGATAACATTATAAATTACAATGAAAATTCTTACTTGTATTTGAACAAGGATATTACTGTTGAAATTGCTGTTGAACAAATAACAAATATGATTTATAATATAGATACATTTTTCATATGTGCTATATGCAAAATCAGTTTATATAAAACTGAACGTTGCAATGGATTATCTCATCATAATATAGAAAGATGTTATGCTTGTGGACGAATAGGATATAAAACAAAAGGTTTAGGTGAACATTGGAATCCAACTGGAAATAATGGTTGCTTCCGATTTAATAGTGATGCTTATATTAAAAATACTATACCACATTATTTGTGTAATGACAGTATATGTTCAAACCACGATAAAGGAGATTGTACTCTACCAGAACATAAATGTGGAATTGATGATCTAGAACATTTGAGAAAACGCTCATATGTTTATCATTGTATAAAATCCTTATTACCAGAAATCCGTTTTCAAGTATATGATGAAGTTTATGATAAGTTAAGTATGTATCCAGAATTGTTAAAGTATATGCCATATAAACAAACACTTTTATTACTAACAAAGTACAAATCTAGATATAAAGATTTTTCTGAAAGTATTGTCTATAAAAATTTAAATTGTTACGAACCATATATATATACAACAGACTTAAACTTTTGCATTGATATAGATCAATATATATTAGAACATTCAATACCACCACCACCTTATGTATCTGAAATAACACCAACAAATGTAACTACTATAGAAAATACAATACATAATGAACAAAATGATATAGAAAACCCCATCGAAACAGTAAATAATGAAATATCGTCTTGGAGAAGACTTTTACAACAAGAATTTATAAATCCTACAATAAGAAGAAGATATGCCATTACAAATGCAAATGATGAAGATGAAGAAGATGCCTTATCCTTTGATAGTAGCTCTGGATTATTAGTAAATAATTCAGATATAATAATACAGGATATTGATAGTAGTATAGATATAACAGATATGACAAATGAAAATTACATAGCCCTACAAGATAACCACATTGATAATATAACATCAAACATTTTTGACGAATTATTACATGAATTAAGTAGAACAGAAGAAAATATAACAACCATATACGATAATCTAATAGAAAGAAGTTTTGATTCAGAAAATATCATAAATGATATAAATTTTACAAGTAATAGTATAAATCTATCCAATAGTATAAATCCTAATAGTATAAATCCTAATAGTATAAATCCTAATAGTATAAATCTACACAATAGTATAAATCTACACAATAGTATGAATCTATCTAATAATTATCACGAGTGGTCTAATGGAAATGTTATAGAATTTACCTCACCTAGAGATGATCGTCAATTATTAAATACACCTGACATTATAATTAATTCAAATTCTGTAACAATAAATTTTTTATCAGATTATGATACTGATACTGAATCCTCATAATAACTTACTTTTTTTTAATAACAGCCTTTAATTTGTCCTCAACTACAAAACGTTTATTTTGTAAAATAGATTGCGTTAACTCCTCTGCTTTTTTATCATCTTTTAACTGTTCAGCCAATTTTTCCATTATAACTTCCTTTTTAAAAGTTTGAGAAATCTTTTTTGGATATAATACAATTTCTCCTTCTTTTAAAGAAATGCTGTCCATATCATTTTGTGTCATGTATTCTTTTATATCTTTTTCCAAAGCGTCCAAAGTTTTTTTCCAATCTTTTTGTTTTTTGCGAGATTCTGCTAACGATTTTTGTATTTCTAAATATTGTTGAAATTTTTGATTAATACTTTCAGACATTATTTTTATTATAACCATAAAAATAATATCATATAATAAACGACTAAAACTATATTAAACGACTATAACTCTATTAAATGACTATATTATATTAAACGACTATATTATATTAAATGTTTATATTAAACGACTATTAATTACCTTTTTATTAAGATTTATACAAATCGTTTTGTCTGTTCTATATGAACACGTATGTTTGTTATTATTTACTGGTAATTTTTCATTACAAATAATACAAATTAATCTTTTTTCAATTGTTGTTTTTTTAAAATCAGTAATTTTATTATCAATATTTGTTTGCATATTTATGTATACCTGTAATAAAAAAATTTAATTTAAAACACACAATTAATTATACAATATGATTGCGCAAAAATATAAACCAAATACGCAAAAATCTTTGTTTCACAAAGACATAGTAAATCATATACGTAAATGGATAAAATTGATTGAAGATTACGCAGATGATTCAAAATCTGTAAAACAAATCCTATTCCTACACGGGCCAATAGGATGTTCTAAAACTGTAACTGTAGAATGTTTATTTAAAGGTTATAATTTAATAGATATTGATTCAGATCATTTAAGATCTGCTGAAAAAATTACAGAAACAATTAGTGGAATAGTTGGATTCAGAGAAGTTACGTTGGCAAATATTGAAAAATGGAATCATAAAAATAGAAAGGATAAATCAAATATATTATTCGTAGACAACCTAGAATTATGCGATAGAGGAATTGAAAATTTCATAGAAACTTTGTATAATAAATATAACATAAACATTCCTGTAATTTTAGTATGTAATTCTTCAAAGTATAAAGAAATTTTTATAAATTATCAAAATTGCACATTTTTAGAATTTAAACGTCCAAGTTTATTAGAATTAACTAAATTGAGCAATGAAATTTGTAAAAATGAAAACTTAGGGTTGACAAAGGAGCAAATACGTGGAATTATAGATAAATCAGAATTTGATATACGTCAATTATTGTATTTATTAGAACAATGGTCGATAGGTAAAGGTGCTGGTCATCAGTTTACTAGTTTTATCGAATCTATTCAAGTTAAACATACTGATCAAGATTTATCTGAGAAATTAGAGTTTTTATTTAATAACAGACGTGATTTTAATACGGACAGTGTATTTACAGTTGGTGCATCAGAACCAATTTCTATATCTAATGCTATATATCAAAATTATACGTCTATGCCTATTGATACAACATTATCAAAGGGTGATAATATAAAACTACTAGAAAATTATTCAAATATCATGGATAGTATTTCAGTTTCTAATTTGATACATACTGAAATATACGAAAATCAAAATTGGAATTTATATAATGATTATATAATTCATTCCACTGTAATACCTAGTTATTATTTGAAAAAAAATAATCAAATCATATACGATTCACATTTTAGTGATAAAATGGATGTTGACGATTATCAATTAAAAGAATGGCACGATAAATTATATCAGTTTACACCTTTTAAAGATATATCTTATAATTTTCTAAATTCTTATGAAGAAGTAAAAAGAATTGTATGTTCGAATATGCATTCGCGAGTATTAAATCCATCACATAAACATCATTCAAATATGAATATTCATACACTAGCAGATCCTCAATGTTGTTTTACAGTAGTCAATATTTTACTTACTTGTATGGATCATTTAAATGAATATTTTAATAAGAATAAACGTGGTAAAAACACAACTAAAAAGGAAAAGCTGGATTTATGTAAAAATATAAATGCTGATCCAGCGAAAATATCATTAGACATTATAGTTAATAATATTTATGAATACAAGTTATTTGAAATAGACACAGACGATTTTTTAATTAACAAATCAAAATACATTAATGATGAAATTATTCAACAAAATATAAACAAGATAGACTTGCGAGTTTTTAAACGTTTATTAAATATCTTTACGATGAGTGATAGACATAAAACATTTCGATCAAATATAGAAACATCATTACAGTATAAAATACTTATACGTTTAGTAGATGATTATAAGGATGAACCTGCAAAAATATCATTTAATATTAACAATATTCTTACAGAAGAATTGGACAAGATTTGGAATTTATCTTAATGTATAAAAATTACAGAAAAAATTACAAATTAAAATGGAGAAGTTGCAGCCATATAAATACAACCAAACCCAAGTAGTAACATCACTATATTACATACAAGATTTATAACTACAAAATTAAAATTATCTTTTTTCTCATTTTTAAAACTTTCGTTTTTGTTAAAACATTCAGTTGCAATCGAAGAAGTTGCGATACCGAAAATTGCAGCAACTACAATAGCTATTGCTGTCATCATCATTTTCATATTAGGCATTTTATATAATAGTTTATATATTATATAAAGAAAATAATTTCAGTTAAACTTTTATAATTATTTATTCTGAATATTTAAAAATAATCTTTTATGTAGAATGTTCTATAACTCTTCCAAATAAAAATTTTCTATTAAAATATGCCTTAGTAATCTACAATATACTGTAAAGATCTTGTATTTTAAGAAAAAGTGGAGATTTACTATCCTTTTACTAATCTTTTGGACTAGTGATATCCTTTTGAGTAAATAGTTTTATTAAAAATTCAAATCAAGTTGCAAGTTAAGTAAACATTGTTTAGCACACTCTTGCTCAGCATTGGTAACCTTTCTACCAAACCCAATCCCTAAAATATAATCACCACGTTGGAGAATTTCAAATAATTTTGTATAAACTAACGGATTTTTTACACGATATTCTTCCATAATTCTAGAAGTATAATGTTTTATAATAACTTGAATATTTTTATCCATAGAACAATATTGTTCTCCATTAAATGTTAACATTCTAGTAAATACTTTTCTGTATAAAGGACCTTCTTCATTTAAAGAAGTATATACTGGAGTTTTCCATTTTAAAGATTGAAAATAACGTTGAATAGAATCTTTAAAATTATCATTCTTTGAAATTAACTCTGCAAAATCAATAATATTCTCTATCACTGATCTTACAAAACGATCAGCATAAAGATATCCTTTTTCTTCAAAATCTAGTAAAATCGAACCGATAAATGCCTCATATGCGTCTTCAAAATAGCTTGGCGTATTGCGACCTCTATCAAGATCTAGAATCGTTTGATTCTCAACTTGAAGAGATAATAATAAGAACTTTTTAAATCCTAGTTCTACGCCAATTTTATGAAGCATTGAACATTTTTCAATTTTGATTTTAAGTTTTGTAAGAAATCCTTCTCTTTCATTACCGAACCGTTCAAATAGATAACGTCCCATAACAGCTTTTAAAATATGATCTCCTAAGTATTCTAAGCGTTCACTTGATTCTTTTGGTACGTATGAAAAACAAGTTTCTTCTTCGCGAAAAGTTTCTCCTTTTGTAAAATGATATTGAACAGATTGATAGTAACTTTCATGAACAAAAGCGTGTTGATAATGTTCTAAATTATTTATAGTTAGTCTGGTTCCATTATCGCCTATATTTTCAAAATAATTTAGAATATTTTCAACTTCTTGTCTTGTTATTAATCTATTATTTGGATTATCCATATGTTAAAAATTTAACATCTATAAATTTTATTCAATTTTTATCAGGCTATTATAATAAGATGTAAAGTGATAGTTTTTTAATCAGTCTAATAAATTTTTAAAATTATTAAATATTTACAAATAATATAACATGGAAATTCTACATAATAGAGATCCAAATCAACGTTTTTATATAGTAATACGTTTTGCATTAATAATTTCATTTATAGAAATGTTTTCCCAATCAGTTTTAAAACATGACAAGTACCCAATACTTGGAGTATTTGGCTATATTGTTTTATCTCTTATTTTATACAATTCATATTATTATGAAAATATGGGTCATATGAACCTAGTATGGTCTTGTATATCCATAATAACTGGATATTTAGTTAGTCATTATTTTTTTGGAGAACGTGTTAATAAATATACTATATTAGCAATCTTTTTTGCCTGTATAGCTATATATGTTGCTCATTTGTCAGATGAATAAATAAAATTGAATTTAAAATTATTGTTTTTAAATTCAAAATGGATAAATTTTTAATTCTTCAATTGATAATGAACCAAAGATTAAAACAACAAAAACAACAACATATAACTAAATCTGAAAACAAATTTACGGAAATTAAAGATACTAAAGAATCTAAGAGCACAACAGAAGTTGACCAAGATACATTAATGTTTTTACTTACCCAATGTTAATATTTTTAACTTGAATAAATTAATCTAAAAGTATCATATTTTTTAGATACGTGTTCTATCTTTTTGTAAACATTTTCACTTCCAGAAAAATAAATAGTTATCTTGTTAGTTTCTATAAATGAATTTTGAATTAATATATTATCAAACAAATCATTAAAATCAGGACGTCCATTGTAATAAGTAAAATGGTCTTGTTGTGTAAAAGATTCTTTACATTTGTTATCTGTCAGATAAATCATAAAACGAACACCGTGTAAACTTATAGATTTTATCCAAAATATATCATCCATATTTTTAGCAATAATAACAACATATAACTTACTTTTAGGCTTATTTTCCATAATAAAATCTAAAAAACACGTAATTCCAATTCCACTTGATATTAATACAACTGGTTCACAATGTATTTTTACAATAAAATCATCATGAAATGTCTTATAAGGTCCACTAGTATATAAGTTTAAATTATCATACCCGCGTTTTACTATTGTATCTACAAGTTTTCCAGACCAATCACCTCGCCGTTTTATATAAATACAACATTGTTCGCCTTTTAAAATACCATTCGTATTACTACACTTTACAATGGTATATGGATGCCATTCAAATTTATTTATTTCAGGTATATACAAATACACAGTTTTACTAAAATATTTATTTGACAAAAGCATATTTATACAAATAATATCATCTGTAATAATTTTATAACCAATTATTGATACTTTACCACCTGAATAAAACAAATCTAAAACAAAGTTTATAATATACAAGGAAACAATGGTTAGACCAAGGACACCAATTACTATGTTATTTTTCCATACAATGTGTATTGCAAATGCTATTAAAAATACAACGACAAATAAATTATGCAACTTGTGAAATAAATTATAAACACGAAAACCAAGCGTTATAAAAAAAAACAATGCACAACTCAAAACAATACCACTTACTAAACCATTGTAATTATTATATAAAATAATATTAACTGTATGAGTTATGATATGAACGCAACTAAAAAAACATACGAAACCAAACAAAAAAACATGCATGTGTCGTTTTACTATAGAATTATAAACAAACCATCTTTTCCATATTTTGTTAGAACATACAAATACCAAAAACAAATTTATATTTATCATTAATCCAGATGCTTTTGCCAGTATATATAATTGCGTAGAATAATGATATGACAAGTAACATATAAAACTAGCGAATTCTAATAATGTACAAAGCAATAATGCTGATTTCATTAAATACAATCCTCTTAAATCTTTAAATAGACAACACATAACAACAACACAACTTAATAAAAAAATGAAAACAAATGTAGTTTTATATCTGATCACTTATTATGTACTGTTTAAAAGTTGTCATTGCGTGTCCATGTTACAAACGTCCCTATGCGCACGTTATTGTCGAGCATTTTAAAGATGAAGAACTAGTTAAAAGTCGTTTAAATGAAATCAAATTAGAATATATTGAAAATCATAATATTGACAAAGCATCTGTAAAGTTTGTAAGATCTGAACTGTCATGTCAAGAAGATGAAGATGAAGATGAACTTGTAACTATTGAAGAATTTGACAATCTTGTTGAAAGTGGCAAACTACTTGATATAGTTTATAAAGACTCGTATATGGATCAAGCTCCATTTGAATTTGAAATTATAAAGATTACAATTTAAAAGTCTATCGTTTATACATCGTTTCATAAAAAATTGAATTTTTTTTCAAAAGTGTGTAAAATTATCTACTATGTCTTGTAACATTTGCGTTGAAACTTTTAATCGCTCTAACCGCCTTGCTATTACTTGCCCCAAGTGCGAGTTCCAAAGTTGTCGTTCTTGTTGTGAAACGTATTTGACAAACTCTAATGAAGATGCCAATTGTATGAATTGTAAATACAATTGGGATTATAAAACAATGTCAAGTATGTTTACAAAAACTTTTATCGATAATCGATACAAAAAACATTATGAACAAATTTTATATGAAAGAGAAGTTGCTTTGCTTCCTGCTACTCAACCATTAGTTGAAGAAGAAATAAGAAAAGAAAACATTCAAAAAGAAATTGTAAAAGTACACGATAAAATAACTCATCTTAAAAATCTTTTAAGACTTCTTAACGTTGAATATCACAAACAACCGGAATTACAAAAACAAAATTTTGTAAGACAATGTCCAAATGGAGAATGTAGAGGTTTTTTGAATAACCAATGGAAATGTGGATTATGCAATAATTGGAGCTGTGCTGAATGTCACGAAGTCAAAGGTGAACTCAGAAATACTCACCATACTTGTAAACCGGAAAATGTCGAAACAGCAAAGCTATTAAGACGCGATACTAAAAGTTGTCCTAAATGCACAACTCCTATTTCAAAAATAGAAGGTTGCGATCAAATGTTTTGTACTCAATGTCACACTGCTTTCAGCTGGAATACAGGACGTATTGAAACTGGGGTTATACATAATCCACATTATTTTGAATGGAGATCACAAAATGGAACTCAACAAAGAAACTTGTTGGAAGTACAATGTGGAAGAGAAATTGATCATGAAATTGTTGGCATTTTAAACCGTATATGCAATACTGATATTATTTATAATATTGCAAGAAATGTGTTACATATTCGTCAAGTAGAATTACCTAAATATGCTGTAAACAGATTCAATGATAATTCCGATCTCAGAATTCGATACTTGCGATCTCAAATTACAGAAAAAGTCTTTAAACAAACTTTACAAAAACGATTCAAAACAAATGAAAAGAAAAATGAAATTGGAGCTGTCATTGCAACATACACTCATTGTGTTACAGATATTATTTATCGTCTTATTGTTGAGTACAAAAACCCACAAGCTATAATTGATCTTACTAACGATACAATTTCACCAATTGAATCAAAATATTATTATGAATTACAAGAACTCATAAGATATACAAACGATTGTTTTAAAAACATTTCAAAAATTTACAAAAACAAACCAATTCAAATAACAACAGGTGGTTATCTTAGTTAACTATTTCAAACCAACTTTATTAAAGGCATCAGTCAAAGTATGCATATCAAAATCATCAAATGTTTTCTCAGGATATGCTATTACATATTTTATCCGTAAATTACCTTCTTTACCATTTTCATCTAATAAACCTTTATTGTAAATAATATATTCTTTGTTTGGATTTATCAAACCAAAACCACGTGTGTCTAATACAAAATCTCCAGCAAAATGAGGAATAGTTACAACTTTACCGACTACAGACTCTCGAAATGTTAAATTTATAGTATATAATAAATCAATATTATCCCTTGAAAAATTAGGATCCTTTTCTACTATTACATTTACTACAAAATTTCCTGAAATTTCATTGTCTTTAACAGCCTGTTCTCCCCATTCTTGAAATACAAAATTTTCACCAGTTTTCGAACCCTTTTTTATATGAATCTCAAATACGTTATCTTCATTAATAGTACCAAATGAACCACAACTACTACACACTTTTGTATTATCGTTAGACTTACCACTACCTGTACATTTATTACAAGTTTGTTGAATTACCTGTGTAAATGGACCCATCTGAACATGTTGAGTAGATATACCATTTCCACCACATTGTTTACAATTAGCCATACAACCCTTACAAATACGTTTTCTATTAATCTTTAACTTTTTAGTAGTCCCTGTATATACTTCTTTTAATGTTATTCTACAATTATACGTATGATCAGATTTTTTTACAATTTGTTCTTGACGTCTATGATGCTTAAAAAATGGATGTTCAAAACCAAAAGGAAACATATTATCCATATTACCATTCATATTACCATTCATATTCATATTACCAATAGGATTATCATATTGTTGTCTTTTTGAACTATCTGATAATGTTTCATACGCCTCTTGGATTTTCTGAAAAAATTCTTTATCACCTCCTTTATCTGGATGATGTTGCCTAGCCAATTTCCTATATGACGATTTTATATCATCATCTGATGCACCCCTGGAAACACCTAATATATTATAATAATCCGACATAGATTACAACTTATTATTACAAAAGTAAATATAATTAGAAAATAAACGGTAATGTCTTTTATTTAAAAATAAAACTATATATATCTATTTACTCAAAATTTCAGTTAAATTGTTTTTGTTTTTATAAAATAATATTACTTTATAAAAAAGACTTAATAAGTTGTAGTCATTGCTCTAAACTTCATTGTTGTAGATAACCACTCGTTAAAATTAGGACTAGTATACTGTACTTGTCCAAATGGTGTTATTGAAAATTTTATATTTGTATTATCGCCAATATATGATGAATTCATAATCCAACCAGATGATTTTCTTATACCTTTTACTTCATACAAAGTATCAAATTCTGTAGAATCAGTGACTACTGTAACACATGCTATTCCAGAAAATGATTTTATATTCGCATCAGTAAATTCAAAATTAATTATGTTATCTGGTAAAATTTGATTATTAGATGCATTAAACGATCTTTCAGACCATATATCCCCAGGATTTGGAGTAACGTCAACATTTTTAACAATTAAACTATCGCCCACTAATAAATTTTTTCCTACAGATACACCACCATATGTTGTAATAGTACCACCTGCTGTCAAATTTATTGCTGCGTGCGTATTAAAAATTGTTATACCATCTCCAATCAACAAATTTTTTCCTATTGATACACCACCATATGTTGTAATAGTACCACCTGATGTCAAATTTATTGCACTTGTTGTATTTTTTAATTGTATACTAGATTCTTTTGCTAAAATAAGATTATAATCTTTGTAAATAAAATCTTCAGTTCCAACTATAGGATCTGTTCCATTTCCTCGTAATACAGCATAAGGTGTTAATTGAGTATTTCCAGTACCACCCTTTGATACTTGCAAAGGCTCGAATATCAATGGAGTATTTTTCAAATACCTAATCTTTGCATCATATACATTTGGATTAGTATATCTTAAATATCCATCTCCTGTTAAAGTACTTATATCAAATATAATACCTGTTCTATCACCTATATATCTACTATTTATTTTCCATATATCATTTTGTAAATATCCTTCAATTTCATACATTGCATATTTTGATAATTCAACTATCTCAACATAAATTGTTAACTGAAATGTATTTGATGAATTACTAAAAATTAACTTGTCACTAACTACATTTGGTATTAAGGTATTTGCCGTTAAAGTTATACTACTTGCACTCTTTAATATTTTAAACTGTTGAAATCTAATTGTATAAACACCATCATTATTAGGATTTATATACTTTATTTTACCAATAGAATTTACTGTATTTATTGTAAATGTAATTCCAGTATTATCACCAATATAATAAGATTGCATTATCCATTCATTCCCCTTTAATAAACAACTCAAAAAATACAAACAATATTTATCATTACTATCATTTGATATGTATACTATAACTTTTACAGAATTAAGTTCACTGTTTATATACGATAAACCTATAATATCCTGAAAACTAGAAACATCATTCGCCAACGTTGAATTAATCTGAGTTGCGCCAGCTACATCATTGATTTGTGTTATAGTCCTAAATTTTATACTAGTAACACCTGTATAATTAGAATTTGTATACTGCATAATACCCTGACCAGCATCTGTTCTAATGTAAAATACAACACCTGTAGTCTGACCTATATAAGTACTTGTAATTTTCCATTCATTACCACTATTTACACCACGTATAGTATAAAAAGAATTTTTTTCATTTCCTACCTGTATATAGACATATGATATAAAAGCTTTTATACTACTATCAAAATTAAATTTACTAATGTCTTGTGCCAAAGTTACATTGTTATTCAAAATAAAAGTATTTTCATATGTATTATCACTTATAGGACCCCCTCCACAACAACTCTCCCCAACACTACTAAATAAAGCATCTACATAAGCCTTATTTACAGCATCAAAATCTTCCAAAGGAGTACTCACATTTGTAATCCTTTGAACATTCAAATCCAACTGACCACCTATATATACAGATTTTTCAAAACTAGCACCACCATAACTAGTAAAACTACCACCAGTCCCCAAACCAAGAGAATCTGACGTACTTGTTAAATATATACTCGTATAAGGATTCAATATTAAACTACCATTTGTCCCATCACCAGTAAATATTAAATTATTAAACCCCTGAATAGCATCACCATCTGTCTCTGCAATAATAACCTGCCCTGTCGTAAAGTTTCCCTGCAATTTATGATCATCCACATATTGTTTATTTGCAGCATCAGTCTGATCAACTGGATACCCCACACTAGTTACCCTATTGTTATTTACATCTAATCCACCACCTACATATACATCTTGTTTTACTATAGCACCACCCTCAACCACAAATACTCCACCAGATGATAAAGATAAAGCATTTTGTGTATTCGATACTATAAATGAAGAAGCTGTACCTAATATTAAACTACTACCATCATATGTAAAACTACTATAACCCCTAATTTCATCGCCTTCACTTGCAGCAATAATAACCTGCCCTGTCGTAAAGTTTCCCTGTAATTTATGATCATCCACATATTGTTTATTTGCAACATCTGTTTGATCTATTGGATATCCTACATTGATAATTTTATTATTATTAACATTTAATGTACCACCAATAAAAACATCTTTACTAATAGATATACCACCATAACATACAAAACTCCCACCTATACTAGATGTTATATTATTTGTACTACTTAATGTAATTGTTATACCATCATATGTCAAATTATCATACCCCCTAATAGCATCACCATTTGAATCTGCTATAATTAATTGACCTGCCGTAAAATTACCATTGATTTTACGATCATCTACATATTGTTTTGTAGCTACATCACTAGGATTTATTGGACTTCCAACATTACTTATCACATTTCCAGATAAATCCAAATTACCACCTATATAAGTATCTTTATCTATAGTAACACCTCCAGATATATTCAAACTACCACCACTACCTAAACCATCTGCATTCGTAGTATCACTAATGTAAAATGGAATTGACAAATTTAATCGTGTAGTATCTGTTGTAAAAAAATCATACCCACGAATAGCATCACCATTCGAATCAGCGATAATAACTTGCCCTGTCGTAAAATTACCAGATAATTTACCAGCAACATCGTCCACATAATCCTTATTCACACCATCTGTACCAATAATAGGATATGCCACATTTTTTATATAATTCCCCGTAATATCCACATCACCACCCACTATTAATCGTTTTCCTATACTAACACCACCCACAACAGTCAAACCCCCTCCTGATGTAACACTTGCAGCATTTTGTGTATGTTTTATTGCAAGACCACCATCTATAATAACACTTGCTGATGTAGCATTATCACTTGGTAATGTATAAGGAATCAATAATTGATCATTTTTAAAATTCACTTGTTGAATGTTTACACCATTTGCATAATTGTATTCTTTTATCGAATCAAAATATAATGTCCCCGACCCCTCAACTGATCCATCACCTTGCAATGACGGATTTGCAGAAGGGGCTAGGGACAAATTTCCTTTGATAAGAAAACCTTCGAGATTTTGTCCAAATCCTGATTCCATTTTAGATTGCAAATAATCTAACTCTTAAAGGTAATTAATATTTTTAATATCACTTTCTAACGATCATAATATCAATAGTCTATAAATCGTTCATAAATCTTAAATAATACAACATTTTAATACAAATACTGTATTAAAATACTAAATTACAATACACAATGAAATATCAAATTACAAAGTATTTTCATACTCGTAAAAATGCATTCGTAAACAATCCAAGTTATAAATAGTAGATTTACATTTACTAATTAATTTTTTATACAAACCCTCACTAAAATAATCACTTGTATATTTTTTACAAATCTTATCCAAATCATCTTCACAAATCTCATAAAATGGAACATCCATCTTTTTCAAATACTTAATAAAATTTTTACAACTTGTAACTTTATTACTTACTATTACAGGAATCACTCCCATATATAAACTCTCCCAAAATCTATGTGTATCTATACCATTTCCACGTAAACATAAACAAAAACGATGTGACGCTAAATCAACTAAATATTCTTCATATGGTTTACCACTAGAAACATCAAAATTACCATACTCAATTATTTTATCCAAAACATTTTTCCTATAAGCATACGTTTTAGGGTTTATATTTACATAAATAGATTTCTCTTTTTTTTCACGATAAGTTTCCGAAATTACCTTGTATAATTTTAACAAATCACCATGACGCCACATAGAATTTGCCATACCTATTGGTAATAATGATATCTTATCCGAATTCACAGTCGTATCAATATTCTGAGCATAAATTTTTCTAACATATTTAGAATTTAAAATATCTCCATGATCATCTGTAACTGCGTGATCAGAATTGTGAAAATAAAAAACATATTCAATAGATGCATCCAAATTTGGAAAAACATACCTTTGAAAATTATCCAACATATGTGTGTAAATAAAAATCTTTACAAATGTCACACCCTTAACCTTACAATGTTCCCTAAAATATTTATTCAATAACTCCATGTTAATATTCCCAAAATCACGTATTATAATTATATCTTTTGCATACTTTTCGGCATTTTTGTGAAAATTGTATATTTCAGGTGTTGTTAAAACAAAATCACACAACCCTAAAATTCTATCACCTGAAATAATATCGCCAAATAATAAATCACACGCACTTGAAAATTGATACAATTGTTTACTATGAATGTGTAAATTTGAAATTTTTACAAGACTATTATTCTCATCTGATAAAACTGGAATTCTTATTGGAACGCATAAATTATCAAATTCTGTCTTAATCTTTGAAAAATCAAACGCATCAGGTTTTGTTACAGCAGTTTCATTTATAAATCCCCTTGTAGGATTATCATAAATCACCATTTCCTGATCACTTGTTAAATTGGTGTAATCAACATCTTTACTTAATACATTTCTATAATCCACACCTCCCAAATATTGACCCAACGCAGCCCCATCATAAACTAAAAATTCACCACCATTTGAATTTGTTGGCAAATTATACCTATCACCAAATTTACCTAAAATATCCATATCATTCATAAATGTATTACTCGTTGATAACTCGTTTGTTATAAATTGTGTCAATTGTGATAACCGAATATAATCAGGGAAAAATAATATACTAGGAATAACACGCCCAGGAGCATCCTCAACCATACAAACCTTATCAACCAAATTACTACCTATTGTATTACATATATCATAATATATTTGTTCAAAACTCCAATACATCATTATATCACTTTCTATATGAAACACATTGTAAACTGAAAACATTTCCATAAAAATTGCCAAGTAAAAAAATCTAGAAGTAGTAGATATCCAAAAACCATCCCTAAACCCTGATAAATTAGAAAATTTTGTAGTCATAACATTTTTATATTCCGTAAATTGTTGATTATTCACACCATACATTTCTAACAATGATAATGGAATTAGATTAACCAAATTCTTAAAATAAAACGTTTCATCATTTATATAGTAATCCAAATTAAATCTGTCAAGACTTTTATTAAATTCAGATATTAAACAATCACTTAAAATAACATATACCTTTGTCTTGTAACCATTTATTAATAATGTTTGATATAAACTATCACATAAATATTTTGGTAATTCAGTACCTATATGTATATACACTAAAGAATATCCCACAGTCATTAAAAATTGAATATACATTAATTTAATTTTAATTTTAAACTCGAATGTGTGGTATTTTTGGACTTGTTGAAAATACATCAGTAAATGTTAAAGATCAAAATGAAGTTAAAGAAAAATACAAAAATATAATAACAAATACAACTAATCTCCTCAATAAAAGAGGACCTGACTCTAATGGTAATAAACTTATCATTGATCCCAATTTTGATAAAACTGTATTAATGATTCATACTAGACTTAAAATTGTAGGAGATAATACACCACAACCTATCGTTTCCAAAGATCAAACAAAATTTTTAATAATAAATGGAGAAATATTTAATTGGCAATCATTGCAACGAGAATTAAATTATACTTGCACGCAATCAGATTGTGAAATTATTTTTCCATTATATGAACGTTATAAACATAACATCCCAGAAATGTTAAACCGATTAAATGGCCAATTTTCATTTATGTTATATGATTTAACAAATAAACACATATTAATTGCACGAGATCCAATCGGAATAACACCACTTTATATTGGTTACAAACAAAAATTATTACAAAACAAAAATAACAATGAAACATTACCAATTGAACGTTTTGTAGTATCATCTGAATTAAAATGTCTAACCCAACTTGACCAACAAAATGCAAGCTTTGTTGATAAAATTAAAACATTTTATCCAAGATCATACATTTATACATCAATCGATAGACCAAACAATGACTTTTTTGACAGTGTATTAAAATACACAGATTTTTACCACGACTATTCCGTATTACCACCTACACCAAATCCAATTTATAAATCTAGAGACTACAATATAATCACACAGAAAATTAGAGATTTATTAACAAATAGTGTACGTAAACGTCTTCAAAATTTAATACAAGACAATGTAGAATTTGGAGTCTTGCTATCTGGAGGATTAGATAGTAGTCTTATTTCTAGCTTAGTTGTCTCAATAGCAGACGAATTAGGTTACAAAAAACCAATTAAAACATTTAGTATAGGTGTTAAACAAAACGTACCTGACATAATAGCAGCTCGTCAAGTAGCAGAATTTTTAAACACTGATCATAAAGAATATTATTTTTCCACACAAACTGGAATTGACAATATAGAAAATGTAATTTATTCCACTGAAAGTTACGATTGTACCACTATTAGAGCTAGTACACCAATGTACTTATTAACAAAATCTATCAGAAATGACTTTCCAAATATGAAAGTTTTATTTTCTGGTGAACTTTCCGATGAACTCCTATGTTATTTATATGGAGCAAATGCACCATCAGAACTTGACTTTCAAATGGAAACTATAAATTTAGTAAGCAATGTACACATGTTTGACTGTCTAAGATCAAATAAAACATGTATGGCACATTCCTTTGAAGTACGAGTACCTTTTACAGATATAGATTATGTAAAATATATCTTATCACTCCATCCACAATGGAAAACATTTGGTCGAAATTCCACAAATAATATAGAAAAACAAATCCTTAGAGATTCTTTTATAGGATATTTACCAAAACAAATTTTATATAGAAAAAAAGAACAATTTAGCGATGGAGTTAGTAGTTTAACTGACAAAGACGATAATTGGATCGATTACATTAAAACATATTCTGATCGTTTATACAGTAATGTAGATTTCCAATCTAAAAAACTACTTTTTGTACATAATAGACCTACCACAAAAGAACAACTATTGTACAGAGAAACTTTTTGCAAACTATTTAATAATACAAGCTACAAAAACACCAGCGAATTCACTGTTAAAATATGGGAACCAAAATGGTCAGATAATAAAGACCCAAGTGGAAGAATACAACCCTTCTGGACTAAAAATTAATAATAACTCTTTACAACTAAACAATATTTACCCGTTTTAGTTAAAAACATCATTTTAACCACTTTAATTCAAATTTACGAAACTAATTACAAAAATAAAATTTCTTTATAGATTGTAAACAATATTGCACAATTATGTTTATAATAATTAAACAAAACATTCATTTCCCATCAGAAAATGACGAAGTTTTAAATATTTTTTATACATCCGACTTAATTCATGTTAGGGATTGGATTAAAGAATATATAAATCAAGATATCATTAGTTATTCATATTCACCAATTGAACAAGACCTTAAATATTTAACATATGAGCTTAATGATGGTGAACATAATTTTCAACTTTTAAAAAAATACAAACGTGTTAATCGTGGATATATTTATAATTCTTCTGAACGTATAATTGATGTATTGTATTCAATTTCAATATTAGAATTTGATTCTGAAAAACAAACATCCCCATTAAAAACATCTGACATGTATAAAAGTGTAAATATAGAAATTAACAATAGAATTTTAAAAAGCTTAGACAAGGACAATATCTTATGTATTTTCAATACAATCCAAGATAAAATTTACAAAAAAAATAACTGGAATAAAAGCGAATTCGTATCTGTTGTAAGTGATACATTGCGTGAATATAAAGGAGCCCTATACAAATCCATTTCAAAACGTGTTAAACGATTCAATAAACGACAAAATTTATATAAACAAAAAACAGTTGATCATATAACAATAAATATAGATAATATCGAACAAGATAATGATACAACATTCAACAACGGAAATAAACAACAAGTTGTTTCTTCTTGCAAACTAGAAGCTATAAAACATGAATATAATAATTAAACTATATTAATAATATTTTTATCTTATATTATTATATATGAATTCATCTGAAGAATCAGAATCTGTATTTAGTGGTATTCAATGGCAAGAATGGCCACAACTTCGTGAACAAATGGGCTATCCAGAATTTTATGACCGTTTGTTTGAATACGAACGCAGCAAGTATAATTATTATTTAACCGATTATCAATCAAGAACATATAATTCAGAATTATTAAGAATGTTATCTAGAGATGTACCATCTACAAATCCATTAATCGAAGAAATTAAAAAGTATATTTGTCAAAAAACAGGTTTACATACTGAACAAAAAGAAAAATCTAATGAACAACAAATTGATCCAGAAAGTTGTTTTACTATACCAGACGAAGAAAGAATTAATATTGATGATAATATTACATACGATAATCTTTATAAAAAAATCCGCGATGTTATGTCACGTACAGAAAAACTTTCTAAAGGAAACTTAAAATATTATTTAGTATATAAATCTATAGAACTATCTGTAAAATTATTAAGTTTCGGGGGGAATAATCAATTAAAACAAACTGTATTACTAAAAATACAAGATTTTATTACACAACCAGAAATGTCATGTGTTAAATCTAAATTGCAAGAATTATACAATATATTAAAGAATTGTCAAAGCTGGCAATTAACAGAAATTGATATTAGAGAATTTTTATATTTTGGCAAAACACCAAGTCTGATTGTTAAAAATGTAAATGGAATTGACCCTGAAAATTACACAGGTACGTTAACTTTAGATGGTGAACAATACAGATACAATTATTTTATATGGAGACGTGAAGGAGATCCAAATATAAAAGCTGATAAACATGAAATTGTTACTCGGGAAAATTTTAAAAATTATGGTCGTTTTGATAGTGTTGGGTGGTCTGTTAAACAATTAAGAACGTTTTTTAGTACTAATATCTTACCTATTATATTAGAAAAATGTGATATATACATAAACACTAACCTACCAGTTTATAAACAGATTATTAATAATGCATTATACAAATTTAGATTAAATAGCTTAATAGATGAATATATAAGGACAAACACTGTTGAAATTGACATTCGAAACGTATCTAAAATTAAAACGAGTATAGACAAATCAAAAGATTTAGAAAATACGAATGCATATAAAATTACAAGAAACATGGATGTATTATATAATTTCATAGCCAACTTAATGATAAAACAGGCAATAATCCAACGTTCTTTACAACAAAAAATTAGAAAAATCAAGGGTAAATTTGATAAAAAACGATACGACTACAAATGGCAAAGTATATGTTCAAAATTAGAAACTTGGGATATTGAAGAATTACGAGAATTGGCTGCAATTGAAAACATAAACAATTACACAATGAAATCTAAAAGAGAATTGTGTAAAGAATTCGAGGAAATATTACAAAAAAAACTAGCCGAACAAAGACGTAATAGAATAAGATATATCCCAGAGCCAGAACCTCCCAAAGATCCAAACGATAAACAATTAAATGAATTGTTTAAACGTCATATTCAAAATAATTTAACAGATGCTGAAAAAAAACATAAACAACGTTATCCTGAACAATACTCGCAAAAATGCCAAAATACAGATTCAATCTTAGGAGATGATGTCAATGACATAAAACCAGAATTCTTTTTTACATATAAACATAATAATAAAATATTTTGCGATGATATTCGAGTGCTTTATGATCAAGTTATAAGAGCAGAACTACAAGGAGATGATACATTAAACCCATATGATAGAACACCATTATCACCAGAACTGGTAAATTCTATAAAAAAGACGTATAGAAAATTAAACGACGTCATGATTTCATTAGAAGATGAAGAACCACAACAAGAAAAATTATCTTTACAAGACATCCTAACTTCTAAAACAGCAGACCTGACGACTTTATTCTTCCATCACGCACCAATAGAAAATTTTATACATTCGGATTCTTCAATATTTAAAGAATTTTTAATGTATTTAGAAGAGAATAATATAATTTCTGAAAGAGAAGCAGGTCATATATTAGATTTACCAGATTTAAAATCACAAAAAATAGCTACAGTAGATTTACTAACAATGAAAATAAGAAATGATCGAGATATAGTGGATGGTTATTCGACTATGGCAAGTAATATAACAGATATTTATAATAGTGTATTTTCAGATGAATTAAGTGATAGTGACACTGAAGCTTCAAATGATGAATCTAACAATTTAGTTTCACAAAGAAAAGCAATGATTCTCATTTCAAAATTATCAAATTTAAGAGTAAATCATACATCTATAATAATCGCAACCCCCAACATAATATCTGATTTTATAAGAGATCTTGTAGAAACGAACGTACTACCAGTAAATATACTTTACGAATGGTCTGTCGAGGGTTTAATTTCAGAAACTGGATTAGTAATAGACGCAAATATAACAAAATTAAAAATAAAATTATTACAATATTTAATAGATATTATCCAAGACGATCCAACAAAATCAACATCCATAGCAAATAGTATTAATAAAATATTTGTTTAATTTAATAATAAAGTATCTTTAAAATCAACCAGTTTGTCTAAATCTTTATCAATCTCTGATTCATTAATTTTAGTAACAAAACGTTCTATAAAAACTTCATCTCTATTAGGTTTTCTGTTTAATCTAACAGCAAATCCAACATATTTAGTAAAACCTATATAAAACGGATCACATCCTAATCTTTTCATCAAACTATGAGTAGAGTTACTTTTGTAACTAAATCTTTTACTTGTACAATACACGTGATAACCACCAAATGTTTCATATATAGAAAAACTTAAAGGTTCATCTTTCAATCTGGATATTATAGATTTTAATAAATCAGACTTTGATGTTTCAGAACAACCCTTTATATCATAATCTAAAACCATTACATTGTTAAATGCTATAATGTCCATTATCTTAAGACCACTTGTTTTATTAAACTGTTCACCAATGATATAGTCCTCAGTTTGCTCCTTTATTATATACTCTAAATTTCTTACATTAACAGAAGGAGGGACATCACATTTTTTGAATAAATAACATATATCCCCGTGAGTTAAGTCATCATAATCTTTTTTTAATAAATCTTGCAATTTCACATTTTGTTCATTTAATATACTTTTTAAATAAATTATTTGTTTATCTGTTGCCTTTTTTTCCATAAGATACTATATATAACTTATGGAATCATTTCATAAATCATTTTTAAACATACTCCAAAATAAAGATCCATTACAAAACTGTGAAACTAAACAAAAAACGATTACATATTTTACTATAAACAATTCAGAAGATATTATAAAATTAGCACCTCAACTTATTTCAGGAGTAAAAAGAGATCAGAATCTTATAAAAACACGTGATGACTATTATGTAGCAAGAGATTCCCTTACAAATACAGTATACATATGTTTTAAACATTTGTTAACAATAGATATAGATACGGAAATTGATATAAATGATGTTTTACAACATTTTTCTAAAATACCAGAAACATTTAGAATATACAAGTCTAAAAGAGGATTTCATGTTTATTGTACATCAAGGAATTTTGATTATAGATCTAAAGATTCTGTAGATTTTATGTTTAACAATATGTGTGATGCATACTATTGTGTATACTCTTATATTAGAGGATATTGTACAAGATTAAATAATAAATTTAATGATTGTGATCAAGATATTTACCAATATTTAGGAAAAACAGGTGATAAACCAGAATTAGATCGCCTTGTAAAATTAACAAATTTAATGTTACAACTTTCTAGTATATATAAAGGAGATATTAATATTAATAAATAAAAGTGTCAAATAATATATTAGTAGTTAATCATTCATCTTCATGAGAATGTTGTAAAAAACGTTGAAATTCATAGTCAGATTTTTGTTGTAAAAATCTGTTACGTAATTCACGTAATTGAATAGAATCTATATTTTCTAAATCTCTATCACTGATATCACCATGAATTTGAAACGCGTTATGTATCTGAGCTAAATTATTACAGTTTTGTACACTTGATTGTTTATTTGTTAAAACCAATGGTACACCCTTTCTTTTTATACGTTTTTGTAAATTTGACTGAACATCAGTGATATCTACGTTATTGTTATTGTTATTGTTATTGTTATTGTCATTAACGTTATTTATATTATTAATATTCATCTGATCTTCTGTTATAATTTCTATTTTTTGTATTTTATCAGCTATTTCAGGTAAAGCAATATCAGAATTCTTAAAAGTGTTTTTAAATTTCTTCAAAATACCAGAACTTATATCTGGACTTGTTATAACTAAAGAATCATATTGTTTTAAACATTCGCTTACATATTTAGTAGCATTTATACGATCTCTTCTAAACATACACATTTGTTGTTGAATTTCATGATAAAGGCTACTATATGCTCCTGCTGCTACTAAATGTTTTTCACCAACTTCTTCTGATCTAAAGAATGTTTGCAAAACAGTTAAAACATTCACCACATATATGATTGTTCTTTTAACAATACTTAAAACAAAATCATCAGTTTCAGGGAATATTGTTTCAGCAGTCAATCCAGTGCTTAAAACAATTAAAAATATGCTTAAAAATTTATGTGTAAATTTATGATGATTAGCGCATTTTTCATGCATCCATTTGTAACTAGCTGCATTTTCACCAACTGATATAATGATTGTTTCATTTTTATCATTCCACCCATTATTTAATCGCATCAAATCTGCTTTATGTAAAACATCTTCCTGATTTTTCGTATCTGATTCAATAATCGAATCGTCCATATTAATATAATAAATCACTAATTTTTAAATGCAATATGATTAAAATTGAAATTTAATAATAAAAATATAAAATTACAAATACAATTAATGTTAAACGAAAATAACAATCAAGAAAGTAAATATATAGCATTTGATTGTGAAACATCAGGGATAGATACAGATAGTAATTTATTAACTGTTTCGTTTATAATTCTTGATAAAGATTTAGTAGAAACTGATAGCCTAAATATTTCATTAAAACAAAATTCTGGATATAAAATTTATCCTGAAGCATTGAAAATTAACCGTATAGATATTATTAAACATCACGAAATTGCAACTGATTTATCTACATCTAGAGTATTGCTTTTAGATTTTTTAAATAGAAACAGATGTAGATATAATTTGATTCCTATTGGTCATAATATTACATTTGATATTCGTTTTATTAAATCAAGTGGTTTGTTAACAGAGCAAGAATACATTAATTTTATAAGTTTTAATCCAATTGACACATTAGTTATAGCACAATTTTTAAAAATGTGTGGTAAATTTGATTACAGACAAAGTTTATCTTTAATTAATTTATGTAAATATTTTAAACTGGATAGTTGTAAAACATCTGAACATACATCAGAATACGATATTAAAATGACTATAAAATTGTTACATTGTTTACGCTCAATGTGTGAAACTAATGACCAAGAAGAAACATCATTACGTTTAAAAAGACGCCGATAAAAAATTGAAATTTATTACATTTTTAACATTTTATGAATATGTTGAAAACGGAACTAAAGAATTTTCAAAAACAAACAGTTGAATGGATGATAGCCCAAGAGACAAAATATCAAGGAGGTTTGTTATTTAACGAAGCTGGTACTGGAAAAAGTATTTGTTGTTTAGATTTGGTATCTAAAACGAATTCCAAACCAACATTGATTTTATGTCCAGCTGGGGTTGTTACAAATTGGGAAAATGAAATATTAAAACATACAAATTATTCATCTAAAAATATTATAAAATATGTTGGTAAAAATCGTAAAAACATAGTAAAGACATCTGATCACATTTTTTTTATTGCAAGTTATTCAATTATTGCAAGAGAAGCAAAGGATTCGCAAAATTTTGAACAAGGTTCATTGTTTAATGATAAATTTTCAAGAATTATATTGGATGAAGCTCATTATATAAGAAATTGGAACAGAAAAATTTTCAAGTCAGTTATTCAATTACAATCTACTGTTAAATGGATTGTGACTGCAACTCCAATTTTTAACCGCGTTGATGATATTTATTCATATTTCAGATTTTTAGAATTGGAATCAATTGATTCAAGACGAGAATGGCATTCTTTGACACATTCATCTGGTGGAATTGTGTCATATAGACATTTAAATGAAATTGTAAAAAAACATTCAATGATAATGCAAAAATCAAATGTTTTACGGGATGAATTAAAACCAAAACACGAATTTAATGTAGAAATTACATTGAATGATTTTGAAAAAGATTTTTATGAAAGTTTGTGGAATTACTCTATGCAAAGAATGCAAGCTTTAACAAGAAGATTAAAAAATCTTGCTGGTTTATCTGACCTTGATTCGAAAATGATGAAACAATTAGTTACAAACAATATCTTGGTTTATATTTTAAGATTGAAACAATCTTGTAACAATCCATGGCTAGTGATTAACAAAATGAAAAGACTTGACAATGTACAAACATTACAAACAGCAACTGAACGTTTACAATTTTACAATTCTTCATTTAACATTGAAGAAGAATGTCCTATTTGTTATGATAATTTAGCAGATGGAATTGCATCTCCGTGTGGACATAAATGTTGCATGGGATGTTGGGATAAAATTATGAATTTCAGACTTAACAAATGTCCTAAGTGCAGAAGTGATATTGAGTCCATAGATTTAATTGATATTAATTCTACAAATAGAATTGAACCTAAAGAAAGTGATAATCAATTAAAATTGGAATTAAAACTTTCATCAAAAGTTAAAAAATTGATTGAAATAATTGATGAAAAAACAAAGATTGGAGAAAAGGTTGTAGTAGTTAGTCAATGGGTGAAAATGTTGGATATTGTAAAAGATTTAGTATCTACTAGATTTCCAGAAATTAATTCTATAAGTTTAAGAGGTGATATTTCTATGAAATCCAGACAAACATCAATTGACAACTTTGAAAAAAACGATTCAATCAAAATATGTTATATTTCTTTAATGTCAAGTGCAGAAGGAATCAATTTAACATCTGCAAACAATCTAGTTTTGTTAGATACTTGGTGGAACCGTAGTAAAATGGTACAAGTAAGCGACAGAGTACATAGAATAGGTCAAACACGCGATGTCAATATTTATAAAATATCTGTCGGTGGTGAAAATTCAATTGAACAAAGAATACATAAGCTTGTTTCTAAAAAAGAAAAACTAAAAAATCTTGTCATGAAAACGTGGTGTATAGATGATATTGATTCATATGACGATGATTGGATAAAAACACCTATCAAACTTATTGGATAATATAAAAATGAATAAAATATGTAGTCATAATATAAATCATCTATTAACAATTTAAAAATAAAACAAGTATAATAATATTATGTCTAGTAAAAACAAGATTTATTTGTTTACAAGTGATATAGCTGCATTTATTGGTCAGAATTCATATGATTTTGTAACACCATTTGAACGCTTATGGAAACGTTGTGATTCAGAATGTTATAATAAACTTATAAATATGAGTAAAACAAGTTTATTAGAAAATCATTTACAATGTGAAAAATTAAATACTGATCAAAAATTATTAAAGGATGATTTGGATAAGCAAATTATAACAAAACGTCAATATACTTTACGTTTTAATAAATTACAACGTCAAATTGAAGAATTAAAAGTTTCAGGTGAGCGTTTAGAGACGCAAATTGACAATATTGATTTAACACAAGAACAAAGATTAAAAAAACAATTAGGAGATGAAAATGTTAGTTTAGTAAAGTCTGATAAAGTCGAAACTGATGACAAACGTAAAAATATAACAAATATTATAAAAGATTTAAATATTTCTGATGAAAAAAAGCGTGTTTTGTTAAAAGAAAGTGAGAGTTTTATAAACAAAACACACGGTACATTAAAAGAAGATTCTGCAATTGATATATACGAAAAACGTTTTGGTATAAAACTTGATACATCACAGGAATTTTTCAAAAAAAGTATTACAACTATATCTAGTAAAAATTTTGATTGGTATATTGGTGGTAGAGTAGATGGATTATATATAGATAAAAACAATGACAAGGGTAGTTATATTGTAGAAGTTAAAAATAGAACACGAGGATTTTTTTCATCATTAAGAGACTATGAAAAAACACAAATACATATATATATGTACATGTTATCAATACCTGTTGCAAAACTTGTTGAAAAGTACAATGATAAAATCAGGATTACAGTAATTCATCAAGACGATGATTACTTAAATGATGTTTTGGAATATTTGCATATTTTTGCAGAAGGGTTTGAGCATAAATTTTTAAATGACATCAATATGAAAAGTAGGTTTGTATCAAGTGATAGTTCAGAAAAACAAATGATAATTAGAAAGTTATATTTGAATAAGATAAGCCAAACAGTTAATAAGCGATTACAAAATGAATTACAAGATGATTTAGATGATGATTCGTGTTTAATAAATGATGATTTATAAATATTTTGGTAATTATATAAACTTTTTTTAAAAAGTAAATATAATGGAAGGATTGAATAGTGAACAATCACTTATAGGATTAGTTAATACTATTTTTACAACTTCTCCTAAGCCACCTTGTACATATACAATCGCCGTGGCCGAAGAAGTATCTTCTCAAATAACATTATTTCAATTATTAATGAACTTATTAATAGCGGGAGCCAAGAAACTATATGGTGAAAATATTACACCAAATGATATAACTCATGAACAATTTGAAGAACTTAAACTTTATATGGAAAGTGTAGGATATGTAATAAAACACAATTACAAATTTTTAACAGATGACCCAAACATACGCGATGAAGATAAACCTCGTGTTATTAATATTTGGTTTGAACAAGTTATATTAAAATATGACTGTCATGGTAGAAAAATATATTAAAATACCTAAAATATAGAAAATACACATAATAAAAAATGAATTTAAACAAAACTGTTAAAATTTATTATAAATGATTTCATTTTCGTGTTTACCAAGTGATATCATATACGAAGTCGCAAAATATATATCGATACGAGATGTTTGTATATTGTCACATGCATCTGTAGATTTATATTTTAAAGTAAAAGGTTTACAAACAAATATAATAATATACAATTTTAAAAAACATAATAAATTATATAATGTTTCAGAAATTGAAAATTTACGTTCATCATTTTATGGATGTATTCAAAATCATCTTATAAATCACATTTATAATTATACAATGCCAAAGTATCAAACGTATAACTCTGAAAATTATAAACAATATTTATTGGAAAATAACATGTATTACAGATTTTCTACTTGCCGTTTTGAATACTTTAACAACATTTATCAACTACACGAAAAGGAAATTGATAATATAAACAATTCAAATTTAAATTGGTATGTTAATCTCATTTTTAGTAAGATTTTTTACTATTTTGTATATAATAATTATTATGATATAAAATATTATCCGAATAAATTTGAATTGTATGCATTGTATAACTTTTTACAAATAGAATTATATCAAAATAAAACAGAATTTGTACATTTATTAAATTTTTTAGAATCAATCGATACTATTAAATACTATAAAGTACGTCTAACGTATTACGAATCCATATTAGACACATTTCATACAAATCCATTTACTATAACATTTGATCAAATGTTTAAGATATCACATACAGTGATATCTATTCCTATCTTTAAAAAATTATTTGGTGTAAGAATGTTAGATTTGTCAAGATCAAAATTTCATCAATGTTGTTTAGATTGTAATGAAGAAATACTAAGAGAAATATGCGAATTCAAATTTAATTATCCTAACGATGATTTGGTGTCGTATAATTACTTACAGTTTAAAAGTTTATTACGAAAAGAAAATCAATATTATTTGGCATATTTAGAAAACTCAGAAAATTACTATTTAAACGATTTAATATATATTAAAAATCCATGTACAAACAGAAGAATGCGTATAAATGGTAACTTATACAAAAGTTTTATAAAATGGATTTCATTAGATGATACATATTACTATACAAAATTAGTAAGAAATATCACAAAACGAAGGGAATATTTAAGACAAAAAATATTTACATAACTAACTTTAATACAAAATAGTATTAACGTAATCGTTTACGTAATTGCATATGTACCATATATTTAGAAATTTTATTACATAAATCTTTTTTTAATTCTGTTTTGTTTTCATAATTTTTCATTTCAATTTTTATCCCAATATGTTTAGCTAATGTTATAACACCTTTTAAACCTAACGAATCTTGAAAAGAAGAACAGTAAAATGCATATTGGCCATAAATATCAAAATGTTTTTTAGATTCCTGTTTTTTACGGATTATACTTTTATTTTTATGACGTTTTATTTTAAAATGTTTTTGAAAAACACTTTTCATTTCTATAGATCCAAATTGTATCACATTATTACGTATGTCGTAGTATCCACCATCCCAATTATATTCAAGAAGTACTTGATATTTTAACAAAATAGATGCCATTTTATAATGATCATTTTTAACACATAATGCAAAAGGTGTGTATCCTAAATTATTAATAATATTAATATTTACACTTGATGAATGTAACAATATTTGCGCTGCTTCTATAAATCCTCTAGAACAAATAATATGGAAAGCCGTATCACCTTCTTTGTCTTGTAAATCTACGTTAACATCAACCACAGTTGTAAGATATTTTAAAGATCTTGTTAAATTACTTTCAGCAACATAATGAATTGCAGAATAACCATTTTTACTTCCTTGTAAATCCCACGGTAGTCCTAATTTATTACGAATTTCTTCGTCGAATTCAAGGTATGTTTCGTGTAATATTTGTAAACATTCTGGTGATAACATCGCTGCGTATGCGTATACTGACATATCATATTGAATATGAACTATATCATAAGGGTGAGCCTTTATATAATTTTTTAGTTCTATAGATGTTGTTTGACCAAGAGAAAAACTATCCATATGTTCAAATATAGTTTCATTTAAAACTATTATACTATCACTCATATTAATAATACTAGATAAAATATTTATACATATTGTCAATTTTTTGTACACTTGATATCAATTCAACTGATTGATACTCTTTATTACAAAGTAAAACAATATGATTTAACATATCATATCTATTAGTATATACAGGTTTTATTAAAATTTTATTCCATTTAAATTCTACATTTACCAATCCATTTATAAATTTAGGACCTTGCATTAATAAAATACTTGTTAACCGTTCACATTCCTTGTATAAATCATAATCTAATTTTAAAATTGTAAAATATTTTATAAAAAATACTTTATACAAACGATATATAAATTTTATATCATCCTTATAATCCCAACTACTTTTCTCAACTAAACTGGTGTAAAATTTAATATTTGAGTTTATATTTGCATAATCTGTATCTGGTAATAATGATAAAAAAAAGAATAAATCATTGTAAATTATATTGTATTTATGTTTATAACTTTGTTTATATTTTTTCATGTAATGTTTGTAAAATGGTTTACATAATCCCCAAAACTTAGTTAAAGTACAATAATCATTTATATAAAAATAAACTTTATAAACAATATCATAAGGTATAATTTGGTGATGTTCCAAAGTCATATATATTATGATACATATTTAAAAAAATGAATTAATATTATGTTATATATAAAACTAACAAGATAAATCAATGGAACGTTTTTATAAAAACAATTTGATAAAAATACCAGATGATTTTTATAAACGTGACATAGAAATGCAAATAATCGAATGGTGGGCACAAGATGAAGAAGACGATGATGCTGAAGAAGAATATGAAGACGCTGAACAAGATGAAAAGTCTAATGAAGTATATACAATAAGATGTTTTGGAGTAACTAAAAGTGGTATATCAGTTACGTGTAAGATAACTGGTTTTAAACCATATTATTACATTCGTGTTCCGAGTACATTTAGTAGAGTTCATTTAGCTCATTTTTTACGATTTGTTGAATCTGGATACTCGTTACGTTCATTTAAAGAACCATTATCAAAAGAATCAGGTAAACACAGATCTTGTTTGGAACAAAAAAAAGATTTGTATGGTTTTAGAAATGGGAAAGAATACAAATTTGTAAAATTAGTATTTAATAATTATTCTGCTTTGATGAAAAGTAGATATTTGTTTAAACGGGCAATTGATATTCCAAATGTTACAAAACGTGCAACAAAGTTTAAATTATACGAAAGTAATTTTGAGCCATTTATGAGATATTGTCATATTAAAGATATTTTAATGGCTGGATGGGTACGTTTACCAAAAGGTAAATATAGAACAACAAAGGATACGGCAACAACACAAGTAGAAGTTACAATAGATAGACGAGAAGTAGTTTCAATGAAAGATCATCAAGATATGGCTAATTTTTTACAAGCAAGTTGGGATATTGAAGTATACAGTCACGACAGAACATTTCCTGATCCAAAATACAAGACTAAAATTGGTGGTCAAACAGTTTATCCGAATGAAATTTTTCAAATAGCTACAACATATAAATATGTAAATGGCATTAAACGTGACAATGACAATGACAATGACAATGACAAGGATGGATTTTTAGTAAAACATTTATTGACATTGAAAGGGTGCGAACGGATAGATGATCCAAAAGTTATAGTTGAAGAATGTAAAACTGAAAAGGAATTGATTCGACGTTGGGTTGATATAATATCCAAGATGGATCCAGATATTTTTTACACATATAATGGTGACAGTTTCGATTGTATGTATTTAATTGAAAGAGCGGAACTACTTGGTTTAGCCTCTTCTAAACGAAGTGGATCAAAAACAGTGAAAAGTGGTTATTTATTAAAAACATTAAGTAGAATGACGTGTCGTGAAGCGGATATTAAAAAAGAATATTTCAGTTCAAGTGCGTATGGTGATAGCGAGTTTAATCGTGTATATATTCCTGGTAGATTAAATTATGATTTACTAATTCATTACAAACGTGGTATGAAAAAGTATTCTAGTTACAAGTTGGATAATATTGCATCAGAGGTTTTAAAACAAAACAAACACGATGTAAGTGCAAAAGATATGTTTGATCTTTACCAACGTGGAAAACCTGAAGATATAAAAAAGATTGGAGAATATTGTATCCAAGATACAGCTCTTTTACAAAGACTTGTAGACAAACAATTAATTTTGATTACAATTATGCAGTTGGCAAATGTTACATTTGTACCGATAGGATTCTTAACGACTCGTGGTCAAACAATCAAGGTTTATTCACAGGTTTTACGAAAAGCTAGACAAATGAATTTTCTAGTACCTCATACAAATTTTAATGAAGATTCTTATCCATTACAGATTAAATGCAAAGATCCTCATCCATTTGAAGAATGTGATATTGGAGAGTATGTAAAAGTAAATTGTGGAAAAAGTCAGACTGAAGGATCAAATGGTAGACCATTAGAATTGGTTGTAAAAATATCAGAATTTATAGATGATAATACGTTTGTTGTCCTGAGTGATACCGAAATCAAGACAGATTTTTTCAATATTAAATTCAAGTATAAAAGTTCAGAATACCAGATATCTAGAATGTGGTCAAATGAAGATGCTGTAGATGATAGTTTTACAGGAGCAACTGTTTTAGAGCCTTTACCTGGAATGTATCGTGATAACATAGCTGTGTTAGATTTTGCTAGTTTATATCCGACAATTATGATTAGTAGAAATTTGTGTTATAGTTCATTTGTATTAGATGATCAATATTTAGGAATTCCAGATGTAAATTATGAAACGATAGCATGGGATGATAAAGTAGAATACAAGTTGCGTCAGACTTGCGAAGGAGTTGGTAAGAGTGGTAAGAGCAAAGGTCAAGTGTGTGGAAAACAAGCATACTTTGAAATTACAAGTGATCTTGGTATTACAAACTATTATTGTCGTATTCATGATCCTATGAAAAAGACAAGAAGTTCTGATGAAAAGTTTCAAAAACGAGATGTTAGTTACAATTATACAGTAGTACAGCCTCATAAAGATTCGAATACAGGTGAAATAGTAAACAAAGGTGTATTACCAGCATTATTGGAAGAGTTGTATTCAGAAAGAAAACGTGTAAAACGTCAAATGGCACAAGCAGCAGCAGAAGGAAATAAGTTATTAGAAAGTATTCTTGATTCTACACAATTGGCTATTAAAGTATCCTTGAATTCTACTTATGGTTTCCTTGGAAGAGGTCAAGGCAATCTTATTTTGAAAGAACTTGGCTCAATTGTAACGGCAGTTGGTAGAATGTTGATTGAACAAAGTAAAGAATATGCAGAAGGACCTTTTATAGAATACATTCGAGAAAATAACTTGTTAACTCAACGAATGGAATACAAAGATTACAAACTTTCCGAAAGTGAAAGACAAAAAGTTTTAAATGCATTTAGAGTTTAAAAAAATTATTCTTACAAATTTAGATTTAAACATATTTTTATTAATAATAATAATATAATAAAAATATTACAAATGAATCAAATAGCACCAAAGTCTATAAATTTTAAGAATTAGTAAATACGAGTAAATTGTTGTAAGAAAAAGACAGGTGCATAGCGCAGTTAAAACAACAAGAAGCTGTAGATTATTACAATTTAATAAAATAAACTGAATTAATTATGTGAATGTTAACATTTAATAACATTAACGATACAATATGTGTGATGAAAATATGGAATTGATATGGAAAGAATTTGATTCTGCAAATTCAATAAAATTTGAACAAAATTCAAATAATTCAGTTATTGAAAAAGATAAATGTACAAATTGTCATGGAGAAAAGGTAAAATATATAGAAAATGATTATGTCTGTTTTGAATGTGGATTAATTATTAATGAAGACAGATTAAATAATGGATGTAGTTTTGAATTACAACAGCCAGTTTCTATAAAATCATCAAATGCAAATACAAAATTATCTAAAATGCAAGAATGGTATATGTGGACAAATGAAGAAAAAAATACTTATAAATTAAAACTTTATGTTCGTAATTTGTGTCAACGATTAAATATATCAGAGTGTTTAGTAGAAAATATTTGTAACATAGTTGTTATGGTTATGGATTCAATTAAACGAAACGATGGGACAAAAAGAGCACGGGTTAAAGATGGAATTATTGTTTCTTGTATCCATTATGTTTCAAAGGATACATCTACGCCATATTCATACATGGATATGGCAAGGGCATTAAATTTAGATATAAAATATGTAACTAGGGCAGATAAACTTATATTGGAATTAATTAATTGTAAAAAGTTAAATATGAACAAAGCATTATTATTAGATACAATGAAACCATATGATTATGTCACAAATACAATTCAAAAATACAATATTAAAATTGATCGATCAGTATTACAAGATGTTAAAACACTTATCGAAATTTGCGAAGACAACGATGTCTTGTTAGATCATACTCCATTATCAGTAGGAGTATGTTGTTTTTATTATATCCTTCAACTTAGAAATATAGAAATTGATTTAAAAGTTTTTTCTGATCTTTATGATTTATCTGTTGTAACTGTTGTAAAAACATACAATAAATTGAAGATTCACGACAAACGAATACAAAATTTATTGTAATGTTTATTATAATGACAAAGTTAATATTAAAAACGTTTTTATTATTAACTACTTATTGTACAATATCAAGTCTTTCTAGATTCATACTATATAATTAAATCAGTTTTGTAATTTTTAAGAAAATATTATTTAATCAAATTTTACAGTATATTTTACATTTGTTTTTGACACACTTCTCGAGGCAGATATGCTTAGAGGTTGACGTTTTTGTGCAGAATCGCTCTTCTTCGACTTTTTACTTTTCAAGGAATTTTTCATATCTTGTTCTATGGTGCTTAAATTTGACTTTACGTGATTTAATATCTCGTTTTCAAAGCACCATCTAAAGAAACATAATTGACCACAAGATGTTTCAATGTAATCATCATCGTTATAGTAAAAAATGATCTTATTCTTACGACAAAATGGATCAAATTGTTTTTTACTGAACGACTTTAATTGTAGTTTATAGTTTTGATATACATCAATAGATCCACGTTGATTAGTAATAATAGTTCTATGTTTTTTTGAATAATTTGTAATAAACCAATCAAGAATACGTAGAGAAATTACACTGTTTTGATCGATAATACTTTTGATTTGTTCTATATAAATAGAATTTCTATAAAAATCTGTAAGAGATTTCATCAATAAACTTAGTTTAGTATCAATATCAAAATCATTTTTTGATACTTTTTCTGTCTTGGAAACACTTTCATTATTTCGAATTGAAACTGACATCGTATACTCTTATTATTTTACAAATTTTTAAATAGAGTTTTACGCATTTTTGCATAATTATTTTTAAGAACATTATGTTAATTATAATCTGTATATTTTTTTTATTATATCAATATATAAATGGAAGTAGTTAAAGACGAAGTAACGGCTATTTATACAGCTGTAAAAGAAAAGTTAACAATTAGAAATTTGATTATTTATTTGATTGAAGGTATTGCAGTTGCTATTGCAGCATATGTTATTCCAAATAGACGTACAAAATTAAATGAAATAGCAATAATTTCAGCTATTGCATCAATCAGTTTCTTTATTTTAGATGTATTTTCAAATACAGTTGGTGCAGGTTCAAGACTTGGAGCTGGTTTAGGTATAGGTTATAATTTAGTAAATATAGCATCACCACTACCATTGTTGTAAAGTTATTACAGTATTATTGTTTAATTTTTTTATTTAAGAAAAAATTGAAAAATAGTTTAAAGATAAAATATTTATAAAAGTATAACAACACCAACAAACAAAATGTCAATTATTAAAGCAGTCAATCTCGATCTCAACAAAGTTTCTTTTTCAGATGTTAAAACAGACAACAATGGACGTAAAATGGTTTATGTAAATTATAACGGCGGAAAAATTATGGTTCAAACACCAAAGATGTATGTGCCAAATGGTATTAAGCGTTGGCGTAAAAAGGATGCTGCTGATAACAAGGATGATTCATTTGAATTAGAATTGTCTTTCGGTGGCGAAGATAAAGAAGATAAAAACTCTTTGGAAATTCGTGACTTTCATAACAAACTTGAACAATTTGATGGTTTGGTAAAGAATGCGATTATGTCAAAGAGTAAAGAATGGCTTGGTAAACCAAAGGTATCTATGGAAACCATTGAAGATGCTTATTATGTCCCTTCTGTAAAAATCCCAACTGATAAGGATGGTAATATTCTTGATTATCCATCTAGAGTTCGTGCAAAGTTGGATAGAGAACGTGATAATGCAGATGGTTTTACTGGTAGATTCTTGAGTAACAAGCGATTCAAGACTCCTGTTCTTATTTTTGATGAAAACAAGTCACAACTTGATTTGGATGAATCTAACTTTGATACAACTGTTCCAAAGGGTAGTCAAGTAATCTGTGTTCTTGAACTTGTTTATCTTAGTATTACTTCCAAGATTTCAGCAAAATGGAAGTTGGTTCAAGCAAAGGTATTCAAGAATCAACAAAGTATCACTGGTTATGCAATGATTGATGATGAATCATCTCAACAAAAAGAAGATTTAGATACTGAAAACGAAGTAGTTGAAGCAACTAAAGCTCTTAGCGTTGAAGAATCTGTAAAAGAATCTGTTGAAGGTTCTCTAGAAGAACAAGTTGAAGAAGAAGAAGAAGAAGAAGAAGAGGAAGAAGTTGAGGAAGAGGATGAAGAAGAACCAGAAGTAGTAGCTCCTCCTCCACCAAAGGTAACTAAGGGACGTACTAAGCGTGGTGTTCAAGCTTAAATGCAAGTTTATTAAAAATACTAAAAAATATTAAATAAAACATACTAAAAAATATTAAAAAATATTAAATAGAAAATACTAAAAAATTTAAAATAGAAAATACTAAAAATAGATTTAAAGATAAAAAACTTATAAATATAAAGAAAAAGACATAACGATTAATTGTATATATTATAGAATTCGCCGTCTGGCAAGACATTAAACTGCTACAAATCTCCAGTAACTCAGTTGGTTAGAGTGCCGTACTTATATTTACAAATATAATTTAGCTGGTTAAATCCCAGTTCTTAGTAATAAGATATGCGGAAGTCGAGGGTTCGAATCCCTCCTGGAGAATCGCTGTCCTAAGCAAGACTTAAAACTGCTAAACGCCTTTATAGCTCAGTGGTAGAGCGCCAGTCTTGTAAACTGGAGGTCCTGTGTTCAATCCACAGTGGAGGCATTCTTATAGACTTATAAAGCTGAATCCAGGGGCAGCACCCGGACTGAGTATAAAATTATTTAAAGATAATAATGACTAATAGTAGATTAACAAAAGAATATATTATACAATATTTAAAAAATATTATGTAAAAGAGAATGATATTCCTAAGAGTAAAGATAAATTACAATCTTAATTCGACAACACGTGATTATTTTTTTATAACGTATTATTATAACTAAATGGAAATTGATAATAATACATACATTTACATCATAGTCTTAGTCATTCTAATAATTATTAGTTTAATAATTAGTTCATCAATGTCAAGTTCTTCTGGTGCAAAAGTAAAAGAAAAAAAAACAGAAGTTAAAAGTATATCACAGAGTGATATAGAAGATTTACCTAATATAGATATGAAATTAATAAATCAAAGTGGGGGGATTTCTGGTAAATCAAGTAATACAAACACTGCATCTGGACCAAAAGAATTTAAAACAAAATCTTCAAATGTTGCAGAATTGATAGATCAATAAAAATATTAAACGCACTAAAATATTTACACACTGTACTTAAAAATAAAATTTAATTATTTACAATTAATAGTATGGCTGAAGTTGATGAAAAGGTTGTTGAAGGCATGGAGTTTTCAAAAGGTCAGAAAGCAGAATGTATAAAATACTGTGAAACCAAAAACTTGGCATTTTTTCAACGTGATCTTAACAGTTCTTCTTCTAAAATTTTCATAGCTGATACATATGAAAATATATGGAATAAAATAAAAGAACGTGGTGCAAGTAAGTCTCATTATTACGAATCGTGGAGTGCCAATCAACAAGTTAAATTATATATAGATTACGATAAACGGATAGAAATAATTGATGAAACTGATATTAAACTTAGAGTTCAAAAGTTAGATGAAAACGATGCTATAAAACATAAAACAGACATACTCAATATAATAAATTGTATTAGACAATGTTTACCAGAAATAAAAGGAGTTTATATATTAAAATCATATCCAGATACTGAAAAAAGAAGTTATCATATTATTTTTGATGGTATTCATTTTCCAAAAGCTAAGAATGTTCAATTATATTTGGAGGAACAAATTAAACCAAAATTTAGAGATTTGTTTGAAAAAAAGATTATAGATACAAAAGTGTATGCTCCAATATGTTTTAGAACATTATTATCAACAAAATGTGGTCAAAATAGACCTCTTTATTTATTAGATACTGCTAGTTTTTTAAATGAACTTCAAGAAGTTGCTATAAAACCAGAAGATACAAAATTCCCAATGTTTTTAAAAACATGTATTACAAAAATAGAAGCTGACAGTATACTTTTCAATTATAAATCAGAACGTAAAAAAGACAATTCAAAAAAGGTTCATTTGATGAATAATGACGAAGATATATATTCCGATAAAGAAATTGTAAGAAAATATCTTGATATTTTAGATCCAGAAAGATGGTCAGATAGAAGTAAATGGTTAAATATTGGTTATATATTATCTTCGATTAATAGAGAGTATGTTGATTTATGGCATTATTTTTCAGCAAAGTGGGAGAATTATGATGAAAAAGAAGCTAATATAGCATGGGATTCATTTCAAAATAGTGAATATATTTATACGATAAATAATTTGATTCATTTATCTAGAATAGATAATCCTGAAGAATTTAATGAGTTGTGTAAGGAAATTCCTAATCATGATATAAAATATTTACGTCCATTTGACAATGTATTAAGTAAGCTAATACATAGGTTATACGGTGAAAATTTTGTATGTAGTTCACCTGAAAAAAACGAGTGGTATTATTTCAATGGTATTCGTTGGAAAAAGGAAAACAAAAGTTATAATCTTCGTGTTTTAATTATAAATGAAGTATTTACAAAGATTGAAAAATACAGACGACAGTTAATTAAAGAGGGTGCAAGTGAAGAAATAATTAAGAATTATCATAATATTCTTCAGAAATTAGGTAGTGGTATTAAGTTAAATTGTTTGGAACTAGAATTCTATAATTCTAATTTTAATAAAATTATTGATCAAGACAAAGATTTAATAGGTTTTGAAAATGGTATATATGACTTGAAGGAAATGGAGTTTAGAAAGGGAAGAAGTTCTGATTATATATCTTTATCAACAGGTTACGAATACATTGATTATACACAAGATCATCCATTGTATAAAGAACTTATGGATTTAATTTGTAAAATTCTACCAGAACCTTCAGTAAGGGATTTTACATTACGATCATTAGCTTCTTGTTTAGATGGTCATACAAGAGATGAAAATTTTTATATATGGTCTGGTAAAAACAATACAGGTGGTAATGGTAAATCTACTATTATGGATTTACATTTAAAAGCACTTGGTGAATATGCATCTATTAGTCCAGTATCACTTGTGACTGGTAAACGCGAATCTGCTAATAGTGCAAATAGTGCTTTGGCTAGTATTCAGCATAAACGTTGTGTTATTATGCAAGAACCTGGATCAAATGATCAAATTCAGGCTGATGTAATGAAAGCATTAACAGGTGGTGATAGAATATCAACTCGTGAATTAAATAGTTCACAAATAGAATTTAAACCATGTGCTAAATTTTTTATGGCTTGTAATAAAATTCCTAGTATTAGTGATTTAGACGGTGGTGTTATTAGAAGATTAAAGATAACAGAATTTGTTTCACGTTTCGTAGAAGATCCAGATCCAGAAAATATTAAAAATGGTATTTACGAATTCAAAATAGATAAAGGTCTTAAATCTAAATTAGAAGCTTACCAATGTGTTTTTATGTGTATTTTATTAGATTTTTATAAGTTATACAAAGAAACAGGTCTAACTCCACCATTACCTGTATTACAAGTTACAAAGAAGTATGAAAATGATAACAATATTATTAAACAATTTATAGATGAAAATATAGTATTAGGGGAACGTAGTGATTTTATTACAAAGGATCAATTGAAAGAAATTTACAAATCTGATTTTACTATACGTAATACATTTGGCAAATTTACTGTTTTTATAAAACAACTTGAAAATGCACTATGTACAGAATTTCGTCTTGATAAAAAGAATGTCCCAAAAATAACAGGTTGGAGAATAAAAGTAACAGAAATAGATGAAGATGAAGATTTAGAATAAAAACAAATATGAATATAATTTATATAATTTTATTTATAAAGTATAATTATATAGTACAATGGAAAAATTACCTAATGAATTAATTCAGGATATTTTAAAACGCGGAAATTTACAAGAAATGGATGGTTTATGTGAAAGCAACAAGTTTTTTAAACTGCATTGTAGTGAAATCATAAGACAACAATTTGGAGACAAATTAGATTTAAGTTTAAATTATTATAATTTATATAAAATGTTAAATACTTATTATATTTGTATAACTACAAATGAAGGAGAAACACGATTTGCAAAGGCATTTGGTTTAGATAAAATTCCTATTGTTTTTAGAGATTTAATGAAAAAATTAGAACAACGGATGCAAAGTGATACTAACATATCATGGGCTCTTGATACACAACAAGATACACATATGATATCAATGAATTTCCATTATTATTCTGATGTCGCTTGTGATATGAATTTTGACGTAATCATACAAGGTGCACTTGGAAGTTACAAAGAATGTGAAAAATTAACAGATAAAATTGTTGACGAATTTGAAAGACTATCGTGAAAAATTCTATATATAAGGATTTTAGAATTTGAAAAGACTATCGTGAAAAATTCTATATATAAGGATTTTAGAATTTGAAAAAGACTATCGTGAAAAATTTTATATATAAGGATTTTAGAATTTGAAAGACTATCGTGAAAAATTCTATATATAAGGATTTTTTAGAATTTGATTTGCATAATCTTCATCTGAATCGGACCCTATTTTATCATTAGTTATCATTGAATAACTTATATTATTTCTCAAATATGTACTAGAATTATTTATATCAACACCATAATGTTGTTGATGTGAAATGTGGGAATCATTTGTTGCAGTATAAAAATCATCATCCCACAAACTACCAATTTTAAATACGTGTTTATCAACATTTTCATTTACTTTTAATTCTTCTTTTGCACGTTTATTATTTTCTAAATATACATCTTTTTCATCCTCTTCTGTTATAGTTTCTATATTTCTTTTTGTAGATAATTGAGATTTTACAAATTTAGGATAACAATCTTGTTTGATAATAAGATTATCTTTTGTTATACATTGATTTGATAATTCCTTGTTCATTTGTGTACGTTTTATAAAACTTGAATCTAGTAATAAATTACTGTCTTCTATACCATACGTATTATTATGTAATAATGGATGTTCTTCTTCGTCTAATTCTGTACTATTCATTTTTGTAAAATAATTGTTTAAAAAACTACTCTTATTAGGATCTGGGGTACTATTGATGTTATCATGAGTATTTAACTCAACAGATTGAAATAAATTTTCATCATGTATAATTTGATTATCTTTATCCTTAGCATACTTATTTGACATATTTAGGGAACTCCCTGTTTTGTAATTTATATCAAATAAACTAGAATTTTCCATAGAATGTTTTAAATCTCTATGTTGGTCAATATAATCGTTAAAATCAATAGAACTATTATTTGCACATAATTCACTTAATTGTTTATCAAACAAATCTCTTTCAGATTGTTTTGAATAATTGTTAATAGAGTTTGATGAATATGTAGTTTCTGTAAGATTTATATGTGTAGTACGATCTTGTCTTGTTATATTATTTAGATTTCTTCTTTTTCCGAAAAATTTGAAATAGTAATAATCATATTGTTTATTGAAATAATCTTTACACTTTTCAAATAATGTTTTGTGTTTAGTATGTTGTTGTGGTAATAATATATCTTTATTTTGTGCTTCTATATCATCGCTTTCTAAATAAATATATCCTCGTCTTTTACGTAAATAAATACGTATTTGATCATAGACATAGTAAATTCCATTAAATAATTTACCACAAAAACGTACAAAATTGTAAATATAACTAAAGAATGAAGTAAATCTATATAATAGAAAAAGTATAGTAAAAATATACCATATGGTGTTAATAATGGTATTAAATAAATATAAATCTATCATTTGTATATATTATTAATAAAAATTTAATCTGTTTCGAACGTTATATAGATTTAATAAAAAAGCGAATTTAAAAACTAAAATTAATTTATTTAATAAGAATAACGATATTGATGTTATGTTACCTCAAAAATCACAATCACAAAACCGTTTAAATAAAAAAGTAGAAGAATATACACAAGACAATACAATGAAAAATTTACAAAATACACAAGATTTTATAAATGATATTTTTGTGGAAAAGGTAAATATACAAGAACAAACAAAGGAATTTAAAAAAACTATTACAAATGACCAGGTTTTGTCATCATCACCTGAATCTGATAATTTTGTTTTTTTGAATGAAGAAGAAATTTCAATGTACAATCCAAAAAAGAGATCACCAAATAAATCAAAATATAGGAATATATATTGTGTTAATTGTGGTGAAAAGGGTCATGTTGTAAAGGATTGTCATGGGCCAATTACTAGTTTTGGAATTATAGCTTTTAAAGTTATAGAAAATGATACAGATGAGACATATGATAAAAACAGTAGATTAGTAAATATATTATCAAGTGTTAAACAAACGATTACAACAAATACTTATCCAAAGACTAAATTCTTAATGATTCAAAGAAAAGACACTATGGGATTTACTGATTTTGTAAGAGGAAAATACCCAGATGATCCATCTGAATCTGAAAAAGTGTTACCAATTTTTTTAAATGAAATGACAGAACAAGAAAAACAATGTTTATTAACAAAATCATTTGACGAAATTTGGAGGGCATTATGGGTAAATCATGATAGTAAATGTTTTAAAAACGAATATGAATATGCTTATAGAAAATATCAAAGATTAGACATTCCTCATTTAGTACAAGAGTTTGGACGATCAAAGTTTACTTTTCAAGAATTTGGCTTTCCCAAGGGGCGTAGGAACATGAAAGAAACGAATATTGCGTGTGCAGAAAGAGAATTTTTTGAAGAAACTGGTTATGATAAGACATGTTATGACTTTATCAAAAATTATCCTACTATTCACGAGGAATTTGTTGGTACAAATGGTGTAAGATATAGACATATTTATTATTTAGTTAAAATCAAGGATGATGCTCCACCGGCTAAGATTGATTATAAAAATAAGATCCAAACTGGAGAAGTTCAAAATATAGGATGGTTTACGTATGATGAATGTATGTCAGTTATCCGTCCATATGATACTGCAAAAAAACAGGTTATAAGAAAAGTATACGATGATTTATTGGCAATGAAGGATAATTATGTATGTTCTAATTTTTATTATACTGGTAAGAAACAATATAAATCATCACCTAAACACGTAAATATTCCAACAAAATATTTTTATAATAATTTTAATTATGGACCAAGAAGTTTATAAATTTACAAGAGTCTGGACTAGTTCAAATACAATTTAAAAATAATTTTATTAATATCATAATAAAATTATTCGAACATATGAATCAAATAGCACCAAAGTCAATAAACTTTAGAGAATTAGTAAAAACAAGTAATACCACACTTTTACATTAAAAAGTGTAGAAGTGTTACAAGTGCTTTAATTCAACGTCATGAACAAATTTATATAGATAATATTTTTGTGTGTTTTACAATATCAATAATTTTAGAATTTTATACACGTTTACGTTAATTAATGTTTATTTTATTATATTATATAACATAGTATAATAAACGAATGTCAAGTCAATTACCCACCATCGTATGTATTATTTTTGGTATAATTTCCTGGTATTATTTTAATAAATTTTTAGAATCAGAAAGGGAATATTCAAAATTGCATAAGAGGTTTGATAATTTACATATAGAAAATCAAAAAATGAGAACACGTGTAAAAGATTTACAATCATATAAAACTGATGTATCAAAAACGTTTCAAATTTTAGATAATGAACTTGTTATGATAAATGATCACTTAAAAAGGAGATCTGATAGGGGTGGTAATATTAATAGTAATTTACAAAATCAAAATCCACTTAGAAACGCAGGTACAAACTTTGCTCCAAATAGTTCAATACCAATTCATACCACTATTCAAACATCTAGAATACCCTTAACTAGAATTTCATCTTTTGCAAATATGCCATCTGGAAACAATGTATCTTTATTAACACCTGAATTATTAACATCGTTATTTAATATGAATACAGAAGATTTAAGACAACAACCATTACCACAACAACAAGCACCACAACAACCATTACCACAACAACCATTACCACAACAACAAGCACCACAACAACAAGCACCACAACAACAAGCACCACAACAACAAGCACCACAACAACAAGCACCACCACAACAAGCACAGCAACAAGCACAGCAACAAGCACTGCAACAACAAGAATTAGTAGAACAATCATATGTACAGCAGGAAGAACAAATACAGAAAGAAGAACAAGTATATCAAGAAGACGATAATGTGATGGGAGAGGATATTGAAAGAGAAGATAGATTTGATGGTGGTTTACAGTTTACATCTTCGTATGATGTATCATCAGGGGATAATTCAAGATATGATCAGTATTTATTAAATAATTAACTTTTATTAACTGTAAAATTTTTTATCTAGATAATATATAAAACAGAATGCCAAAATTCGTTATGAGTGACGCTCGTGTATTTACAGATTACAATCCTAATTGTGAACTAAACAATGCTCTTCAAAAAAAGTACAATGTAAAAAATTCTCATGAATACAGAGCTTTTTTACAAAAAAATGCAGAAAATATTATGGGTGATTTTGCAAAATGTTCTGAACAACCAGAATGTAAGCTTTGCCCAGTATGTAAGGGTGCTATTGAATATAAACCTGGAAAACAAGATTAATTTAGACAAACTTTTTTTCAATGTTATTAATAATGGATATTGTATTAGTATTAATAACGTTTATATTAGTATTGTATTTTACAATCAATATGGTGTCTACATATAGTGAAACATTATATATACAATCTGAAATAGATAGTAAAAAATATATTATAAGAAGAGGTCATACTAAATCTGAAACTTATTTGAAACAATCTGCAAATATGTTAGCTGAAATAAATATACGTGTTATAAAATTAATAGATCATTTATCGAAAAAATATGAACGTGACCCCCAAAGAAACTATTTTATAAACAAATTAAAAGAAAATTATAATTCATATATATTATCTGAAGCAGCTATTGATGAAAGATATACTACATATACAGTAGACAAACAGGATATGCACGTTTGTTTAAGAACGCGTGATCAAACTGAAAACATATATGATATAAATTTATTAATGTATGTTATTTTACACGAACTTGCTCATTTATGTAATTATGATAAAGATGGAAATGCAATACAAGGTCACGGTTTGGAATTTAAAAACATTTTCAAATTATTAGTAATAGAAGCTATTCGTTTAAATTTATATAAATATGTTGATTATTCTGATACTCCACAAGAATATTGTGGTATAATGATATCAACTACTATTTTACCTCGTTTTGAATATAATTTTCATATGGAAAAAGGCGAATAAATTGTTATAAAAAATTGATTTTTATTTTGCATTTGATAAAGTTAAATGCAACATTTATATGAAACTGATAGTGATCGCAGCAGTATTGAATTGACATCTAAGAGTAAAGTTACAGAATTAAGAAATATGTACAGTGGAAAAAGTAAAGATAACGTAACAGATGATTATGCTTCATCTCACATTACTGATAGTCATTCTTGTAATATTTGCAATGATCAAAGTGGACCTTTTATTATCTTGAGTTGTAATCATATATTTCATATTAAATGCTTAGTAGAAGTTAATTTTAAGGACGTTTATAAGTATCCAATTTTAGACACTGAGTATTTTGAATCGAGACGTTGTATTACGTGTAATGAAAATATGCAAACAGAAGATATGATGTATTTACATAGCAAATTTCTTTCATCGACTAAAAAACTTATTTGCAAACATCAAACATCTATCGAAAATCTTGAAAATCAACTAAAACAACTTAAAAACGAATTAAGAACTTGTTACGATTATAAACATAAATTGGAACAAGAAAGAGAAAAATCTAAACAAATAGTATCAGTGTTAACTACAATGATGTAATATATCATATTCGTTTATCAAAAAGTTTTGACAAAAAACTTCGTCTTTCAACAACAGGAGTTGTTTCTATAAAAAGATGTTTATCTTTGTTTAATAAAGTAATATAATCATAAAAATTAGAAAATCGTTTTTCTTGAGTCATATACAATTTTTTTATTTGTAATTTTAAACTTTCAACTATTTCATTATCAATATAAACAAAAACAAATTTTGTTCCTTTTGAATTCTGCTTGTAACCACCTGTTTCTTGTAATTTAGAAAGTTTTTCTGATAACTCCTGGAAACTAATATATGCCAAAGTTGTTTCATCTAAATACTGTTTTTTATAATTTATGTAAATTTGTTCAGAATTAACAAGTGGATTATTATTATCGATTAATATTTTATCAAAATCAATGTTTATATATTTAGAATAAAAGTCAATATCCATATTATAAATACTATATAAAAAAATTACATAGTCATCACGCACTAATTAACACCAAATCAAAAGAGGTTTAAAACAATTAAAACTAAATATTATTCTTCTATATAGTGGTAAATTTTTATATTCAGGGTCACTATTCCTATCAGTAAAACACTTCCATGCTTGTGATACTTTATCTGAATTGTATAAATAATGAATCGATACAAACATTAATACTATTGTTACAATATAACAAATTCTAGACCATTCTGTTCGTGAAATATCATATAATGGAGCTATAAACTTATGAGTAAAACTCTCAGTTCGATCTAAACCTCTTAATTTTGCTTCCATATACGTCAAAGAACATTCGTTGTTATTATTATACCAATGAAGAAGTAAACTAAATGAAAAAGTTACATGTAATATCAAAAATGCTGGTATATTTGAAAATGGAGCAAGTAAAATAAAAATAATAACTGCTACGTGGAAAGCATAAATTATATTAGCTAAAAATATATTTGTACTATGTTCATCACATTTTTCTTCTAGAGCTTCTACAGAATTATTATTTACAATATTTATATTTTCTTTTGGCGAGGCTTTAACTTTTACTTTTTTTTGCGATTTTGTAGAATTTGATTTTTTGACAAGTTGTTCAACATCACCGTTCATTTTTGAGTATTTAGTTATTTTATAATGTATAAAGAAATAAAATGTATTTATTGATCGATTACCGTGAACAAGATTTCATAAAACGTTTGTCAGAGTTAGTTTATGTAGAAAATGATTTAGTATTAAAATTAGATTTTCAAAATATAGAAATACTATTTAAGGTAACATCATTACCAGTTGGTGATTTTGCTGTTATTGAAAATTTAGAAGATTGGTCTACTCTAAATTTAATGATTGAAAGAAAAAGTATGAAAGATTTGTCTTCTAGCATTACAGATGGAAGATTTAGAGAACAAAAAACTAGATTATTAGAATCTATACAAGATACAAACAAAATATGTTATTTAATCGAAGGTAATAAAGGTATTGTTGAAAGAGATAATTTTATGTTATCTAATACAATTATAAATGGATCATTATTAAACTTGAGTTTTAGACATAAGTATCATGTTATTCAAACTGAAAATAAACAAGATTCATTTAATATGATTATGTTATTGTATAAAAAATTCAAAAACAAAGAGTTTGAACAACAATCTGGTGGGGGTGATTCTGTAAAGTTATTAAAACGTTCAGATAAATTAATTGCAAATAAATTAATCAATCAATTATGTTTAATACCAGGTGTATCACAACGAGTAGCAACTATTATTATAGGTTATCCATTTAATACTATAAAAAGTTTAATTGATAAATATAATACATTAGAAAATATTTCTGATAAAGAATCTTTATTATCCGATTTAATTGTATCAGAAAACAATGGTAAAATTAGACGTATTGGCAAAGCTTTATCTAAAAAAATATATGAATATTTATGTTGTTAATATGTATTCTATTTAATATATCATTATATATTAAATAAAATAGTAGTTACCGTTACCACTTATTCAATTAGAAATTATCGAAGTATTCTATTTTGTGATTCCAAAAGACGTTTTATTAACCGAATCAAGTCAGATTTTTGATGAGTATCATTTACTTCAATATCTAATGCTCGAGCTATAGAACGTAAATCTGAAATTTCATAACTTTCAGCAGCTTTTCCAGTGACATCTCGTCGTTGATCTCTATTTTTTGTAGTTATATTACGCAAGTCTAAAATTCTAAATTTTTCATCACGTTTTCCGTATTTGTGTTCCCATTTATCAGCTTTACCCTTTTTAGTTCTGTATGTTCCATAAATTGGGTAGTTTATTTCTATTTCTGTATTAAAATCCAAATCTTCTTGAGTTAATAAATCTATTTCATTTGGTTCATCTGATGTAGATTTCTCTTTACCTAGTTGTTTACTAAAAGGATTAGTTTTTAAGGTATTTTCTGAAAATTCTTTTAAGGAATATTTGTTAACATCTACAGAGAAATCCAAAATTTTGGAATAAATGGATGATTCAATATCTATATCAGAATCATTAAATATATAATAATTACCACTTTGTATAATAAATCCCTCCCTACCATACGTATCAACGATAAAAACTTTATTATCAACAATATGTTTTAATGTTGTGTAAATAGCTTCATCTGTTACTAATGGTTCTAATTGTTGTATGTATTCCTTTATATCATCTAAATGCCATACAAATGTTTTACTAAACATTGTTTTAATTGTTTCAATAATAAAGTAAATATCAAATTGATCAAAGAATGCAATATACATTTTATAAGTAGATTTATCAACTCGTTCACTACTTGGTAATTGTTTACAAGTATAATTACATTCTGTATAATCACATTCAGGAGATCCATTTATACCGTTTACAATAATATTTCTTGATGTATTAAAGGAACAATCAAAACTAGATGCTTTAAGTTGTCTTTCTATCAACTTGTTACTTCTATCTTTTTCTTCGGATAAAATATATTTTTCTCGATCTATAAAAAACTTTTTTAAATCTGATGTACTATCTAGTTGTTTATCATTTGTATAAAAAACAGATACGTATTTATATATTTCAACATTTCTTTCTTCAAGTGGTAAAGCGTGATGTGAATAGTTTCTAACAGCTCTTCCTATAATTTGATTAATTTTACTCATATTCCAATATGGTTCTAAAATATGGACTTGTCTAACAGCTTTTAAAGTAATACCTTCGGATATAATAGGTGATCCTATAATAATTCTAATGTATTTACCCCCTTTATTTTCATCACTATTAAAAATTCGTTTTGCTTGTTCACGATTTCTTAAACTAGTACTTTCATCAAATATCATAAAACTTTTATAATAACGTTCTTCAGGAACATTTTTACCAGAATATTCATAAAATCCATTGTTTAACAGAAGTTGTTTTAATAAAGATGTACCTCCATAATTAACATAATTAGTATAAATGAATACGTTACCTGATCCATTGTTTATATTTTGTAAAAGATGATATAATTTTGAAGAATATTTTTTAAGTTCTGTTGTTAATACGCTTTTATCCTTTATTATATATTTATTACCTGATTTAGAGAAAATTTTTAGAAATCCATCTTTACCATATGTAAACTCTGGGTATGTCATTGTAGAGGCGTCACTACTATTTTTATAAAGCGAACTTGCTTTTGAAACTATTCTATCACTTTCCATTACATTTTCTTCTGATTCTATTCGTTTTATAGCAGTTGACATATCATATTTAGAAAATTGTCCCAAATCAGTTTTTAGTGCACTTAAATATACTTTATATTGATATTGTGACATTTCACATAGGAAGACCTTTGTTGTACCAACATTTCCTGTAAGTAATGGTTCACCAAGTTCTTTTTTTTCAGGATTTGTTTCTGTATTTCCTCGTAAATAAGAAATCTTTCCTAAAATAGAATTTTCTAGTTGTGATTTCCCCCAGTCTGTAATTTCATAAACGTCACCTTTTAGTGCTGATCTATTTATATAATCTGAACGTTTTTTTATCAAATAACTATCTCCTGATTCTGTTGCTTTTAATAAGTTATTTCCTGTAGGAAATTGAAAACGAGTATTATTAGCATTTAATAGATTTGCTAATTCAAATATTTCAGTAGAATTATCATACATTGGTGTTGCTGTTAATAAGATTAATCTGTAATTATAAGACCTTGACAATACTCGCATTAAAGAAGTATATACTTCATTACCAGTTATATTATGAGCTTCGTCGACTATAATAACTGTATTGTTTAAATTTTTTATTTCATCTTTTATACGTTTACGTTGAATTTCTCCGGTTTCTGTTCGTTTTACTCGTTTCGTATTTTGTCCAAGTTCATTTTTTTCAAATTGCTTAGCTCCAAGAACTCTATTAATAAATGTACCATATGTTACGAATTGATAAGATTTAGATATTGTTTTATTAGCTCTAGTAATAATTTCATTTCTATGTGTATCAGATCCCCTATATGTTATTTTACCACTATAAATATCATATTCTTCATCGTCTAGATATTCTTCTCGTGTACATTTACTTAATAACTCACCTATAAAATTTTTCTCAATGTTTTTATTTTTTACTAATACAACTACTCGTCGACCCATATTATTTATATATTCTTTAAAACCTTCTGCAATGGTTATAGCTGCACAAGTTTTACCAACACCTACATCATAATATAATAATACATTATCAAATGGTGTAACTTTTGAAATATAATTTCTTAATAACATTTGCGTTGGTTCTTGATGAATATGATGACGTTTGTTTTCTGATTTATGTTGTAAAAACTCCATTTTGTTTAAAGTATTGTTAGTGTTATAATATATGTTCTCCGCCATTCACTTTACATAAAACATAGAAATTAAATTTTGGAAACTATTATGTTATTTGGATGAAGAAGTACTTATACTTATACTTGATTCAGGAAAAGGTGATGTTAATAATGGTTCTGATGATTTTATACTGTTAAATATACTGTCATTTTTAACAAGTACTGGTTGTTGTAAATTTGCAATTCCTGATTGTCCATGTTGTATTACATTTGTTTCACCATACATAAAATGATAAAAGTACATTACAACTGGTAAAAATAATACATATAACAGATTACTTTTACGTTTTTTTATATCTGTTGGATTTGTTGTATTTGTATCATTTACATTTCTCTTGTACATCCGTAAAATTATATAAAATACAATAGTAGATATTAATACAAACGTATGAAAGTTCATATCTGTCTTTTTTAAATATTACATAGATTATAAATTAACAATTCCTTTCGCAGAAAATAAAATAAAAAAATAATTGTTATACATAAGTACACGTATGTTAAAAACAATTTTAAATGAAAATGCACGGTTAAAAACTAAATTGTATAATCCTATTATAAAATTTGTTTATAAATACATGTTAAAACTATTTGAAAAAGAAAAATCATATCATAATAATCGTGAAAGTAGACCTAGTTTATATCCAGATTTCCAAAGACGTTTATTACAAATTACAAAATGGTCAGATAAAAAATTAGATAAACAATATAGTAAATTTTTAAAATGGGTACAAAAACGTGAAGACTTATCAGAAGAACAAATATATAAATTACTAAAGGATATTATACGATTGTCTACTCAAATTATAATAAATAAATCAGATGTTTATGTAGATACATTGTTACAAAATTATAAACTTCCACAATTAAAAACATATTATTACAAATGCTTACGAAGAATAGCTAGGCGAGTATATGAAAATCCAAAAGACTTTGAATCATCATTAAAGAATGAAGATTTGATAAATGATTTAGAAAATATTTTACAAGATTTTTTACCATTAGATAAAATAAAAACAGTTTTAGAATTCGTGGAAGATCCAAATATAAAAGAAAAGGATATTCACGTAGAATATAATTTTGAAGATGATCAAGACGATAATAGTAGTATTAGTTTACGAAATAGTTTACAAAATGTTTTGTTAGTAGATAAAAGATCAAGTGACCGTTCATTACATTATGTATCATCAGATGATTTAGCTAAAAATTACGATTATGAAGATAATAATATCAAAGGTCCTGTAAATATTATAGAAAACAATATTGACTACGAAGATGGTGTAAAACATATAACAGTTCCTACATTCAAAAAATCCAAATATTTCTATAATAAACCTAAAATTAATGAAATTAATGAATATTTCTTTAACGAATAAACATATTTCCTTTTAAAAACAGATTTTATATAAATTTCGTATAAACATTATTTCTATTATATTAAATATAAATATAATAGAACATGTCATTTAAGTTTCCATCTATTTCTGAAGTATCATTTTTTGATACGTTTTTCGGCAATTCAAATGATAAAATTCAAACAACTGATCCTGATTCATTTAATTTAACTGTAAATTTAAAGAATAATACAGATTCGTTTTTAAGATTTTTAGGTCATACTAGTTTTAATGTGGGGTATATAAATTGCACTAAAACAAAAAATATAAAAGAAGCAGGAGCATTTATTATTATTATAAACTCTCAAACCCCAGGTGGTGCAAATGGCATTTTCTGTATTTCCAGATCTGATAAATCAAAACCTGGTAAAATACAAGAATTAGTAAAAACCGATGGTATTTTAGAAGATATCATTGATTTAGAATGGAATCCACATGAATACCCACTTTTAAAAACAAAATTAAAACTTAATAATTATAAAAACAAACACTTAGTAGGTTATCATATAAAAGTTGTTAGTAATTTTTAATATTACATCTAGATTTTACGTCTTGGTTTGGGACCTTTTCTATTTATTCTTATATTTCCTTTAATATAAGTCTTCTGGTCCTGTTCAGATTTTTCTTCAACATTCACCTCAACATTTACATTTTGTAATTCTTGTTGTAATCTAGCTATTTCCTGATCACGTTCTATAGTTAAATTTTTGATATCAGTTCTGTAATTTGCTAATTCGGATTTCATACTTTCTATCTCATTTTCTAAATTTCGACGTATATTTTCTTCTAAATTTAGTTTGTTTTCAAGTTTGGAAACATTTTCACCACTTATCTGAAGTTGAATAGCTTGTCTTTGATGATTATTTTCTAATGCTAAATAACGTTGTTTCATATCACTCATGTGTTGATTAGAATCATCTCTTTGATGTGTTATATCATGTAAACTTGATGTTAAAAAATCTACTTCCTTATAGAAATTTGCAATATCATCTTTTAGATTACGAATAATATTATCACGTTCTTGTAAATTTTGATTAATATCTATTATTTGTTTTTCATATTGAGGATCTATATGTTGTGTTTCTAATCTAGAAATTTGACACGATTTTTCTTGCAATTGAGTTTGTAAAGTATTAATAGTTTTTTTAAACAAATTAATTTTCATTTCAGATTCTTGTTCACCACGTTTATAATTTTCTACTAAATTTTCCAATTCAGATATTTTTTCCTGAAATTTATTATTACCTATAATTCGAGGTGTTGAATTTAACTTGTTAATAAAATCAACAGATGCCTGAATATGTTCATCTGACAAACTTTCTACAACCGCTGGTTGTTCTACAACTGCTGGTTGTTCTACAACTGCTGGTTGTTCTACGACTGCTGGTTGTTCTACAACTGCTGGGGTTTCTACGACTGCTGGTTGTTCTACAACTGCTGGTTTTTCTACAACTGCTGGGGTTTCTACGACTGCTGGTTTTTCTACAACTGCTGGGGTTTCTACGACTGCTGGTTTTTCTACAACTGCTGGGGTTTCTACGACTGCTGGTTGTTCTACAACTGCTGATTGTTCTACGACTGCTGGTTGTTCTACGATTGATACAAATTTAGAAACTATAGGTATTGGTTTAGGTGGTCCTTTTGATGTAATAGGTACTGGTTTAGGAGGTTCTTTTGATGTAATAGCTTGTCCTTGCATTCTAGAGAAAAATCCAATAGATTGAGTTGAGTCTATTTTTACATTTACTTCATCCATTTTATATTATATAATATTAAACATAAAATAAATAAACATAATGAACAATTATTTTTTAAGTTGTGGTATAAATTGTGAAGCCAGATTTTCACCAATATTTTGAGAAGCGTCATGTTGTGTAATTTTACGTGTTTGTATATCAGAAATAGCAGCCAACATCATCTCCAAGTTTTTAAGAAAAATAGTTTTATCAAAAGTTAAATTTGAATATTGACCTATTATTAATTTCCATAAATTTTCAGATGTGTTTACTATATATGTATATTTATTTTTTAATGTATCTTCGTAATCTGCTATAAAATCTCCTCTTTCAACAATATCATCTAAATCTAATAATAGTTTGTCAATATCATTTTTTAATTTGTTTACGTTTGTATCATGAATGTTTCCAGACATATTACATTTATTAGTTAAAAAAAAATTGTATTATTAACGTCTTTTTGTATAATAGTATAATGAATACAATAAACGACTTTACCTTAAACACCCTTGACAAGTTGCAAGAACAACAAGTCGACAAATCAGATGACCACGAAGATCAAGATGATAATACTTCTGAATTAAAATATAAAAAATTAGAAGATATAGACGTTAAAAATATTATTACAAGAATTGGTAAATTAAATACAAAAGAGAAGTTGCATATATTAAATATATTACGTATGACAAATATTGAATATACTAAAAATTCAAATGGGTTTTTTTTCAATTTGTTAGATATCAATGAAGATATATTAGAAAAAATATTTAAATGTTTAGACTTGATAGAAAAAAATAGTGGTATATTAAAGGAAATGGATAGAAGACGAACAGAATTGTTAACTTACTATAAAAATTTAATAGAAGAAAGATTAAATAAAAATGTACAAAAAAAAAGGGACGAATATTTTAATCGTTTACATTTAAAAGAATATCCTATGAATTTTGTAATAAAAAGAAAAAATCGTATAAACAGGAAACGTTTATTTGAAAATATAACAGATCCTGATTTGCTAATTAAAGAATACAATAAATCTAAAAATCGTTTTGAGAAAGGAAGTGTGTATCATAGAATAATAACGAGTATAAAATTTATAAAAAGCAATAGATCTAGGGAAATTAAGACTACAGAAAGTGATGAAATGAATATTTTAGATGGGAATACTAGTGATTATGATAATCAACAAGAGAATGAAAGTGTAGTTGATATAACAGAAGATTCTTTTCATATGTCAGATAATGAAGAAGAAAAGGAAGATTCGGAGAAACAAGAAGAAGACGATTTAAAAGAAGATGAAGATCTTGATGAAAAGGATGAAATAGAAGAGGAGTACGAGTCTGACAATGAAATTGAAGAAGAATTTATTGTAGATAAAATAACAACAAGTGAAGAAAACGCAGAAAACGAATTTAGACGTTTTAAAAATTTATTGCATCAACAAGGTTTTGAATTTAATGATAATAAGAATTGTATGCTTGTTTATCAAACGTATATAAGTTAATATATAAAATATGTTGATGTATATTTCTAATAAAAAATGAAAATGTTTTATGTTTTATTAAGGAACAAAGTATGGGTATACCATGGTATTTTTATACGGTATATAAAAAATACAATACAGAAAATGATCTTACAGTAGATGAAACAACAATTTCTAAATCAGACATTGATTATTTGTTTTTGGATTACAATAGTATGATTCATCCGTGTGCTCAACAAGTTTTACAAAATTTATTATATACGGATGATGTTAATTATATAGAAGATGAAATTATAAATGGCTGTATAGATTATACTAGATATATATTAAATGTTATTAAGCCAAAATATCTTTATATAATGATAGATGGTGTAGCACCACGTGCAAAAATTAATCAGCAAAGAGAAAGAAGATACAAATCTCATTTTTTCAAATTGTTAGATAAAAAAATAGAATGTGATAACAAAGGTGATGGAGAGATTGAATCTAAAGTGCATTGGAATTCAAATAAGATTACTCCTGGTACTAATTTTATGGATAAATTAACTAGAAAATTACAAGTGTTTAAAGTAAATATTATCAATGATTGTAGTTCATTTTTAGATGATGTTTATATATCAGACTCTAACATTCCTGGTGAAGGAGAACATAAAATGATGAAAATAATATCAAATATAAAGGACGATAAGAAAACTTGTATTTATGGGTTAGATGCTGATTTGATTATGTTAAGTTTAATAAGTGTAAGATCTGAAAATATAGTATTAATAAGAGATAATACATTTAATAGTAAATTATTAGAACGTGATAGGGTATATACGTATGTTGCAATTAAAAAACTAAAACAATATGTATGTAAAGATCTTAGATCTAATTTAGATAATCATGTTATTATATCAGATGAAAATTTAATATATGATTATATATTTCTGTGTTTTTTATTAGGAAATGATTTTTTGGAAAATATACCATCATTATTAATTAAACAGGGTGGTATAAATGTCCTTTTAAAATATTATAGCTTGTTAATCAATACTGGTAAATATAAAAGTTTAATATGTATTGAAAAATTAAAGTCATGTGTTGGTGATTTCAAAGGTGTAATAGAAATGAATATGTTATGTGATTTATTTTATCATTTATCAAAAACGGAACCTTTATTTTTCAAGAACATTTACAGTGTATATAAATCAGATAAATCTTGTTATAGGGATACATATGATTTAGATTATATCAATAACAATAATGTAAACATTTTTATTTATAAAAACGATTATATTCAGTTTAATCAAAATGAATACAAAACAAGATATTATAAGTTTTACGGTATTACGGATGTTGAAACGAGTTGTAAAGATTATATAAATGGGTTGAATTGGGTAATTGGGTATTACAATAATCATTGTCACGATAATTGGTCATGGTGTTATAGTCATCACGCTGTGCCTTTTGCAAGTGATATTTTTGAGTATTTAAAATTACATAGGCAATATTCAAGTATTTTTTACAAGTCAGTTCCTTTTGATCCATTAGAGCAATTATTAATGGTTTTACCAAAAGATTCATTATTAGAGATTATGAGTACAACAAATATAGATTTGTATAGGAAATTGTATAGAATGTTTAATACAAATAGTAAACAATTATTAGAATATTATCCTGATAATATTTGTTTAGATATGATCAACAAGGAATATTTATGGCAATCAAAAATATTTTTAAAACAATTTAATAGTCAAATAATAAATATTTTCTTATAATTTTTTTTATTATTATATAGTATAAAAATAAAATGGATTCTCAAAAAATCGTGCTTTTGCTTATACAAATCTTATTAGTCGCCGGTGCCCTAAACTGGGGTCTTGTCGCATACAATGGTATGGATGCTGTTAAAATTGCTACTGGAGGTGGTGATATTGAAAAATATGTTAAATTTGCCGTTGCAGCTGCTGGTGCTTACCACGCTTATACGCTTTACTTGGCTTCTTCAGCTTAAAAATATAGTTTACACATTAAACAATTTATATACATATAATAATATGACTATAAATTTAACCTACTGTTTTTAAAATATATTCTATGGCAAAATTTCTATCAAGGTTCATCTTATTATAAAGCTGTGGATTTTTAGAAATTTCTGTTTTAATAACGTTGCATAATTTTTTTATATAACAGGTTGTTAACTTTTCATGTATATTAGGTAAATTTTGTTCTAGGAATACGTCTAGGGAGTTATAACCCATAATTGAACTAAATACTACTATATTATTAGACAAATTAAAATCCTTAGGGTTTATTATTTCATAACTATTCTTATCATTATTCATTGCATTTGTGTGGATTCCAGCTTTATGATGGAATGAACATTTACCAGTAATAGGATTATTTATTGGTATTGGTACATTTATACATTGTGATACAAATTTATCAAGTTTGTCTAGTATGTGTAAGTTATATTTTTTAAGACATTCAGGGTGTGTAGTATATAATCTTGCTATTAAACCAGATAAATCTGTAATTCCATTTCTTTCACCTAGACCTAGTATACTTGTATTAATATGTGTACATCCATTTATTAGGGCTGTGTAAGCATTATAAACAGCACTAGAAGAATCATTATGGAAATGGCATTCTATATCTAAAGAAGAACTTGTTGAATTTTTAATTATAGATACAGTATTTTCTATATCTTGATGTGTTGCTACACCTATAGTATCGGCTATACCAATTCTATCAATATAATCTTCTATAGCAAGAAATAATTTTGATAAAACATTTGGATCTGTTCTAAATGAATCTTCTGTAGAAAATCTTACTTCTATAGTTTTATTTTTTGTTTTTATATATTTTAAATTATTTACAGCATCTTCAATAATTTGATCAGTTGTCCGTTTATGAGACGCATCTATTAACACACGACTTGTACTTATAACTAAACTGATACCATTTACATCATTTAATTGTAAAACTTTTTCAATGTCATCCCTATGGTTTCTTATATGTGCTACCAATTTTATTCGTAATTGTTTTTCTATTTTGAAATTTATAAGTGATTGAAACTCATCAAACGCAATTTGGGACGCATTAGGATTTGTTAATTCGGCATATTCTATACCAAAGAGATCTAATAGTAATAATAAATCCATTTTTTGGGCTAATGTAAAATTACAAAGTGAATTTTGTTGTCCTTCTCTTAATGTAGAATCAATTATATAAAATGTCCCATCATTTCCTATCATAATTTTATAGTAGATTACTTAAATAAAAATACTATTAAAAATACCCGGATAAAACGAATAAGAAAAAATTGATTATTGAGTATTTTTTCCTTTTATTTATAGCCTTAGTGCGTAAGATTTTTTAAAAAAATTCCTATAGTAACATTAAAAAAACAAATGAGCAAAGTAACTACTTCCACTAAAGCAACTGCAAAAACTACTAAGAAAATTACAAAAGTTAAAGAGGTTCCAGTTGAGCCAGCACCTGTTCCAACTCCTGTTGTAGAGCCTACTCCTACTCCAGTTGAGACTGTAACTGAAACTGTTGCAGAAGCAGAAACAACTGATGCTACTTCTATGAAACAACGTTTTGAACTTATGATTAAATCTAGACAAACTCTTATGAATGACTTGAAACGTGAAATTCAAGAATTGAGAAAAATGCAACGTGATCACGAACATGCTGTAAAGGAAGCTTCTAAGAAATCAAAAAAGAAGAAGACACAATCAGATGATGCAACTCCAAGAAAGCCATCAGGCTTTGCATCACCTGTTATTGTATCAGATGATCTTTATAGCTTCCTTTCTCAATTTGGTGTTAAGAAGGGAGATCCTATTGCAAGAACTGATGTTACTAGACACATTACTAGTTATATTAAGGAAAAGGATCTTCAAAATCCAGATCACAGACGTGAGATTGTTCCTGATGCAGCTCTTCACAAGTTGTTTGGGCCAGCTATTGAACCAAAGGATCCTAACGATGCTAATTCACCATTGGTATATACTTATCTTAAGCTACAAAGATATTTGTCTCCTCATTTCCCAAAGAAGGCTAGTGCTTAAGTGTTTTTAATAAACAAAATTTTATAAAAAATTAGATATATTTAATCATTTTGATATGATTAAATAAATTAAAATATGTATTTTTAAGCAACTGATGTTGTATGAGCTCTGAATTTGACAGTTCCAGAAGTCCATCCTCCAATATTAGTTGAGGTGTATTGTATTTGACCTTTGCTACTGATGTTATCTATAGTAAATACAAATCCGGTATTATCACCGACGAATGTTGTATTGATTGCCCAATCTCCTGTTTGTTTTTGTACACCTCGGATATCATAATTTGCGTATAGATTTCCAGATGTTGCAATAACTGTTACAGATGCAGATGCTGTAAATGATCTTACAATGGTATTAGAGAATGCAAATCCTGTTACATTTGCGACGCTAGTTTGGTTATTAGCGGCAGTGAAACTGACTTCTTTAGAAATATCACCAAGACTTGGTGTAATATCAATTGTGTTACATATCATAGTTCCAGAAGTAATATTAAGTGATGATAAGTTTGAAATAGATCCAGTTGATGCAATCAAGTTACTAGTAGAAATAGACGTTGAGCTTAAATTAGTAATACCTCCAGATGGTGATGTTAAATATGTTGTGATATTAAGTGTACCTACGGTAACTCCACTAGCATCTAATGATCCAGTACTTGTGGCTGTAGCTACTATATTGCTAATTGTAGCAAGTGGAGCATATAAACTTGCAGAACTGACTTTAGTATTTACAAGGATATTTGATGCGGTAATATTGGTTGCTAACAAGTCAGTTACAGCAAAGTTTCCAGATGAAAGATTTGTGGCGACTACATTTGTGACTGTTGCATTGGTAGAGTTAATCTGTCCAGAACTTACACTTGTAGAAAGAATTGATCCAGTTGTAATACCAATTGATACACCAAGAGTTCCTTGAACATCAAGTTTATATGCTGGAGCAGTTGTACCAACACCAATATTACCTGCACTATTTACTCTCATACGTTCGCTACCTACAGTAAAGAAGTAAAGATTACCATCAGTTACACTTGGACTTTCAGAAGCAAGAACTTTGGTAGTTTGAGCAATATCAATTACACCACCAAGAGATCCCCATGCATTTCCAGGTCCATAACCTTCGAATTGTTGGTATTCTGTGTTGTAACGAATGTCACCAGATCTTGCAGTTCCTGGTCTAGCGGCAGTATCTCCGACAGGAATTTTAAGAGATGGTCCAGCAATTGTTACACTTGATCCCATTGTAACATCACTGGATAAGATAGAAGCACCACTAACATTAAGCGATCCAGCACTAACACCAAGACGTAACAAAGAAGCTCCAGTTACAGCTAAAGCACCAGCGGTAACAGCACCTTGTAACCAAGATTCTCCTGTTACATTAAGAGATCCTGCACTTACTCCAAGGCGTAAAAGAGATGCTCCAGTTACAGCTAAAGCACCAGCAGTAACACCATTATTAAAAACTGATGCGCCAGTTACAGTAAGAGAACTATCAATAGTAGTAGCTCCGCTGATAGTGACAGCACCTTTGACAAGAGCTCCTCCTGTAACGAATAAAGCACCAGCGGTAACAGCACCTTGTAACCAAGATTCTCCTGTTACATTAAGAGATCCTGCACTTACTCCAAGGCGTAAAAGAGAAGCTCCGGTTACAGCTAAAGCACCAGCAGTAACACCATTATTAAAAACTGATGCACCAGTTACAGTAAGAGAACTATCAATAGTAGTAGCTCCGCTGATAGTGACAGCACCTTGGACAAGAGCTCCTCCTGTAACGAATAAAGCTCCTGCTGTAACTGTACCATTCAAGATAGAAGTTCCAGTTACGTTAAGAGATCCTGCGGTTAAACCGATAGAAGCACCAAGAGTTCCTTGTACATCAAGTTTATATGCTGGAGCAGTTGTACCAACACCAATATTACCTGCACTGTTTACTCTCATACGTTCGCTACCTACAGTAAAGAAGTAAAGATTACCATCAGTTACACTTGGACTTTCAGAAGCAAGAACTTTGGTAGTTTGAGCAATATCAATTACACCACCAAGAGATCCCCATGCATTTCCAGGTCCATAACCTTCGAATTGTTGGTATTCCGTGTTGTAACGAATGTCACCAGATCTTGCAGTTCCTGGTCTAGCGGCAGTATCTCCGACAGGAATTTTAAGAGATGGTCCAGCAATTGTTACATTAGATCCCATAGTTACATCACTAGATAAGATAGAGGCACCAGTAACATTTAAGCATCCTGTTGTAATACCATTATTAAAGCTAGAGGAGCCAGTTACGGTAAGAGAACCTGTAGTAAGTCCTCCGTGTAATACTGAAGATCCTGTAACATTAAGTGATCCAGCACTAACTCCGAGGCGTAAAAGAGAAGCTCCAGTTACAGCTAAAGCACCTGCAGTAACGGCTCCTTGTAACAAAGATTCTCCTGTTACATTAAGCGCACCAGATGTTATTCCAGTATTAGCCATAACGCCATTAACAAATCTTGAGGTTCCATTAACATCAAGTTTATAAGCTGGTGCATTTGTTGAAATACCTACATTACCGTCTGTTGTAAAGATAGAACCAATAGTGTTACTGTTACCATATGCAACCAAATTTTGACTAATATTTGCAATTCCTCCAGAAAAGTTAGTATCTAATAAGTTAGTTGTAGTAATATTAACAGTTGTAATAGTACCTGCTACAAATAAATCTGCAGAAAGATACATATTAGCACCTGTGATGGTTGAAGCTCCAAGCCAAGAAGTTCCTAAAGTAGAAAAAGATCCAATAGTAGAATAAACACTTCCGATAGTTGCATTAACAGCTTTTAAGTTGTCAATTGTACCACTTGGTGCATATACATTACCTGCGCTAATAGAGCTAGTAGCAAGAATAGTTCCTACAGTCATTCCAGTTGCATCGATTGAACCTGTACTTGTAGCAGTAGAGACGATATTGCTGATAGTACCACTTGGGGCATACAAATTTCCTGCACTAATAGAACTTGTGGCAAGAACAGTTCCGACGGTCATACCAGTAGCATTGATTGAACCCGTACTTGTAGCAGTAGCGACGACATTGCTGATAGTACCACTTGGTGCATATAAATTTCCTGCACTAATAGAACTTGTGGCAAGAACAGTTCCGACGGTGATACCAGTAGCATTGATTGAACCTGTACTTGTAGCAGTAGCGACGACATTGCTGATAGTACCACTTGGTGCATATACATTACCTGCGCTAATAGAGCTAGTAGCAAGAATAGTTCCTACAGTCATTCCAGTTGCATCGATTGAACCTGTACTTGTAGCAGTAGAGACGATATTGCTGATAGTACCACTTGGGGCATACAAATTTCCTGCACTAATAGAACTTGTGGCAAGAACAGTTCCGACGGTCATACCAGTAGCATTAATTGAACCCGTACTTGTAGCAGTAGCGACGACATTGCTGATAGTACCACTTGGTGCATATAAATTTCCTGCACTAATAGAACTTGTGGCAAGAACAGTTCCGACGGTCATACCAGTAGCATTAATTGATCCTGTACTTGTGGCAGTAGAGACGACATTGCTGATAGTTCCGCTTGGGGCATAAACGTTTGCGGCACTTACGTATGTATTTGCTAAAAGAATACCTGTTGTAATATTGTCGGCAATTAATTGACTAGCTGCAAATGATCCAGAAGTAAAATTAGTTGTAACTAAATTAGTGATTGTGGATTGTGGTGCATAAAAAGCTCCTGCTGAAATTTGTGTTGTAGCTAATAAACTTCCTATTGTCATGTCAGTTGCATTAATATGTGATGTGGTAATATTTGTATTTAATAGATTTGCGATTGTAGCAGTTCCAATAGATAAGTAGGATGATGTAATATTTGTTGATAGTAAGTTAGTTGTAGTAATGCTTGTGGTTTGAATATCAGATGTAAAAAATGATCCGGCAGTTAATCCTCCGGATAAAACTGTATTTCCACCTACATTAAGATTTTTTTGAATAGCTACACCTCCAGTTACAACAACAGCGCCGTTACTTGTTGTAGTACTTTGAGTTGAATTAACAAAAGATGATATGCCAGCAAATCTTGCAGCTCCTAAAGAAGTAAAACCTCCATACAACAATAAAGATGCACTAGTTGGATTAGCAGCTGTCGTATCGAGTACAACGATGGGTTGGTTAAAGTATAAATTTGTGTAAACACTTGCCATTTTATACAATTAATAAAGAAAAAAAGTAAACGCAATATCGCGTTTCATTTTATCAAAAAAATGATTGGTAAAATAAAAAACGAATATATTGAATACATTAATTAAAGTTAAACATTACTAGAGGAACTTTCAAATAATCCTGTTTCTGGATCTGGATAAGTTCCAGGACCACCATCTAGAGATTTAGTTTCTTGTACATCTATTTCGCCTAGTGTTTTATCAGATTCTGCACACTTGCATTCTGTACACTTGCATTCTGTATACTTGCATTCTGTACACTTGCATTCTGACGATTTACATTCTTCTTCTGGAGAAATTATTGTAGAAACATTTTTTGACGCAAGACAGTTACATTTAGCCCTATATATTTCCAACTCTGTTTTTAAAACATTACACATTTGCAATGCATTCATAATGTCTTGTTTTAGACTTTTTGGTATTAATTTTTTGTAATAAATTACATTTTCCATTAATAAAGTGATAAGACGTCTTTCTTCATCTGACCAATTTTTTTGTAATAAGTTATCAAGTTCCTGTTCAAACATATTAAATATACTTATATTAACTAAAATAATTTTTATCAATAACCACAATTTTAAAATTAATTATCGAAGTACAATTTCCTTTTGAATAATCCTTTTCGATATTATTTTTCTAAACAAATAATTCCTCCACCAACGTTGTATTAAAGTAGCCGAATGAATTTTGTAAATAAAGCTTATTAAATAGGGACCCCCTAGACCATCATATAACATTTAATAATTCCTAAGATATTAAAAATAATATATCAAATAAATATTAAGTTTCTTTAAAATATTCATCTTCTAATACGCTTTCCGAAGATTCACTCGCTAGTTTTTTATTACTAACGCTTTCTGATATAGATGACACACTTTCTAATATAGAATACTCAACCAAAGGTTTATCTTTATATAATTTTAATTGTTCAACAACAACATTACACGTAAATAAATTATCTATAAATTGCAAGTTTTCAATTCTTAAAATACAAACAACCTCTGGATTATCACTTTCTGATATCTGTGTTTCGTATAAGTTTATAACATTATTACATCTATCATATACACTTATATCCTTACCCAATGACATTGTAAATCTATAGTCATCCTTTGTTACCTTTTCGACAAGCGAAACTATACAATTCAATATTTTATTCATTGTAAATCTTTTACCACCAAACCACTTTTCAGAATTATCATAAACTGTATCTATTATCCTCGTCTCTAAACGTTTCACAAAATTTTCATAAAAATATTTGTCTATTAATAATGTTATTAAATTATCTTGCTCACAAAAACTTTCCAATCTACATTTAGGTATTTGAACGTAAAGAGGATTGTCTTTATAATAAATGTCTATATAATAAATAGATTTTACAACCACATTGTCATCTATATGTATAGTTTTTATTTTTTTATAAGGTTTATTATCAAACTTTATACTATTTATATCAATATCATTATACATATGAACACTCATATATGTATTTTTTAAGAAATACATCTAAAAAAAATACAAAAATTTTACACAACAAATATTAAAACTATTTTTTACCTCGTGTTATAAATATATACTCATTATCTTTTATAGAACTCGTATTTAAACGTTTAGAATATGTTTTCAAAATTTGTTTATTATCTGAACTGTAATAATTTAAAATCTTTTTAATATCATTTAAATTTCTTACAAAAAATAATATTTCTTCAAAAATATAAAAAATTACAGGGTTTAATACAAAAAATGCACTTATAATTAAATCATTTACATTTGTTAATATAAACCAACATATACACACAGCTGTTACATATCTCTTTAATCTATCAGAATTATACATCGGATTTATGTATTCAGAAATAAGTAAGTAAGATAATGTCACACTTATTATTATCTGAGCTGTAAACATTTTTAAAAAACATACTATACTCCATAACGTACAAAATTTTATAATGTTAAAATGCAAAGTCGTCCTAAATGTATTTTTGCTATTGTATTTATCTGATATAACACGATAAAATGCATGTACAATCTCTATTTTATCAATGTCAAACCAACGTTTTTCCTTTACAATAACATTTATTACATAAATAGAATCACTTCGTGTTATAGAATTAAATAAATAACCAGTACTGTAATAATACGCCAATTTTATAGCTTTATAATAATAATAAGTAACCTCTGAACTACGCAAATAATACAATACAAATATAAAAACATACGATTTCAAAAAACTCAATGCTAAATCAAGTGTCAAATACTTGTATAACACAAATATATGATAATTTTGTATATGATTAATAGATGTATCCAAATCCTGAATGTTTGATATTATACACTTTGATAATGAATATGATACAAATACTACCTTATTTTCCTTATAATTAACATACATATTACCAACCCAACTCACTTGTAATAATCTATTTTGAACTACAGGTAAAACAACAACAAAACTTGACCAATATAATATAATATTAGTATTAGTACTATTGTCAAACCAATAACTTGTCAAACCATAAATAAAATATACACAACCATATATAATATACCTATCTAACATATCAATTTTATACATTGAATTATATGCCTTGATAAACTCCAATCTTAAATTCTCATTACTATAATCAGGTTTTGTAACTAATACATTATCCTTTATTTTATAATATATATATTCAATACTAAATTTAATAGCACTTATCAAACCATCAAATACAATCAAGCCTTCTATTAACGGAACTTGACGAATTAAATTATAAGAAAACGAATTAACTAATGCTGTAGTCATATACGTTTTCATCTTCCAACCAAAGTTAAAATTATTATAAAAAGATGAAAGTTTATCAATCGAATTTATATACAAATCTATAAAAATTGACCTGAATGACGAAAACATCAAACCTTTTTATAATCATCTTGGAAAATAAGTTTATACGAATAACACACATATATGATTATTTTTTAACTAACACTTGAGGTTGAATTTTACGTCGAACAACATTAGGTTGAACCTTAGTTCGAACTTGCTGTTGAACTCGTGATTGAACTTGCGGTTGAACTCTAGATTGAACTTGTGGTTGAACTTGCTGTTGAACTTGCTGTTGAACTTGCTGTTGAACTTGCTGTTGAACTCTAGATTGAGCTTGAGTTTCTGTTTTTTTTGGCGCATTTCGCATTTCTGTACTAAATGCTTTATTACCTAAACCAAAACCACCTATCCAAGGACTAGGTTTTACAAACATATCTTTAAAAATTTCAGCTGGTGAATTTTCTGTACCAAATTGTACATCTAAATTATGCTTAGGAACATACCTATAAACAATTTTAGGTGGAGGACATCGTAAATCAGCTCTTGCCCAAGAAACTGCAACAAACGCCACACCAATAATTAATAACAATAATATTACTATATCCATTCTTATTAATTACAAAGAAAAAAACTTCCTATACAAATTATAAAGAATTATTATAAATGTACTCGAAATAATTAAACAATAATTCTGCTACCTTATTCCAACTATAATTATCCGTTATATAATTTTTCATAATCTTATAACTATCTACTCCAACTGTTGCCCTCGTCTTTTGCAAATTACGAATATTATCTTCACCTGTTAAAAACACATCCAATAAATCTTTAAAGTCAATATTGTTTTGCTTAAACCCACGCTCATCTTCAACAACCTGTGATGGTATATACAAAATATGTTCTTGACCACCATTATCATATATATTCCTAATATATTCCCTTGTACTACCTGTTTCTGGTATTACAACAGGTAATCCAGCCGATAAAGCTTCTAAAGAAGTTAAATTAAAACCCTCTGCAAAATATGGTGAAAAATATAAATCAGCAGCATTAAATAAATCATTAATCTTTTCATAACTCAATGTTTTATCTGTAAAAATAATATTTTTTGTCAATAAAATATCCATCTCTTCAGATGTTATTGCATTTGCATTACGCAATTCTGAAAAATAAATTTCTAAAAACATTTTTGAATTATACAAATCACCAGTTCCCTTTAACAATAATTTATAATACGTTTTACCAAAACGATTTACTAAAATATTCAAGATCTGAATAATATACAACATACCCTTGTTTCTAGTCATTGATCCTATATTAATCATTAAAATATCATTATCTTCAACCTTGTAAAAATCCCTAACACGTCGCCGTCTTGTAATATCATATTTGAATAAATCTGGATCAACTCCGTGTGTAATAATATTATTTCTAGTATCTGGTAAACCATACTTTTTCATACCTAAAGACGACCATACACTAGGAGATGTCATGTATAAATTGTTAGTATTTGAAATATATTCTTTAATCTTCTCATCACTCGTTAAATCTGTATCAGTACAACTAAAATAATGTGGTTCTAATGTAGCAAACTCCGATGTATAAAAAACGCATTTTGGAACACTTTTACCATTAACAGTAACCATATCCATATTATAAGGATATGTAATACTGTAAACTAAATCAATTTCCTCACCACTCCACTGTTTAAAATTTCTAACAATCTGATTATATTCTTCACTATATACCAATTTTTTAACTGCATTCCACTCTTGTCTAAAATATGGCATTTCTTCAATATAAAACTCTATATTGTCCTTGTATCGTTTGTATAAATTAACAATTTGAAAACAATTTACCATACTATAACTATGTGGTATATTAAACCATCCTCTGAACAATACTTTTAATTTTTTATCGTTATTTACGTCTTTCATTGTGTCTATAACATGCATTAATATATCTATTTATATAAAGATTATTTTTAAATTCGATACATATTTAGCTAATTTAAAAATTGTTAATTTTATATTTACAATTAAAATCTTTATTTAGTTGCTCAGCTTGTTTATTATACGCTATTGCAGCATCTAATTCATTACTAAATGTACCTAATTGTATTTATTTTAATATTAGGGTTTTTTTCTATAAACGATCTTGTATATTTAATGAAAGCGTGGTATTACTTGTTTTTACTAATTCATTAAAGTTTATCTATTTTGGTGCTATATTCATTTGTAATATTTTTATTAATATCAGTATCTTTAAATTAGATAATTTAATAAAAATATTATTAAACGATTAAATTAAACTTATTATGGTTTCTTTTTGTTGTATGTTCTGTAATATTTGTTAAGAGCTTGGTCAAAATTTAGACTTTTGCCAAAGTGAAATGCTTCTGGACGTTTATCGAGTACCACTTTGCAAGCTTCCTTAGGATCAAGACCATATTTGTCGACTAAATATACCGCTACACTGATGGCGCTCCTTTGTCTCCCTGCATAACAATGAACGAGTATGTTGCCTTTCTGCACAACAATGTGTTTATGTATAAAGGCAACAATGACAGGCATAAAGTCAAACATCAAGTCATAATCTTTTTGTTTTAAAGAATCATCTACGGGGATTCTCATATATTCGATGTTTTTATTGCTTGCAAAATGGTTTGGTATATCTTTAGAGCAATTTAATACAGCACGTATGTTTTTTTTCTTGAAAAAATCTTTATCTTTAGCAGCTTGAAAATTTCCTAGATAAAGTCTATTCATAATTTTATTGTATTTTGCTAAAGGTTTATCTTCATCTGGAATTCTTAACCCAGCCTTTATAGGAGAATGTTTTCTAATATAATCAGCCAATGTCATTTTATGATCTGTACGCCTAGTACGTTTTACAGAAGGTTTCTTATCAGGCATATTACAATTAATATATAAAAAAAATAACCACAATTTGGTATCTAAATGTCATATTTAAAATAAGTATTCATTTATTTAATTTTTATTATATATATTTCGAGTTAATACATAACTGCAAATACATTGTAAAATTACAAAATACATACAAAATTACAAATATATTACAAAACGTATAAAAGATATTTTGTTCAAATAACACATTAATTATGAAAATTTTTTTTTATATATATATATTATATAAAAATGTCAAACCCCAACACAAATTTCCCAAATATTTTTGAACCTACACCTACCCAAGCACCATTACAAAAACCTGTACCTCATGTAGTACCTCCTGTAGTACCTCCTGTAGACCCTGTAGTACCTCCTGTAGACCCTGTAGTACCTCCTTTAGATCCACCTGTAGATCCACCTGTAGATCCTGATTGTCCACCTGAACCTTGTGAAATAATCGCTGTACCAATGAATGTGGAAATTCAACCAAATATTACTATATGCGTTGATAAACCAAAAATAACTCTTAAAAATAATGCAGTGTGTATTTGCACACCTTGTAAAGAAAAAATACAATAAATAAAAAACATTATGTACAAAATGTACATTTTTAATATTATGTCTAATATATACAATATTAAAATGACTAAAAAATGTTCACAAAAAAAATGCTCGCCACAAAAAATACCAATGACTGTAGAAATTCAACCACATATACAATTATGTGTAGATAAACCACACGTTAAAGTTAAAAATAATGCCGAATGTAAATGCAAACACGATTGTAAACACAAAAAGCATAGCCACAAACACCACAAACACCATAAACATAACAAAAAACATCATCATAAACATCATCGTAAACACAATAAAAAACATAAAACTAATAGTTCAAGTAGTAGTAGTGATTCGGGTAGTGATTGGAGTAGTGGAGATCATATGTTTTAATTAAGAACTACATAACATACATGCTTCTGGGTTATCTCTGCTACACATAAGTACAGCTTCCTCTTCTTCTCGTTTAAGTTTTTCACCACGTTCTCTTTTTTCACGAATTGTTCGTTCCAAATTTGCATCAATTGAAAATTTTCCAGCAGCATAACTGGATTTACTTCTCAGATAATACATTCCTGTTTTAAGATGATTCTTCCATGCATAAAAATGCATAGATGTTAAACGTTTATAATTAGGATTTGCCATAAACAAGTTCATGGATTGCATTTGATCAACAAATACTCCACGATCTCTTGCTTGTTCAATAACACTTTTCATACTAATTTCCCAAACTGTTTTATATAGTGCTTTTAAATCATCTGGTATAACATCTATATTCTGTATACTTCCATCATTTGCAATAATAGTATCTTTTAATTGTTTAGACCAAAGACCCAATTTTACTAAATCTTCAACAAGATATTTGTTTACAACAATATACTCTCCTGATAAAACACGTCGTTTAAATATACAACTGTCAACTGGCTCAAATGCCTCTGAATTTCCCATAATTTGTGCTGTACTAGCAGTTGGCATCAATGCTAACAACATACTATTTTTAGCACCATATTTGATAAGATCTATTTTCAAAGAGTCCCAATCCCAACGACCAGAAATGTAATCTTTTAAATCAATTCCGTCAAATTCTTTAGCTAAATCAAATTGAAGTTTGCCTTCACTAAATGGACTTCCTGAAAATGAACTATAAGAACCACTTTGTTTGGCAGCATTAATTGATCCTTGCAAACACCCATAGTAAATCGTTTCAAAAATTTCCTTATTTAATCTTTTAGCCGCTTCGCTTTCAAATGGTAAACGCATTTTTACATATACGTCAACCAATCCTTGAACACCAATACCTATAGGTCTATGTGCCATATTACTAAGTTCTGTTTCTGGTAGAGGATAATGATTATTATCAATCACATCATTCATTGGGCCAATAATATATTCAGAAACACTTCGTAAATGTTCAAAATCAAAACTAGGGTTTCCTGATTCATCATATTTTACATATTTTGGTAATGCAATAGAAGCAAGGTTACAGACAGCATATTGTTTATCGTCTGAATATAATGAAATTTCAGTACACAAGTTACTTGATTTGATAGTACCCAAATTCTTTTGATTACATTTCTTATTTACAGCATCTTTATACCCAATATATGGAGTACCTGTTTCAATTTGAGCATCCAATATTTTTGTCCAAACTTCTTGAGCCTTTACAATTCTTTTATATCGTTTTTCTGTAACATATTTGTTATATAAACTTTCAAAGGCTTCCCCATATACATCAGTTAATCCAGGACATTCATCAGGACACATTAAATACCAATCTCCATCTTCCTCTACACATTTCATAAAAAGATCTGGTATCCAAGCAGAATAAAAAAGATCTCGTGCACGTAAATCTTCATGACCTTGATTTTTCTTTAAATCTAAAAATTCTAAAATGTCCGAATGCCACGGCTCTATATAACAATTTTCCACTAAAAGTCCTTCTACTGTATATGAATGATCATCCTTTACACCTAAAGTATATACATATTCATCTAATCTATCTGTTTCTGTTATACTTAAAATTTTAATAAATTCATAATCTGTTGAGTTATCTGGTGAGCAGTTTTGTATTCTATTATCATCATAAAGTTTATAAATCTTATCAATAATATCTTTGTGTGAGTCTATACTTATAACATAATTATAACAAGATTTACCCTTTCCAATATACTTATTTAAATAACTTGTTTTAATACCATTATTTCTACATAAATGGTAAATTTGATTCATTAATTCTTCGTTTGATAATCCCAATGTAATATTTGATTTTTTCTTTGCAATATGCCCATCAGTTGTGATTAACCCAGCCAATAAATTGTTAACTAAGTTTTTTGGCCAACTAAATATCATTTTTGGTAATCGTTTACCATTAAAATAACTTCCAAATAATGTCATAAAAATTTTACCAACAATATGTGAATTAATAGATACATTTGTAACATTTGAATTTTTGGAATTATATGACGTAATATTACATCCAAAAATCTTTTTGCTAGTATTAATAATATAATTAATTAGTTTTTTATTTATGTTATGTACTGTAAAACCTATACCTCTAATATAATTTTTATTCTTTTTAATATGACCATCACCTAACCATATACCAAATAAATTTGCTAAATCATCATTTATAATCCATTTTCTATTAATGGATTGTCCATGTGATATCTTCAAATTATTATTTTTATCAAAACTTTCAGAAATTGGAGTAATCTTTTCATATTCATCATTTTTACAAGATATAAGTCTTACAATAGGTGGTTCATTTAATAAAATATCCTTGTAATCCATAATATCAATAATGTATTCTGTATCATTTTGAATATTTGTACCAGTTGGCATACTTACATAACATGATTGCCTTGATGTTGTTTTATTGTCTATTAATGTTTTTAAATCTTCTACACTATTCCATCCAAAGGATAATTTATCTTTTTTATATTTTTTAGTATAAAATGACCAAAATTTATGATTTCCTGTAACGTAAATATCTTTATTTCCAATTACAGAAACTTTATAAATTTTTCTATCACCTAATTCATTTTTATGAATTTGTTCAACTGGTCGAACACGATTTTTATGAGTAACTACTAAATCACCTATTTCTATATCTTGAATATTTTTTACACCATCATTAACAGTACATACTTTCGTATCTTTTACAAAACAGGCAAAAGATCCTTTCCGCTTCCCTGACTGATTTATATACTTAGCCGTTTCATTATATACTTTAATCATAGGTATAATACCATCACTAACACCATTTGTTCCACGTATTAAACTACCCTTTCCACGAATATTTGTAATATGAACACCTATACCACCTCCAACTTTTGAAATACGACCACAATCTGTAATTGTTTTATAAATTCCCTCGATAGAATCACTAGTTCCAATGAGAAAACAAGAACTCAAATTTGCTAATCTACTACCAGCATTAAAAAGAGTTGGACTAGCATGTGTATAGTAATGTTGTGAAATTAAATCATATGTTTTTAAAATGGCATCAATATTATCTTTATGAATACCAACAGCTACTCTCATGTAAAGATGCTGAGGACGTTCAACAACTTCCATATCACCAGTCTTTTTATTCAAAATCTTTTGCAAATAACTTTTTTCAAGTGTTTTATATCCAAAATAATCAAAAAGATAATCTCTATTGTAATCGATTGCAAAATTAAGTGTATTTTTATGTTGTCTTACAACTTCAATAACATCATCTGCTAATATAGGAGCAGGATTATCAGCTTTATCCGTATTACAATAAAGTCTCTCCATAACTTCACTAAAACATTCGTGAGTACTTTTATGCGCATTACTAACAATAATCCTAGATGCTAATTTTTGATATTCCGGATTTTCCGTCATACTAATAGCAATTCTTGCTGCTTCTTCGTCTAATTCGCACGATGTTACTCCATCGTAAATACTAGAAACAACTCTCTGAGCCACTACATCTGGATCAATAGACGATAAGATTCCAAGAGATTTGTCATTGCACAATTTTTTCAAACGATAAATGACTTTATCAAAAGACAATTGCTCTAATCTTCCATCTCTCTTTTTAATCTTCATTGTTAATAATCTTTAACAAGAAAATATTTTCGATTTTTTATCTAGATATCAAACAATTAAATACTATGTAATTAAAAATGCTTTAAAATACACATTTTTTTATTATATTTTTAAAATCCCCATCATATCATAAAAAATTGATTTTTTTTTGTATTTTATAGAAAATTACAATGACCCAAAACACTATCGCAAAAGACTACGTTTCTAATATGGATAAAATAATCCGACAAAATTGCTTAAAATACAAAGGTTTAAATACCTCTGCTGAAGAATTTATTCCATCAAACCCAGTTCTACAAATCACAATTGCTTTACAAAAACCTGTTATAAAAACAAACTATATTATAGAAGACGAAGATGTTTTCTTTGATCGTTTGGAATATGAGTTTGTTCAACAAAACGTTTGGCTTTTTGAATAAAACAATTTTAAAAACAATTATCTTTTTTGGCTTTTGAATAAAACAATTTTAAAAACAACTATCATCTTCTTATTTTTATGAGTATTTTCCATTTATTTTCCATTTATTTTCCATGTTATTAAAAATATTTACAAACTAATTTATCGTTGTTCGCTCATAAATTAGGTTTATTATAATACTATCTATAAGATGTCCGATACAAAACCATTAGGATTTTTACAAGAAGATTTTCATTCAGAAGTATTAAGTTTTTTATTTGAATTAGTTTCTACAAAATTTCCAAACAGAAAAATGATTTTATACAATATTCAAGATCGTTATGACAATAAATCTATTTACAAACAAATGTATAAAAATTTAGAAATTAGGGATTTACAATCATTTTTTCCTGATTTAAATAAGAATGTATGCGAAAAAACATTTGTTATATCTTATGATAATATAGTTCATTTTAGTTTGTTTTTACAATATAAAAATGATTTAATTTTTATAACACATAGTCCTAAACACGTTGAAATTTTTAAAAAACATGATGTTAAATATTTTGCATTAACCGGTTTACTTTCAACTGATTTTATGTTACCAATAACTAATAAAACTTTATCAAAAGAATTTTTCTCAGACCACAAGTTAAACGCAGATGTTGCAAACATGGATATTATGCAAACTATACGAAATAGAAATCTTACAGTATTATTAATAGTAGGATCATTTTTTGAAAACAACAAAGATATTGGCTTATTAAAAAATATAATTGATACAAAAGATTACATTATAGTTGTTTGTACAACAGAATTGACTAAAGAATTGACAGATTTTGTTAAAGACAATCAAGATTATGTTTATGTTTCTTTGAATTTAACAACACGAGACTTACGATTTACTATAGCGTATTTTGATATAAAATATTTATTGTTCACTCCACCAAAAGAATCTAAATTTTATACATCTAGTTGGTCTGGTTCTATACAATTTGCATTTGATCACGATTTACATATAGTTATTCCTAATATAATAGCCAAAATATATGACATTGATAATCCTGATGTAATTTCATATAAATGTTTGGATGACATTATAAATGGTATAAAATCATCAAATAAAAATATAACATATTATCAAAAAATTCGGGATGATATTTTTTTAAGAAATAAAATTGTTTTTGATAGTTTATTCAATAATATAAAAACATCAAATGTTGGTCATTTTAAAATTAATTATCACGAACATCAAAGTGATGTTGATAATAAAGTTATTAGTTATCAAAAAATTATAGATACAATATTGACAACAGGACAATTAAAAGAACAATTACAAAATAAACTAATAATATCAGTTGATCCAGATGATACTATATTTATGTTAACGTCTATTTTATTAGAACATTCTTGTAACGTAGAAGCATTTATTTCTGATTACGAAACTGCTAAATATTACAAAGACATTTTTACATATAATAATAAACATAATCATATCAAATTTTACCATGGATTACTTGGATCAACACATCAAACATCCCATAACAAAAACATTCCTGAAACATATACGTTAGATCATTTAAAATATACAAAACCAGTTTTTATAATTTATACAAATTCTGATTTGGTCAATGATGTCATTCTAGGAGCACTAGGAACAATTAATACATGTAATCCATTCATTTTTGTAAAAAATAAATCAATACAAAAATACAATGATACAATAACTTTATTAAAAAATTATTCTTCCATAACAATTGATAATTTTACAATTTACACACCTAGTTCATTTAAAAGAAATCATTAATATCTTCAATCTGTAATACAGATAATTTAACTTTTTGTAATGAATTTTTCATATATAGTCTACAATTAATACTTTTTAAAATATCACACATCTTGGTTGGAGTATATTTTTTAACTCCTATTTCATTACGATAAAAATTATCATTACAGAATTCTAAAAAGCAATTCGTAAAATCCCCATGTGAACCTTTACAATTATCATGTAAATATTTTTTTTCAACGTATGACGAAAATATATATATTTTATTGTTTTTATGTATATGTTTTCCAATTTCTATTTTAAATTTATTACACCAATCGTCGTTTATATATTTTTCTGGGATTTTTTCAGATAATTCTTGTGGTAATTCTTCTTGTAATTCTTCTGGTAATTCTTCTGGTAATTCTTGTGGTAATTCTTCTGGTAATTCTTCTGGTAATTCTTCTGGTAATTCTTCTGGTAATTCTTGTGGTAATTCTTCTGGTAATTCTTCTGGTAATTCTTCTGGTAATTCTTCAAATTCCAAAAATGAAAAAATCTCTTGTTTTTGTTCATTTGGAATTTGTTTATCATCGTCTTCTTTTATGATATCTATGATATCTATGATATTTTCTGGGGGTTTCTGTGGTTTATAAATTATATTTGGTTCTATATGGTATGGTAGATTGAACATTGGGGCACTTTGACAACAATCAAAGAATATATACAATGTGATATTAGGTTGTAGATTTTGTATTAATATTTTATATAATAAATCATTTTCAATACATCCAGATGATTTATTATCATTGGATACTATGATATTATCAAAAACATCTCTTTGAGTTTTAAATGATCCGTGACCACAATAGTATAAAAATATAGAATCTCCTGATTTACACTGGTTTACCAAGGAAGTTATACAATTAAGTATATTTAACCGAGATGTTGATTTTCTACTTAAATTTATACAATCACTTATAATATTTATATTTTGAGTACTATATTCGCATTTTTGTACTAAAAAATTATACATGTTTGCAATATTATAATTCGATTTATTGTCATTATTATTAGAATCTATTGAATCATAATCTAAACCACATAATATTGCATATCTTGACATTATTACTAATTATAAATAAAATAATAATTTTATTTAAAACAAATTGTTAGTAAACATAAATTTTATAAAGCAAACTTTTTAGTAAAATCCTTGATTTTACCCATCGATAGTTGTGATCTTTGACTGAAACCATTAATAACTAAACGACAATTTATTTCCTTTAACATGTTACTTAATGTTTGTGATCCAGAATTAAAAACAAGAGTTCCATCTGGTCGTTTTGTAGAATTAGCTTGTACAAATTCCAAGAAACAAGCTGTAAATGCACCTTGTGCTTGATTGCGAATGGTAGCATCTGCCGAAGTTTGTGGATCTAAACATCCTGAAAAAAGATAAACATCAGCAGTTGTTAATTTATTCCTTTCGGTTGACATACCAAATTGATTAGACCAATCTGCAGAATTGTATTTTATAGGTTTAGGATTTTTACAAACAGAATTACATTGTAAATTATATTGCAAATCCATCATTGTACCACTATGACAACAATCTGTAAAAACCCATAATGTAACACCAGCTGGTAATACAGATGCTAAATTAGTAAATAACCAATCATCTGTAATAATACCTCGCGATTCATAATCTAATGGTACTAAAACATTGTCTCTTCCATCACTTTCATCCCCATTTGAATCTTTTATATCAGATCCGTGACCTGAATAATAAAATACTATTGTATCACCTGCTTTACATCCTACCGATAATGCACGTATACCAGCTTCCATATTTTCTTTTGTTGGCTTCCTTTGACATTTAGGATCATCTGTCATAATTGTAATATTCTTGGGATCATATCCACAATTTTTTACCAAAAAATTATTTATATTATTTATATCATTAATACATCCATTCAAAGCAGATGATGTACCAATATAGTTAATACCACATAAAAATGCACGTTTCATAAAGTTTTACTATATAAAAAGAAATTAAATTTTAAAATAAAAACTAGAATTTTATAAACTAACGCGATATTATGTTTAAAACAATCTATTTGACAATAGCGTGTATAACATTTGGTTCAGCATCTCCGTGTAATACAACAACACAAAATCATCCCAAACGTATAACTTTACAAGACATTACTAAACCTGATATAAAAAACATTACTAAACCTGATATAAAAAACATTACTAAACCTACAAACACTAATACAGTTAATTTTGTGAAATGGACTGGTAAAAATTTTATATTAGATGGATACAAGTTTACACCTGTTGGATTTAATGCTTATTGGTTAGGATTAACAGAAGAATATGATTATCCTAAAAATGTGCAAACAGAAGAAATGTTTCGGATTGCTCAAGAAATTGGGGCAACTGTAATACGGTCTCATACTTTAGGTTTTTCAGGTGGATCACGTAATGCTCTGAGACCTTTTGATAATAATTTAAATCCGAATGCGTGGGAACCTATTGATTATGCATTTTATATGGCAAATTTATACAACATAAAATTAGTAGTTCCTTTAATTGATGGATATAACTATTATCATGGTAGTTATGGTGAATTTTCTAAGACAAGAGGTTTACCTAAAAATGAGTTTTGGTCAAATATAGATATTAGAAATGATTTTAAAAAATATATTTACCAATGGTTAAATCACAAAAATAAATATACAGGGTATCGTTTAAAAGATGATCCAGCACTTTTTTTAATAGAATTAGGTAACGAATTAGGAAATATCCGTCCTGGTGCAGATAGTACATCTATTCCTACTAATGATTGGATACGTGATATTTCATCATATATTAAATCAATTGATACTAATCATTTAGTTTTACACGGAGTAGATGAAGCTCTTGGTCAAAACAATGATTTTGAAATTAACAGTTTAGATGTTTACAGTGGTCATTTTTATGGAAAAGATTACTATAGAATTGATTTTGGTGGAGTATCTGCATCAAATGTTGGTAAAGCGTATATCATAGGAGAATACGATTGTCATTTTGGTGAAGATTGGTTTACAGAAATAGAAAAACGTAAATATGTAACTGGAACTATTTTTTGGAATGTATATCCTCATACAAATGGTTATAAATCTGGATCACCTATTCCTCACAATGATGGTTATACAATTCATTATCCTGAAAATACTGATGAATTCAATCGTATACAAAAACATTTCAGAAATCTTAAAACTAGATAAGTTAACTATAAAAATTATCTTTGTTTATATATATTAAAAATGATACGTGTTATAATTTTTAATTTAACAAACTTTGATGAAAATGATAATTTTGTAAAAGTATTAGCTTCAACTTTCAAAGATTTACAATCTAGAGGATATACTCTTTATGTAGTTGATAATATTTCTGTAAAAGATATAAATAGAAAATTATTCAAATTACAATTTTCTGGATTATTAAAAACACATGATTCTAATGGAATATGTTCTATAAAAGATCATTACTTGAAAATTATATCTGATTTACTTGACCATAATATTTGTATAAGTAACATAATGGTAATTGATTACGATTATAATTCTATTAAAATAGCTAGGAAATTAAATTTAAATGTGTGTTTGTTATCGCTATCAGAATTAAATAATAACAAAGAAAACAATATAGACACAAATCTACTTTTAGAAAAAGTCTTAAATAGTATACTGTATTATGAAGATGAAAACCGATCTATTGGTAAAAAGACTCCTTTTCAAAAATCTATTAATATAGTTGTTCCAATAATGGGAGATAATACTCGTTTTTTAAGGAGTAGTTATAGAATGGAACGTGCATTAATTATGTTTGGAAAACCAATGTTATCTTGGGTAATAGGTAATTTACAAATAGATGCAAATTATATTTTTGTTATACGAGAACACTTGTGTCGTTTACATAAAATAGACAAAATTTTAGAATCAATGTATCCAGGTTGTACAATTATACGTTCAGAATCAAAAACAGAAGGAAATGCTTGTTCAATCCTATTAGCTGAAAAATATATAAACACAGATGATCCATTAATAGTTATTAATGATAATCAATGGCTAAAATGGAACGTTGAAGAATATATTACAGATTTTTTATTAAACACAACTGCACGTTTACAATTAATTACATTCAGATGTTGTGGTGATAATTCTTTCCATTACATTAAAACAGACGACTTTGATGATACACATGTAGTATCAATTTTACTTAACAAACCATTAAACGAATATGCCCTAACTGATATTTATTTTTGGAGATACGGCAAAGATTATGTAAAATATGCGCATAGAATGAATTCAAAAAATAAAAGAATTCTTGGCGAATTTTGTACAACATTAGTAACAAATGAAGTTTTTGACGATATACAAGATAATATACTTCCACAAAAAAGTGTTATACATCGTGTATGTGAAAGATATTTTCCATTTAGAGAAGAACATGAATTAAAAGCATTTTATCAATGGTATACTGATGAAAAAAGAGATGTACGTATTAAATAATAATTAATCTTCAATTTTAAAGTAAAACTGATTCTTATTAATCTTCAATTTTAAAGTCACTGGGTTTAAGAGCTTTACCTCCACATCGTACCAATGTAGTATTTGTATAATCAATTGTTTCATCCAATAGGTCTTGACGGTCTTTTAATACAATTTTATAAAATCCAAGAATAGGTTTTGCTAACTGTTCTAAATAACAACTTCTATTAAATTTCAAATTATGTTTTATGGCATATTGTGGATCTTCTCCAAGTTCAGACTTTTGTCGTTTCGGATCATCACTTTCAATATAAATATATGGTATTCTATCTCCAATTTGCACTTCTTCTTTACGTTCTTTTAAACGTTCAGCTAATTGAACGTGAACAGGACGTGTTTTATAACTGCTTGCCAACATTGCAGAAACAACGAGATCATCTATATTAATTTTATAATTGTAGATATCATCTATAAATTTACGATATACTTCTGTACTAAGTTTAACAGAATCTTCACTATTATTTACTGTTTCACCAGTTGAAGATTTATCATTTAATATAGTATCAATAATCTGTTTATAACATTTTTTTACCATTGGGCAATAATCACGTCTAGTCAATGCAATACCTTTTGCATCAACGCATTTAAGCTGGAATGGATCCTTTGGATTTTCATATTTGTTTGCAATATAACGTTTTTTTGTTAATAAAACAAATGGATGAAATACTTTTTCAAACTCTAATTCTATAGGCTTTCTATTGAAAATATTTTCAGTTAAATTATCTCCACAAGTTGTTGCTAGTCTAAAAGTATCACGTCTATTCATTTCAAAATCTTCACGATTATATTTGAAACGAAGAAATACAGAATCCGTATTTGAAATAACAATATCTCCTACACCAGCAGAAAACCTTCCAATACTAGTTTCAATATCATAAACATAATCATTATGGTCTATATTTTCTATTGTTTTAATTTGATTACTAATTTTTGTTTGAGATTTTTCTGTAATTGTTAGTGTTAATATTTTTTCTTTATCGCTTCTTGTATTTAAGGAAACGTTATATCCAAGTTTTTTCATCAAGTAATATAATCCAGCAGATCCAATATCACCCTTGTTATCAAATCTTGTACATCCAATTTTCTCTTTATCTTTTCTACATCCATCAGCTGCCCAATAACCATTAAAAAAACTTTGAATAATCTCATTATTACTATTCAATATTTCAGTTGGTATTTTTTTAGATTTATCACTATCATAAAATTTATCTCTAAATTCAAGAACTATATTTTTAGGATTATTTACAGTTAATTTATATACACCGGATGATTCTAAAGTATCATATATAACTGGTATTGAATCTGGATATTCCTTTTGTAATAAATTTTTTAAATTATTCAAAATATCCATATCTGAATTATTCAATACCCAATTATATTTTTTACAACTCCCATCTCTATAAAAAAATCCATAGATAAAAGCTCTATCTTTAGATATTACATTACAACTTTCATTAAATGTAGATGGATAACTATTTAATAATTTAGTTTCTAAATCACATTCTTTTGGTTTAACAATTTCAAGATCTTCTTTGATTAAAGAATGGTCTTCAGTAACTTTAACGTATCCTGTATGAGTTAATATTTTATAAATTTTTTTATCGCATTTATGACGAATAACTCGTTTAATATCTACCCATCCTATATCGGTCCATATTTGATAATCAGTTGTGGAAAATTCTTTTTCTAAACGGATTGTTTTATCAAACATTTTAAATCCAGGATATTCCTGCTTTTTTTCAATGTTAAAAATACTTTTGATAGTTTCAATATAAACTAAACCACTTTTCTTTAAAAGTAGAGGTGTATCTCCTGTTACGCTATCACCATATACAACTTGTATATTTAAATCAATTGGTACGTCAGGATCTTCTCTATAAGGTTCATTCTTTACATAAACATTGTATTCTTTTGTATTCCAATTGAATAGGATTTCTATTTTATTATTTGGGTAAGTTTCTCTTAATACAGAATATAAAATTTCCAAGTCATTTATATTAGTAACTTTAAACTTTGCCGATTCTAAACTTTTAGATCGCATATCTGTAAACTTATACATAATAAAATTTAAATCAATTTTTTAAACACGTTGAACGTAAAAACGTGTTTAAAAAAATCCATTTCGTTTAAAATAAGTTATTTTATTATTGTTCACTTGTATAAATACAAAAATGTCAAACTTCTCACCCATGTTTTTTGAACAACCCATTGTGATTTTTGATACTACACAATCGCTCAACGCCAGTACCGGAGCATTTGTGCTTTATGGTGGTCTTAGTATCAATGCTACCTATGACAGTTCTAGTACTTCTACAGGAGGTTTTGTTTTGTCTGGTGGTATGGCAGTACAAAAAGATGTAAGTGTTGGAGGAATTCAACATATCTATAATACAACAGATAGTACTAGTATAAATGATGGCGCTTTAATTGTAGATGGTGGTGTAGGTATTGAAAAAAATCTTTATGTCGGTGGTAATACTACCATTTTGGGTAGTTTATTTGTTCAAGGTACATATACGTACGTTAACACTCAAACTATTAATGTAGAAGATAATACTCTTGTTATTAATTCTGGACCAGCTGGAAGTAGAGATGCTGGTTTACTTATTCATAGAGATGGTATTGATGTAACTGCTGATGTAGCTGTTACAAATGGTACACTTACAGAATCTCCTACTGGAACATCCGTTACTTTTGGTTCTTCTCATTCCCAAGCAAATGACTATTATAGAGGATGGTGGATTCAATTAAATGGTGGTAATGGACGTGCTCAAATCGAAAGTTACGTTAACAATACAGCTGTTTTAGCTACTACAGGAAATACTATTACAGGTGGTAATCTTACTGAAACAAATTTCTCATTATACAATAAAAGTTATCTTGCACAATATTACGATGAACAAAGTGACGAAATTCGATTTGCCTATGTCGCAGATGCACAAGATCCTAAAATAGATTTAGATAATGCAGGTAATTATGCTGATTTAAGACTTAAAAATATTTTTGTAAACAGTAATATCTCAACCGCATCTATTTATGCTAGTGGAAACTCAACTATTGCTAATTTAGCTATTACAAATTTACTTGTAGCTAGTGTTACTATGGACAATGCTGCACTTAAATCTGCAACTATTGGTAATCTTTACGTAACTGGAGAATCTGTTCTACACGGAGCTGTTACTGCTGGCGCATTAAACGTCACTGGAGACAGTATTCTTCAAGGATTCGTCACTGCTGGTGCTCTTGCTGTCACTGGAGAATCATTCTTACGTGGAGCTGTTACTGCTGGTGCATTAAACGTCACTGGAGACAGTATTCTTCAAGGATTCGTCACTGCTGGTGCTCTTGCTGTCACTGGAGAATCATTCTTACGTGGAGCTGTTACTGCTGGCGCATTAAACGTTACTGGAGACAGTATTCTTCAAGGATTCGTCACTGCTGGTGCTCTTGCTGTTACAGGTGAATCATTCTTACGTGGAGCTGTTACTGCTGGCGCATTAAACGTCACTGGAGACAGTATTCTTCAAGGATTCGTCACTGCTGGTGCTCTTGCTGTCACTGGTGAATCATTCCTACGAGGAGCTGTTACTGCTGGCGCATTAAATGTCACTGGAGATAGTATTCTTCAAGGATTCGTCACTGCCGGTGCTCTTGCTGTTACTGGAGAATCATTCCTACGAGGAGCTGTTACTGCTGGCGCATTAAACGTGACTGGAGACAGTATTCTTCAAGGATTCGTTACTGCTGGTGCTCTTGCTGTTACTGGAGAATCATTCTTACGTGGAGCTGTTACTGCTGGTGCCTTGAATGTCACTGGTAACAGTATTCTTCAAGGATTCGTTACTGCTGGTGCTCTTGCTGTTACTGGAGAATCATTCCTACGAGGAGCTGTTACTGCTGGTGCCTTGAATGTCACTGGTGACAGTATTCTTCAAGGATTCGTTACTGCTGGTGCTCTTGCTGTTACTGGAGAATCATTCCTACGAGGAGCTGTTACTGCTGGTGCCTTGAATGTCACTGGTGACAGTATTCTTCAAGGATTCGTTACTGCTGGTGCTCTTGCTGTTACTGGAGAATCATTCTTACGTGGAGCTGTTACTGCTGGTGCCTTGAATGTCACTGGTGACAGTATTCTTCAAGGATTCGTCACTGCTGGTGCTCTTGCTGTTACTGGAGAATCATTCTTACGTGGAGCTGTTACTGCTGGTGCCTTGAATGTCACTGGTGACAGTATTCTTCAAGGATTCGTCACTGCTGGTGCTCTTGCTGTTACTGGTGAATCATTCCTAAGAGGAGCTGTTACTGCTGGTGCATTAAACGTAACTGGTAACAGTATTCTTCAAGGATTCGTTACAGCTGGTTCTTTAAATGTCACTGGTGATTCTATTTTAGAAAATAACTTGACAGTTACTACTGGTAATGTTACAATTTCTACAAATGATTATTCACCTATTTTTGAGGCAACATTTGCTTCAGGAGGTTCTATTTTATTTAATACTGTAGATGTATCTCCAAGTTTAGGTGATATTTCTAGAGAAAGATATGCTGGAATTAATAATAACCAAACATCTGTTGAAAATATAATAGGATTTACATTTAATGCATCCGTTAGAGCTTTTGATGCTATTGTATCAGTTGTTATTTTAGCAAGTTCTGGAAATAGATATGCATACTATAATCTTAAAGGTATTAAGAAAGCTAGTAACTGGGTTGTAAACAGCTCTTATGTAGGTGATGTTACTGGAGTCACATTCTCAATCACGAATGGTGGTCAAATGCAGTACACTTCAACTAATGTTGTTGGTCATACTAATGGTTATGTAAACTTCCGTGCAATGACTACGTCTATTGCTCCATAAATTATGATAAATGTTAACTTCATTTAAAACTTATTTAATATTGTATATACCCAAAAATAGAATAAACACATAACGATAATATTGTAATCTTTTAATAAAATAATTACAATAAGACAATCATTTGTAGAATAATTAAATTTTTATAAAGGAATGACATCTTACATATTGTCTTAACAATTTGTTATTTCTTTTTATTAATTCTGATGGTATTCTACAAAATGTTACTAACAAATGATTATAAGAAAAAAAATCTTCACCCCTTAAATATTTTATAGATAAAATTGAAATGTTTCTATCAGAATTATTTATATTATCATTTACAAGATCAAAATATCGTAATGTTTCTGTCATTTTCTTCTTATGTTGTATAAAAAGAATATGTTCCTCAAAATAATAAAAAGATAATTGGGTTTTTAAAGCTAGGTTGTTGTTATTAACTTTTTCAACAATATAATTTATACACAAATTTTGCAATGATGATATAGTCATTCACATTTGTTTATATAATGTAAATTATTTCGATTTTTTTATTTTACATTTATAATATAAGAAATAACGATATGAATGTTAATTTTGCATTTTTACGTCACGGGTATGGATGCCATAATGCTATGTCAAACTTAGTTTATTATAAAGTACTATCAAAATCTTATGCTAATAAATTTATGGAACGAGGTGGAGAATCCAAAAATATTTTAAAGGGTGATATATTACCATTAAATGATCCAGTTTTAACAAATGTTGGTGTAGAAGCATCTATATACAATGGATGTATTATTAATAAAATCATAAGACGTTTAGCAGATATTTACCATAATAAAAATTTAACTATGGATACATTCAATGTTATTGGATGTTCACCATTAATTAGATGTATGGAAACTGCTTATTACATGACACGAAAATGGAAAAATCCTCCTAATAAAATATACGTTTTTCCATTACTTAGAGAAATAGATGAGTCAAGTGTTGATAAATATTCAGAAGAAAGTAGAGAGACTATAAGGATAACACCTAGTTATAGTATTAAATCTATTCAGGAACAAAAAGATTATTTACGTACACTTGGTATATTAGATTCATTTGATTTTTCATTCGTTGAAACTTTTCCAAAAGAACGTATTGAACCTGGGGATATTAAAGAGTTCATATCTTGGTTTGCAAAATATTTCATGACATTATTAAATACTGATAATAAAAATCTTAATGTGTTTATAACTACTCACGCTGGTGTGTTAAGAGATTATGCGGGTGAGGGGTTTTATAACAATTCAGGTTTTGTTATTAATACTACATATGTAGATAATTTTGCAAAAAATACATATGTTTCTTTAAACAATCATATTAAAGAATATAATTTTTTCAAAGATTACTCTAATGAAAAGTATAATACAAAAGAATATTATTGTCCATCTAATAGATGTGGTCAATTATGTTCTGTTGCAAATGATTCAGGGATAAAAGGATCTTTGGCAAAAATAGGATTAAAATGTAGTATAGAAGACGACAATAACAATAAAAACAAACTTACTTTGAAAATTAAAAGACCAAAGCAACGTTATCATGAAACTAATTTAAATACAATATGGAATTTTGATTAAATAATAAATAACGTCCAAAATTCGATTAAAATATATAATTAATTAGTAACTAATAAATTATATATATGTCATCTCCTTTAGCAACTATATTTCATGGTGATGTTAATTTAGAACAAGGTAGTGATGTCACTCAATTTGGTTGGGGTGATATAAATATCAATAGAAGATGTGTTATTAACGGAAGTGAAAACAGTACATGTAATACAGATGGTTCTTTAATAGTCGCAGGTGGTGTAGGTATTACAAAAACATTAAACGTTCATGAAAATTTCAATGTTTTATATGGTGTAACACGTTTAACCGAAACACACATAAATACAAATAGTGGTCCGTTTACTGTAACTGGTGGTAATACAGCCCTTATACAAGTTGGTGCAGATGCACAATTTGTAAGTACTGCTGGTAATATTAATATAAACTCAATGGTTGGATATACACAACTATATGGTGGTTTAAATGGTTCTAATGCTGTTAAAATAGTTGCATCACATCCTAATGGTGGAGTTTCTATTTTGTCTGGAACAAGTGCTGGTGAAGTATCTATTATGTCAGGTTCAGGTGGTATAACAGAAGCTACATCAAATGGTAATGTATCTATTACAGCAAATAATGGGACAGGAAGTTTTTATGTAAACGCAAATTCTTCAAATCAGAACTTGACAATTGGACTGAATGGTAATACAGATTCACAGTTACGAATAGAAAGTGCTGGTAATAATTCTACAAATACAGCATTAGTTATAAACACATCTAATACAAATGCAAATATTCAAATATCAAATGCAAATGGATTAGGTAATGGTTCAATGTCTCAATTGGTTGGAGCTGGAGGATATACATTAATAACGAATACTACAGGATCAATAAACATGACATCTCAAGGTGCTGGATCAAATTATATTGTAAAAAGTGCTGGGACAAATCAAAATATGGTTATTGGTGTTACAAATAATACTGACTCTGCCCTAATTTTAAAAAGTTCTGGTACAAATGTTACAAATACCGCTTTGCAAATTTTTACGACAACATCTACAGGAAATATTTCAATATCACAACCTGTAGATTCTCTTGGAAATACAACAATTAGAACTGGAAGAGGTGGTTTAGAAGCATCTACTCAAACAGGTGGATCTATTATTATGACAGCATATGGCGCATCCAGTACTTATACAAATACAACATATGCCAATAATCAGGATTTAAACGTTACAGTAACAGGTAATACCAATTCAAGAGTAAATATATCGTCATCTGGTACAAGTAATCAAGCTATTAGATTAAATGCAACGAATGTATCTGGTGGTATTTATATGACAGCAAATGGTGTTATTCAATTAGAAAGTTCTAGTTTATCAGGAGGTATTCAAATTGCTACAAATACATCTAATGTACCTGTGTATATTGGTACAACTAATAGTACTACTACAATTTATGGAAATTTAGATGTTAAAGGTGTAACAACTACAATAGAATCAACTGTAGTTACTATAGATGATAATATGATTATAGTAAATAATGCTCCATCTGGAACTTCTGATGGTGGGTTAGCAATTAAACGATACCAATCAGCAAATAATTCTGCATCTGGAGATGTTGTTTCTGATAGTCCTGATCATTCAGGTCAAGTTCAAAGTAATTCAAACACATCTACAACTGTACAATTAAGTATGAGTGCTAATAATACAGATGATTATTATAATGGTTGGTGGATTAAACTTACTAGTGGAACTGGTGCAGGTCAAGTTAGACGTATACGTAGTTATGTGGGATCAACACGTATAGCAACAATATATAGTACAACTGACCAAACTGGAGTTTTAGGTAATCCAGAACCGATTGAAGGGTTAGATTTCTTAACAATTCCTGATAATACATCAAATTATTCACTTTACCCATGTGAATATGTTATGATGATTTGGGATGAAGTTCAAAATGAGTTTGCATTTGTTTGTAGTAATAAAGATCCTGCTACAACTACAAGTATAGTTCATTATTCTGATTTACATATAAATGATTTGATAGCAGCAGATATTAATATAAACACAATTAATGGTTCAGATGCAGATGTCACAACATATATTACCCTTAACAATAATTCAACAACAGCAGTTACTATAACTGGATTTCCTAAAACATATGGTGTATATCTAGTTTTTGTAAAACCACGATCAGACACATCCAGAACACATGGTATATTTATGATCGGGCGAGTTGATGGTACTGGTATTCCAGGAACAGTTGTACGTTTAATTTCTGTGAAAGGTATGCATAATGATCAACTTGATATTCAATGGCCAAATGATGCTTTGCCACAATTGTTATATAGGCCATTTCCTAATGGTATAAATGGATCAACTGAATATAAATTAAAGATTGTAAGTTTATAATAATACATTACATATAATACCATAACGTTTTAATAACGTTTTAATAAAAAAATATATATATTAAATGTTATTATAAAATGACTATTTATATAATTACATTATGTGATAAAAACAACATTGATAAAACACACTTTTTAAAAGCATCTATCGAAAACAATTACAAATTAATTATATTACCAACATATGATATCAAATTAGGTAATTTGTCTAAAATATATAAAACATATCACTATTTATTAAATTGTCATGATATACAAGATGATGACTTAGTATGTGTTGTTGATGCATTTGATTTAATTTATAATAAGAATACTAAAGTTGTAGATTTATATAAAACATTTATAGAACAAAAGCGAGATATTATTATTAGTTCTGAAACAAAATTTTCACATCACGATGCGTGTGTTAAAAAATATTATGATTTACTTGGCGATAATTACAAAAATAAATATCCAAATAGTGGATGTATTATAGCTTATAAAAAATCATATCTTGTTATGTTTGGTGATATAATAAATCTTATAGAAAACAAAACAATTGATATATCACATTCTAAAAGTGATCAACGAGTTTTATCATACTATATTTGTAATTACAAAACAAATAAACTAAATATAGGCATTGATTACAATAACATATTCTGTACAACAGTTAATACAGAATATACACAAAATTTATCGTCTATACAATCACCATTTATTCACGTTACTTTTTTAAAACATCATAATCAAACCAAGAAATACGATAGCCTCATCGATATATATAGGTAAATATTTTATTCACGTTTTGGTTTATTATCTCCATTTTTCAAAAAATATTTAGTAAACCAATTTTTAAACCAATAACTATGCAAACCTAAAGAAAGAATGCCAAAAAACATAAATGCTTTGTTAAAACTAAATTTCCAAGTTAAATAAGCATGGTAAAGTATTCTTGTTAAGAAAAATGTTAGTCCGAAAAGATTATCTCGTCTTATACTTTTATTGTAATTACCACTACTCAAAAATATAGTAGGTAATTCTTCTATCATAAATAAAAAGTAAAAACCAGGAACATTTATATAAAGTGCCATAATACTTATAAATGTATACGTTATATGATGAGTATAACCAGATAAAGTACACATATACTTATGATATTTATTATATCCAACATAACAATCCATTATCAAATAAGATATCAAATTAAATACACCCAAATCTAACATAAATTTATCATTTTGATTTAACTCTGATGTATATAACTCTACATTAAAATCAGAACGAACAAATTTATAGTTAAAATATATACTGATTAAAAATAAAGTCGCCGATGCTTTAATTGATAAAATATGAGCTCTTTGTCTTTCTGTTAACTCTGGATTACGTTTTATAGTATCACTATACATAAAGTAATAATCTATACAAAACAATGCTATAAACGCTAATGATAATATTATATTCATATTCTTATTGTATTTTAATGTTTAAATTAACTGTTAAAATCAACCGTAATTAAATAAAATATTAAAAAATAAAACAATATAATTAACATCATAGCTAAAAGAAAATTACAAAATGGTGTAAAAGTAATTAGTATTTCATTAATAATATTTCTCTTTAATAAAAATACAGATATATAAAATTTATGAAAGTTATATGCAACTGGATTACATATATTGTAAAGTATATTATTTAAATTACCGTAAGTATTTTCTTGTTCGCAAACCGTATAACCATTATGTTTTAGTTGTTTTAATTGCTTGTAAACATCATTTATTGTAAAGTAATTTTTGATATCGTGTTGTTTTCTACACAAAGGACAAAGATTGTTATGTAATAAAGTTACAAATAAACATCCCGTATGAATCATGTTATTACAACAATCTAAAAATATATATTCAGATATCCATTCGTCTAAACATATACAACAAATATCGTAATTTTGCATTATTACAAATAAATTAACCTTTTTAAATACGATAGTAATAATATGATTAAATTAGTACAATATATGAATTTATTTTATTAATAAATAATAGAAAACAATGTCAAACAGACTTGGAGATCATTATAATAGATATTCGCAAACAAAGTATTCTGAATATAATACCAAACAATTTGATCAAAACAATTATGATAATGTTTGGAGCAAAGAAAATAATACACAATTAAGTCTTAAAAATGAATCAAGTATAGAGTATGAAGAATATACACATTATGTAACAGTATCATCAAGGGATAGAGATAGATCTGCTTATACAAATGTAAATCGTTATTGTATAACTCTTCAGCAGGAATTTCGCAATGTTTATTCAGTTGAACTTGTTCAGGCCATTTTACCAGCTAAAAATAATTCTGAAGCAGAACCATATCTTTTATTAGATATTGACGAATTGTCAGATGTTATGATTTCAAGTGATAAACATATTTCAGATTCATTTGCTATATTACAACCAACTGTTCCAACTACATCAGGTGGATTTATGCAAATTGATAAACGTATTCACGAAAATACAATAAAGTTTTATAAAACTCCAAAAGCTAGTTTGGCAAAATTAACTGTATCTATTAAAGATTGCGATGGTGTATTATTCAATTTCGGAACAGATACTTTAATACCTAATTCTTTAGATAAATCATTACAAAATACATTTGTTTTCAAAATAGTTACATTGGAGAAAAAACGTTCTGAATTAAAGCACAGAGGTGTATTTTAACTCATTTATAAATATTCTTTACGTAGATTTAACATTACAATTTAATGTAGGTGAACAGTTATTTACGTATATGTCATATGCAATATATATATAATACATACCCATAATAACATCCCTATAAGATATAGCAAAATCATATATATCTTTTAATAAATATCGTTTTAATCTATCTGAAAGATAAACTATCGCAACTAATAATGTAATAATTATACGGAACCATTGATAATAATTTTTATCTAATACCATTGTTTTTTATTTATAGTAAATAAATAAAAAATACGTAATAATTTACCAAGCCCAAGTTTTTACTAATTCAAGAATACAATTATCAGGTACACCTTGTACTCTGAAATTTGCTAAAATAGTATTGTCATCATAAATTTTATTTTTACATTCCGTTTTATCTGTACCTTGAGCATCTTTTACTGTAGTACAATCCATGTGTTCTGGTCTTCTTGGTTTAAATTTTGGAGATTTATATGCCGTTTTGATATTATCAATACTACATACTGAATTTTTGAAACTTTCTGATTTTTCCATTATATTAAATGCATACAACGCAAATAATATTATAGTTAGTAATACCAAATATTCAGGGGTTACTTTCATTATATACTAATATATTAGAAATTAATTTTAATATAATTTATTTTTTCTTTTGTTTTAAAAACCTAGTACTAACACCGCCTCTTGGTCCAAAATTTACATCTTCGACACTCCTTACTGGATTTGGCGTTTCAATACCACGCTTGTCATCAAACACATAAAACGATCTTTTATAAAATTCGGAATCGTGTGGATTACAACTTTGTCTATTTGTTTCTAATAAAGGTGATCTTATAATATCTTCAACTTGTAAGTTTCCGTGTGCCGTTTGATATTTTGATGGCATAGTAGGAAATGGTAATTGACCAAATTCATTTCTAATATTTGGATTCGTAACAATACCACCAGTCTTACCATAACGCAAAAATGAATCACTATCCATATTTTCAGCAGGCACAAATAACTGATCCCTAATTGTCATACCGTAAAAATTCAACTTTTCTTTTGCTTCTAATAAATCAACATGGTTTGTCGTCATAAATTTTAACTTTTTATTATTATCTTGTGTTCTTTGCTGAATGGCACATGGATCGTCGATTGTTCTATTAAATTCTCTCCAATTTACCTTTTGGAATTCAGAATCCTCAAAATTACTATTGTATAGCATTGTATATACTAATCCTAAACAAAATAAAAATCAAGAAACATTTTAAAATTTAATAAAATTACTTTATTAATACTATCAAACCCTACTACAAAATCCTACTACCTAAAACCCTACTACCTTAAACTCTACTAGCTAACGCAAAAAATTAGTGAGAAACTAATTCATTATATACTCGAATACACGTTTCAGATACATTAGTAACAGTATCAGATACATATTCGTATATATGTTTATCATAGTTATTTAGATATATACTGTATCTGCATTGTTGTATTAATTGTTTATATTCAAACAATGTTTTATTAACATATATGCTAACATCTTCAACATACACATACATATACATACTTGACATAAGTGTAATCAAAAACATTATTGAAAGTACATTTTTTATATATCCATTAGAAATACCATTTACACGTCTATCGTGTACATAACAGTATGTATTATCACGCTTTTTATAATTTTTACAACGATTATATTTGCAATACTTAACTGCCTTCATATTTTAGCCTTTTAGTAATTCTAAAATATAATTTTTTAAATTCAGTTTTTTTTTAATTACTCGATTCATTAAAGTCCAATTTCACATTTGGTGAATGAAACGTAAAGTTTACACTCTGTGAAGTAATAGTTACATTTGAAACTTCACTCAATAAATGAGTTGTAGTAGATTGTCTTTTATCTAAAACTTGACTATTATTTAATAGTGGTTGTGTTTCTTCATTGTGATCTGTATTTTGTGTATTTTCGTCACTTACTATTGATTTTTCAATTAAAAAATTCGTAATTGAATGAATTATACCATTTGCTTTAACAGTTCTAATATAAGGTAATATTTCACTAATTGTTAATAAAAATCCACTTATTATAGATATGTAGAATGTTATTGATGTTTGCTCATTATTATCATTGCTCATTTTACAGTTTAAAAAAAATATTTTTAAATTAAAAAATAGGTTGCCATTTAGAAAATTTAGTATTCCAAGAACACTGTAATGTTGTTGTTTTTGTATCCCTAAACAACTCCCTTAACTTTTTTGATTCTACTATACCTTTAATATATAAAATTCCTTCTGAATTATTAGTATCTGAATTATACACATTATAAACATCAGTATATAATCCAATTTCAATTCTTTTTACATCAGAACTTTTAATTGTATCAACATATCTGTTTTTTATAAATTTAGAAACATGTTCTATTGCAGTAATTTGATCCTTATATATAAAATTGTTTTTGAAAATTTTAACAAAACATACATTTTCCATATCAAATATCGGATGAATACCTATTGTCATATGATTGTTCATTTCCTTTAAACATTCCATTCGTATAGATTTAATAATTTCATTCAATAATGTATAACGTAATTCAAATGATACATCAATTATATGTTTGTTTTTTACTAAAATATCAGTCAACAAGTATCGATATTTATTATCATCCTTATACAAGTAACCTTCAAATAGGATTTCATCATTAAAAACTTGATCAATTTCCATATAAAAATCTGAACAATTATCATTTTCTGAATTATATTGATCTGGAAATAAATACAAAATGTTATACGGGTTAGAATCTCTTGTTTTCAAATTTGAATCTTTAGTCTTTTCTAATAAACCCTTTTTTGTAATCAAAAGATAATATTTCTTATTATTATTAGGAATAAGATAATCATAAGAAATTCCTGTATTGACATCTAAATTAATGTCAAATTTATTATCTTTTTTAATCAAAAAATCATTATAAGAAACCAATAAAGGTGCTAAAATTGTTGACTTTAAAAACTCGGTTTGAGAATACTTTACACTTTTGTTTAAAAACGACATTGGTTTTATATAAATTTATATTATTTCATAAAAAATTCATTTTTTAATCTTACCAATAAATGTAATACGTACGTGTAATTTTAAAATATTTTTTACATCTTAAAATTAGTATTAACACAATATGTCTGTGTGTTTAGAAGGTAATGTCTTTATAGATGGAGGTCAAGGACAAAATATCAATATAATAAATTCAACTATAGGAAACTGTAATATTTCTAAAAGTTCTATTGATATGTTAAATTCTGCCGGATCGTTGCAAAATATTACTAATGTCGCCGATCCAATAAATCCACAAGACGCAGCAACAAAGCAATATGTTGACAATTTAGATATAGTGATTTCTAATGTAACACTCACAAATACAAATACCACTACTATTTCTAATTATGTAAGGGGAAGTTATGTTATAACAATAAGTAATCTTGTATTTAATGGACCCTCTGGAATTTTCCACGTTACTAAAAGTGAAAGTACACAACAAGCTCACATTGTTAGAACTGTAGCATCACCTGGTCTTGGAACAAATGTATTTTTAAAAATAACTTGGCCACAAAACTCTGGTATACTTTTAAACAAAACAGGAACAAATTACAACGGAAGTTACCGTGTTAAAGTTATGTAAAACTATATAACTAATTTATTTAACTAACTCATTTTTCAAATCTTGTAGTTTTTCTTTTATTTCAAATAATCTCGCATTCAAATTTATCAAATGTTGTTTTTTCTCCAATATTTGCTGAATTAAAACAATGTCATCCTTTAATTTTGTTTCCAAAACATCTACCATTGGTAAAACAGAATCTAATAATTTTATAGTTCCATCATGACTATCAATGTCATCTGCTAATATATTTTGTCCAGTTTCAGTAATATTTTGTGGCAAATTAGTTACAGAGATAACTTCATCCGGCAAATCATCCGGCAAATCATCCGGCAAATCATCCGGCAAATCATCCGGCAAATCATCCGGCAAATCATCCGGCAAATCATCCGGCAAATCATCCGGCAAATCATCCGGCAAATCATTTGGCAAATCATCTGGCAAATCATCCGGCAAATCATCGTGCAAATACATATTATCAGTCAATTTTTCCATTACTACATCGTGTTTTTTATCACAATCCAACTTTTTATCGTCATTTTCATTATGGTTATTGTCATCTAAAAAATGTTTTAACATATAATTTACTCCAAAAACAATTCCAACAAACACAAAACCACCAAATAATTCTTTTTTCATATACATAATATAATAGTTAATGTTTAAACCAAGAAACATTATGCATTAATTTTATATATTTTTAAATAAACTTAATTAAAAATACACTAAAATAAAATACTATTACATAATTAAACTTCCTTTGGTTTTAGTGGAATAGGATCAGCTAAATCTGATAAATCATCTGTATCTACGGATTCAGAAACACTTTGCACATTTGTTGTTGCAGAATTACTAGATTGTCCAGATGGAGCTGACTGTACTTGAGCAGCTTCATTTCCTTGTGCAACAAATAATACAACTTTACTTAATAAAGCAGCATCATTTAATGTATACGAACCATGACGCTGACCCTTATTAACACCTTGAATTAACAATTGTTTGGCCATATTTGCATCGATTTCTTTATCTGGTACATTGTTCATCAAAACATCCATTGCACGTTTTAAAATTTCAGCCTCATTAAGTAAATAAGCACCCTTTTGTTGTGCTACTTCAATGTATTGAGCTAAAATTTGAACTGAATTTTGATTATCTAAAGTAATAACAGTTGGTTCTTGTTCTGACATTTTTAATTTATCTTTATAAAAAAAAACCTCCTAATGAACACACACATTATTTTTTTATTTTTTTATTAAAACATTGCGGTATAATTCTAAACCAAAATAATTCACTTATATTAACTATGAAATCTGTTATAGGAGATCTTACTAGCGAAACAATCAGTATTATTTTTAAAGAATGCGAAAAGGAAAAAAATAAAAGACGTATAGAAAGTATTATAAATAATATTACAAATATCGCATTTGACAATATAAAACCATATTTGTATACTATTATGGCTATACTTGTATTACTATTCGTTATAAATTGTTTCCAATTTTATTATTACGTAAAACTATTTATTACTAATACAAAGATCACAGTTGGAGATATTAATCGAAACATCAGTAATATAGACAACATTATGGGACAAACAGAATAACAAAATACAATACAAAATACGTAGTAAATATATATTATAATATATTTATTATTTCATTTTGTATTAATATTTACACATAAGAATTCAAATTATAACTTTCCTCCCATGCACGAAAAACTTCTCTACGTCTTTCTAAAGATTCATCTAATCTTCCATCGTATTCCTCAATAAATTTCGGATCATTACAAAATTCAATAGCATTTTCCAAATGTAAACATTGTTTATCCAATAATGAAGTATTTATATAAGAAATCTTTTTAATAAATTCTTCTGGAATAACACTAAATAACTGAAATGATACAAATTTAGAATTAGCTTTAGAAATATCAATTGATAATTTCTGTAACTTGTTCAATACAATGTTTCTATTTATCTCGTCATCTTTAAAATACTTACAAATTACATATTTTTCAGAATTTGTAGGTCTACTAGTTTTTGGTTTATATATATAAACTTCGTCATAAAATAAAAATAATAAATATAACAAATGAACACTTGTTTCAGTTAAAATATCAAACATTTTCAATATAAAATGACCTCCTACTTTTTGCATACTTAATGCTGCAAAAATTTCATTTAAAATTAACTGATAATGCAATTGTTCCTTATGATTAAAATCAGTACCTTCATCAAAACCACCATCTGCTGTAACTAAATAAAATGGCTTTTTTGATGCATTTTTAATATATTCTACATTTTCCACATTATTTATATCTCCCGTGTTGTCTTTTCCATACGTTATACATAAATGCTTGTTTAAAATATTTTTGTTATAACTTGGCAAATTATAATTTTTATATTGTGGTAAATCCTTGTTCAATGAAATAGTATAAATTCTATAATTATCAAAACGACGATTCTTACGTCTTTTTACAACCGTAAAACCATCACTTGTCACTTCTGGCTTATTTTCCATCTTTACTGGTTGAACTATTCTATCTATTTGTAAATAAATATTTGTTCCTTGAATAAAACCACCAGGTGCTTCAGCACAATGTAAAACAATTTCATTTTCATCATAATCCTCAAAAATTTCAAATTCATTAATAATTTCCCAGTATTTGTAAAATGCACGATTAATAATAGGATCTTTTACTTGAAAATCATATACATTTATATACCAACGCACTTTTTTCCAACTTTCACTGTCTATACTATCAATTTTATTTCTACAAACATTTAATTTATCATTATACCCATAACATTCTAAAGGACTTTCAGGTTTATTATCTGTTTTTAAAACAATTTCCAAATCATCTCTATTAAATGAACTAGGTAAATCAAATCTGAACAACATAATTATCAGTTTATACTTAAATAATCTGTACTTTTAAATTCTTTTCGATTTTTTTTAATTTTCATAGTAGATTTTTCAATTACAATGATTTTTTAAACTCTTCAAATTCAGATTTCAAATCATTTAAGGCTCTTGTTAAATGCTGTATTGTACCTACTAAATATGGTAATAAACGCTCGTGCTTTATACGCTTGTACGCTGTACTATCTGCCATATCCTGAAATTCTTCCACTGTATATGGCGCAACTGCCTCTACTTCTTGAGCTATAAAACCTATATCTAATACACCTCGCTTACCAACATTTGATATCGTATCACGCCATTTAAACGTCACTGGTCTTAATGCATTCACTACATCTACAGCATCCGTTTCCGATACTGTTTGGATATCCGTCTTTAAACGACTATCTGAAAAACTTGCAAACGCTATCACATCATCCAAAACAGATAATCTACCTGCTGTATTCAATTGCATTAATACTGTACCACCCGTATTTAATTGAAGCAATGCAGATGGACTTGTCGTACCTATACCTACATTACCCGTATCTGTTATATACATACGGATACTCTCAGCTGTCCTATCTGTTGTAGCTGCACTGTAAGTATCAAATGCTATTCCACCTGCACGTAAACGAATTCTATCTGGACCAGAAGCACCACTTGGATCGTTACCCTTAAACAATACCATTTCTGAATTTTCACTAAGTGCATACTGTCTGGTTTCTATAACTGACATATCGAAACCACTATCACCAGCTGAACCACCACCCATATAAATAGTACCCATACTGTTTGCACTTCCAACATATAATCCATTAGCAACTCTAGCTGTACCATTAACTTCTAATGTATAACCTGGAACTGTAGTTCCTATACCCACATTTCCACCTGTAGTGTAAATTGATCCAATTGTATTTGAGTTCCCAATTGCCAATAAACTTGTTGTGATTCGGGATGTACCAACTGTTTGTGTTGTCACACCAATATTTGTAGCCGATACTGTACCTGCAGATACATTTGTTTCACTAATGTTTGTTGTTGTGATATTAACTGTGGTAAGTGTACCCCCAATAGCTAAATTACCACTTAAACTCATTGAGCCACCAGTATAGGTGGTTGCGATAGCAGTACCGATTGAAACAGTTGTTGCTACTGCATTTGTAACTGTACTGTTTGTAGCGTAAACGGCACCAGTAGTTAAACTAGTTGTAATTCTGGCAGTTCCAGTGACATCAAGGTTATTTGCTGGATTTATTGTGGAAATACCCACATTACCAGTTGAAGTGATAGAAAATGGATAAAGACCACCAGAAACTTGTTGTATAACAAATTTACCCTGTCCTTCACTTGCACTTT